TATTACCTCCCCTGATTTACTCAAAACTAACGAGAGGCGTTAAAAGGAACCCTCCATTTTCAAGTCGGCCTTTTCTTTTGAAGCCTATGAGGGCTTTTCTTGGCACGTTTGGTAGGTTTGGTGGGTTTGGGCTCCGGTTTAGGTTTAGAAATAGGTTCGTCTTTGGCTTCCTCCTCTTCCTCTTCTGCATAATAATAATCATCTTTAAAGAGGTCTGGCGATAATTCTTCCCCACATTCCGGACAGGTATAGGTAACGTCATACTTCCTTAAATCTATAGAATCTTCTTCGTCGTCATCCCATTCTATCTTGTCTAATTCAATATCATATTGCCCTGATTTGGTTTCATATGTTCCATCAGGTAGGACCGCAGTAATATCAAGAGTATAAATTACACTTCCACAAAACGGACATTTGTTAGCCATAAGAATTTACCTCCCTTCCTTTTCAAAAAGTTGGTCTAAATTTATCTTTAACTCTTTGTCGTTACGTTCATTTACCTCACCTAACTTATTAACTACTTCCATATTATCCTTCGTTGCATCTTTTAATAACTCTAAAAATTTCTGTTCAAATCCAGGAAACATAAAGCACCTCCTTCTATTTTAGAATCCAAACATATTCATACGTAACTCCCTTCGGCTCTGTGGACCAATAGGTCTCTTTCTCCCAGAAAATCTTAGGATGCTTCCACCAGGTTAGTAGGGCTTCCCGGTCCTTCTTTTTGCTTAAATCATATTCATATACCTTCCCTTCATTATACTTATGCAATTCAATCTTGTCATAGTTCCTTGATAACTGGGCTAACGCTCTCATACTATTCTTTATAACTTTCTTCATACTTTTTCACCTCCTTTCTTTTGTATATTGTTTTAATAGTCTTACCGTTGCTCTACGCTTCATCTGTCTGGCCCACTCTAAAGCAGTATAACCTTCCATATCTTTAACATTAATATTAGCTCCGGCGTCTAATAATAACTTAACTACTGCAGCATACCCATCACTACTGGCATATAGTAAAGCAGTATTTCCATAGTCATCCTTAACATTAACCTTAGCTCCTGCTTCTAATAATAACTTAACTATCTTAATACACCTATTAAAAAACTTGTTACTACCAACAGCTACCATTAAAGCAGTCCTTCCGAAGTTGTCTGTAGCATTAACATTAGCTCCTAACTCTATTAATAATTTAACTACTTCATAATGACTATTAGCACAAGCTACCATAAGAGCTGTCTCACCCACAACATTCCTATTATTAATATCTAATTCTAAATTAAATTCATTATATTCATTAGGATATAATTTCTTTATAGATACTAACTTAGTATAAATAGATACAGTTTTATCAATTAATAACTTCTTTAGTTGCTTTTTATTCATTGCTTCTCATCTCCTTTTTTAAAATTTTACAAAATTTAATTTAAATTGTCAAGTAATATATTCGGCTCCTGCATAAAATAATAAATCTACTACCTTAGTATACCCATTATCCTTAGCAAGTTCTAAAGCAGTAAGTCCATATCTATTTTTAACATTAACATTTGCTCCTGCTTCTACTAATAACTTTACTACTCCAAGATACCCATGCTCACTAGCTAACATAAGAGCAGTATTTCCATACCTATTCTTAACATTAATATCAGCTCCTGCTTTAATTAATAATTCTACTATTTTAGTATGTCCATAATAACTAGCTACTATAAGAGTGGTGTATCCGTCTTCATTTTTAGCATTAACATCTGCTCCAGCATCTATTAATAGTTTTACTATTTCAATATGCCCATTTGCACTAGCTTTTATAAGAGCAGTATCTCCATCTTTATCTTTAGCACTAATATCAGCTCCTGCTTCAATTAATAATTTAACTACTTCAATATTCCCCTGCTCACTAGCTTCTATAAGAGCAGTATATCCATATGTATTTTTAGCATTAATATCAGCTCCAGCATCTAATAATAACTTTACTGCTTCAGGATACCCATAATAACTAGCTAACATAAGAGCAGTATATTCTTTTCTATTTTTAGCTTCGATATCTGCTCCAGCTTCTAATAATAGTTTTACTACATCAGTATGACCATAAACACAAGCTCTCATAAGAGCTGTTACACCTATATCATTTCCACTATCTACAGCAAGTCCAAAATTAAATTCACTATATTGTTTAGGATATAATTGCTTTATAGCCATTAATCTAGAAAATATACTTGCAGTTTTATCAGTTAATAATTTTTCTAATTCTTCTTTTGTATTCATTTTAGACCTCCTTAGCTCCGTATTGTTTTAGTAATTTTATTATGTTAGCATTACCATACTGTTTAGCATACATTAAAGCAGTCCATCCACTTACATTCTTAGCATTAACATCTGCTCCAGCATCTATTAATAATTTAACTATTTCAATATGTCCATAATAACTAGCTTCTAAAAAAGCAGTCCATCCACTTACATTCTTAGCATTAACATCTGCTCCTGCTTTAATTAATAATTTAACTATATCAGTAAATCCATAATAACTAGCTTCTATAAGAACAGTCCAACCATTTCTATCTCTAGCATTTACATCTGCTCCAGCATCTATTAATAGTTTTACTATATCAGTATAGCCATGCTCACTAGCTTTCATAAGAGCAGTATTCCCATAATTACTTTTAGCATTTACATCAGCCCCAGCATTTATTAATAATTTAACTATTTCAGTATAGCCATAATAACTAGCTATCATTAAAGCAGTCAATCCACTTTTATTTCTAGCATTTACATCAGCTTCAGCTTCAATTAATAATTTTACTACATCAATATGCTTATAACTACAAGCCCTCATAAGAGCAGTATATCCTATCTCATCTTGACTATTTATATTAACGTCTAAATTAAATCTACCATATTCTTCCGGATATAATTGCTTTATAGCTACTAACCTAGAAAATTTACTTGTAGTATTATTAGCTAATAACTCTTTTAATTCTTTTTTAGTAACCATTTTAGTCCTCCTATCTGGCTTTATATTGTTTTAGTAATTCTACTATTTTAACATACTTATAATAACTAGCCTTCATAAGAGCAGTTTCTCCATATTTATTTTTGGCATTAATATCTGCTCCTGCTTCTAATAATAACTTCACTATGTCAGTATGACCATATACACTAGCTTTCATAAGAGCAGTCCAACCATCTTTATTTCTAGCATTAACATCCGCTCCAGCTTCTAATAATAACTTTACTAGTTCAATATATCCACGTTCACTAGCTAATATAAGAGGGGTAACTCCATACGCACTTTTAACATTAACATCAGCTCCTGCTTCTATTAACATCTTTGCTACACCAGGATTCTTACCATAAATGGATTCCATAAGAGCAGTCACATTAAATTTATTTTTAGCATTAATATCAGCTCCAGCTTCTAATAATAACTTTACTATTTCAATCTGACCATATACACTAGCTATTATAAGAGCAGTATCTCCATCCTCATTCCGACTATTAATATCAGATTCTAAACTAAATTCACTATAGTCTTTCGGATATAACTTCTTTATAGCTACTAACCTAGAAAATTTACTTGTAGTATTATTAGCTAATAACTCTTTTAATTCTTTTATATTATCCATCGCTCTTACCTCCTTAGTATTAACTAATGCTGGTCAAAATATACTCCTTTGATTTTACCATTCTGCTTTGCGTTCCAACAAATCTGACACCTGGTCCCACAATAATGCTCTTCTAAATCTCCAGGCATACAAGTAAAATATCCTTTCGGTGGAGTTTCACCCCTCAAAACTAAATGGGCTTTCGGAAGATCTTCTGGTGCTTCTTCAATTGTAGCATCATAATCAGTGCTAGCAAACAAAGATAAATTAGGTAGAGATTTTAATTCAGAAAAATTAAAATATTTACCCTTCTTTCTATACGATTTAGTATAGGCTAAAAACTTAACTTCTGGACACGCTTTTATTATCTTAACCCAAGCATTGATATATGCTTGTGAATAGAAGTCTCCAGACTCGTGTAGCCTTACTTTCTTTAACTTCCTCTCTTTTATTTCTTTAATCATCGCTTCGGCAAAGGCTTCTGTTCCTTGTGTTTCAATAAACATAAGATTTTGCATCCTTTTATTTCTTACTGTTCTGTAAAGTCTTTCAGCTTTATTTGCATAGCAAAGCTTACAAGCATCAGATTTACCTGGACAAGTTAAAGCCTGCGGCAAATTAAAGATGCCAATCTCCTTTCCTAATTTTTGATTCATACCAACTGATAATAACTTCATAGAGCACCTCCTTTAATATTGTTTATTGTGTTGCTCCGTAAGATTTTAAAAATTTTCCTATCTTTTCGTATAAGTTTACTTCCCACTTCTTCCCGGTTACTTTTGCTATATCCCTATAATTTATTATATATCCATAAACAGTAGTTCCATAAGTATCTTTGATATTAACATCAGCTCCGGCATCTATTAACATCTTCATAATTTTTTTAGTAAGACGATAACCATTTTCACGACAAAAGAAAAGGGCTATCATTAATGCTGTTTTGCCGGATTCATTTTTAATATTAACATCTGCTCCAGCTTCTAATAATAATTGTATACCATCTAAATCTAGAATAGGCATAATAGCATTCATTAATGCTGTTGCCCCTAATTCATTCTGAGCATTAATATTAGATTCTAAACTAAGCTTGCCATATTTATCGGGATCTAATTTCTTTAAAGCCATTAGCCTAGAAGTTATACTCGCGGTCTTATCTTTTACTAAAGCTTTTAATTCATCTTCATAAGTCATTTTAATCACCTCTCTGCTCCATATTTTAATAATAATCTTACTATATTATATTTTCTTCTACGCTCAGCCCAATCTAATGCTGTTTCCCATCTATCATTCATAGCATTAACATCTGCTCCTGCTTTTAATAATAATTTTACTGTTCCAATATTTCCATAATCAGCAGCTTTCATAAGAGCAGTGTTATTAAAATGATCTCTAGCATTTACATCTGCTCCTGCTTCTAATAATAATTTTACAATTTTAGTATATCCTTCTGTGCAAGCTACTATAAGAGGAGTCCACCCATCATAATCTTTGCAATTAACATCAGCTCCGACATCTAATAAGAATTTAACTACTCCATAATGTCCATTAAGGCAAGCTTCCAAAAGAGCTGTCCACCCTTTTGAATCTTTATTATTAATAGATTCCATTAAATTAAATTGTTTATATTCAGGATATAATTTTTCTAAAGTTACTAACCTAGCAAATACACTAGCTCTCTTATTTTTTAGAAACCTCTTTAATTTTAAAGCTTCCATTTTTAACCCTCCTTTTCACTGATATAACCTTCTATTGCTTCATCCATCTCATAAGTAAAATTTGCACGATTAACTTTCTTTGCTTTTATTTTTATAACTTTCTTAGTTAAGGTATTTGAAATAACCTTGTTAATTTTGTCTTCAAACTTCTCTAACTCTATGCTAAAATCTAACTTCGAAAATTTTATAGTAACTCCATTTCCACCATTTTCATTATTCCCACCATTTATTTTCTTAAAGCTTATTTCAAATTCAAAATCAATAGTTAAATCTAAATAACTATCAAAGGACTCTAGCTCCTCGTGAGTTAAACCAAAATCTTTTAATACTTCCTTAGTGCAAGGCATAGTAATAATTGCTTGACATTTATTTTCTGAGCCAACCCCAAATCCTTTATCACCTATAAATAAATCTACTTCTGATAACTTTTCTAACTTCTCCAATTTATTTTGAAGTTCCTTGACAGATCTTATCATAGCAAAATTAATCATAGTTTTAGATGCTCTAGCAAACCGCTTAGCATTTCCAAAATATATTACTTTAGCTGATTTAAGGTATTGGGATAAAGCATCTCTTCTAGCTTTTATTTTACTTGCTAGATTTGTTTTAAATATATTATCTATAAATTTAATTTTGGTTCTAATTGTTTCAAGCACTCTTATATTAGTTTCTTGTTCTAATAAAGGTTTTACTTGGTCAGGAGCATTCAATTCAGCCCAGTATAACAATATTGCGAACAATTCCGGCAACCTCATATAATATCCTAAATCAGAATCTTCTTTCGGTATTGTATCCTTAATACTCTTATACAACAATACGACATCAGTATCTTTATTACACGCAGCACAGATATATGGAGCTAAGTCTTGTATCCTAATTCTAGATTCTACTGTCTGTAAAACTTTATCTAACCTATCCAAACCAAACAAAATAGTTGAAGTATGCATAAAAACACCTCCTTTAAATTATTTTAAATTTTATCCGCCAATCTTTTTATATTCTACTTTAAATCCATTCTTTACGTGTTCTATTATCTGAGTAATCACATCAATAGCATAAGTATATTTATTCCCTGCCACTGCTATTCTTCCTTCATCAATAATAAAAGTTGGACCAGCATTAGCATTCAGCCAATCTACTGTTGGCAGGCTTGATTCCGCCCACCTGGTTATAGAATTTCTATAACCTGTTAATAATTCTTTAGTTGAATCTCTGGTATGCCTTAACCAATTGAACCAAATATAGTCCACCTTTATATTAAAAAACGGAGGATAAATTGGAAGATCTTTAAATGCAAGATCTTCAGTATGCTTCCCGTTTAATTGTGAAAGTTCTACTTCAACAAAAACTGTTATAGCTCTTTCTTTAGATTCTAATCTATTTTCTATTTGTTTAATTTCAGATCGTGTTAATGATAAAGGCACCCCTTTAATTATATCATCTAAAGGAACATCTACACTTATTCGTGGATAATCTTCTTTACGAGAGATACCATATGCATTTCTAATCCAAACATCATATTTAAGTTTAGTTAAGAATAGATTCTTTAATCCCTCAAATCCATTTACTGTAACTCCTGATTTATAATCGTCAGGCCAATCTTTATGAATATTTGGAAATGTCTGTGTCAATAATTCATATAAAGGATGTCTTCCATTACGCCATAATATTCTTGGATATCTTTCTGTAAATTGTTTTACATACGGTAATATGGTCTTTTCAATATAAGACCATATAGGTTCACGGACAGTTGGAAGTAATACCTTCGGAACATCCTCGCAGATACTATTAAAATATCTTCCAAGTTTAGCAGGACTAAGATCAGATTGTTCTAAAAACTTGGTAACCAATTCAGGATATTTAATTGAAGCATACTGTAATACTATATCCGCAACACCATATCTATCTAACTCAGTTAATAACAATTCAAGATCAGTATCCGCATCTATTAAACTAAACAATACTGGCAACGCCAAAAAACCACGTGGTCTTTGATCCCAATCTGAATCAACATCAGGATCAAAAACCGAATCAAAAACTGAATCATCTTTTCCTTTTAAAGATTGTTTTACAATTTCCATAATAGTTGAAGCATTCATTGAAACACCTCCTTAAAAAGTTTTTAAAACTAACTAAATTGAACCTCCTTTCTTTTAATATAGATCATGGTAATCAAAATTTATAGCTCTAACTTCTTGCAATTTTTTAGATTCTAATAATATTCTAAAGCCCCAAAGACTCCCATCTAAATCATAATTATAATCATTGTCTTCATCTATTGGATGCCCTATCTGATTAAAATAGTCACGCACTTCCTTTGAATATGCTTTTAAAGTACGGCGTAGCTGCTCTGTTGTTTTATAGAATCTTCCTTTAGCATATATTTTTAACATAGATTCTTCAGCATTCACTTCTGCTTCTAATCGTGGTTCAGTTTTATATTCTTTTAATTGACGCATTAATTCATTTTTTATTTCCCATTTATATTTCTTAAAGTATGGAGCTAAAGTTCTATCTGTATTCTGTACATGGTATATAATAAACTTTTTTCCACTGTTTTGTTTATCAAAATCATCCATAACAATAACACGATTTATATTCTTATGCATAAACTCAGTAGTATCCCAAAACACTTTTTCTGCCGCTTCACCATTAAGTTCATCATCTGCATTATTCGTGTATATCCAATGACCATCAGATACCATAGGAAGCGTTTTTGAAAGAGATGCTACCTTTGCTACTCCAGTAGTATACGTATCATTAATAGTAATAAAAGTATCAGGCTTATCCCAACCTGCTAATTGTGGATTTGTATTAAAAATATGAGTTAATCCTATCTTTGCAATCTCTTTAAACTCTGCTTTACGCGCAAGAATTTTACCCTCTTCCGGAAAAAACTGTGGACAAAATAGATACAGTTGTTCAGTTAAAGTTAAAGAATTTAACAAGTTCTTAAATCCTTCTTCATCCCCTGCTATATAGAATAACATAGGTAATACATACGCTATACTATGAGCATTTATTTTATCGTATGCCTGACCAGCTTTCATATGCAAATAAATTAACCTTCTAACCACTATTGGCTCATGATACCATTTTGGGATTGAAGTAAAAGCACAGGACGAATTAGGCATTAACTGATCCAAAGCACTAAAAGAAACATTAAACTCCTTTTGTTTAAGTTCTTCCATGATTGCACCTCCTTAATTAGATTTTGGAAAGAAGTTTTTTATTTCTTGGAATATTTTAGATTCACTTGCAGTTTCTATTATATCACCATCTATAGTTTCATTGTGTATTGGAATAACTTTTACTTTCAACGCTTTTAAAGCTTTAACTACATCATTAGTTGCATCTTTAAAGTAATTGTTTATTTTATTTATCATAGCCTTTCTTGTTTTTATTACCTCTTCTGAAGGTTTCGCATCCTCAAATAGATCTATCTTTTCATTAAAGAAATAATTAAGTTTATATAGATCCCTCCCTTTTTTAGAAACAAATTTTATACTATTATCTAACACATCTTTAAATACTTTTCCATCAGCTTGAAATCTTACTTGAAATGTTTTTTGAGCACTACTTAAATTGCTTATTGCATATCTTATATTTTTAGGCAAGCTTTTAAATCCAGGCATACTTTTTAAATTAAGAACATCCGCACCAAGACGAAAAATTATCTTTATTGGTTCAGTTCTACCAAGATAAACTGGAGATACAATTGTTTTAATACTACTTAGAAGCTTCTTATAATTCTCTTTAGTCACCGTGATATCATCAGTTATATCAATAATTAGATCCTCTGTTAAATATAATCCTTCACATTCATGCTCTATATAATCAGATATTCTACTTGCTAAAGAGCTATACTCTTTATTAATAAATACTAAACCAGTTTGTAATTTCATCCATTCTTTTAAACCATTTATATAGACATCTAATATCTCTTGTATTATTGGTTTAATTTCTTTTTGCACTACATTAAGAGAGTATTCATGTAGTTTCATTGTAGATTTACTATGCTTCATTCCCAAATCTTTTAGGAAAGAATCTATAGCATCAAAATCTACAACATCATATAAAAAGGCTTTAGCTTTTTCAGGATAATGTAATAACATATATTTAAGCACTGCTAAATAAATATCACCAATATCATATCCTCTTTTAGTATGTTCCATTTTATATAGTTCCCTAACCAATAAATCAATATCAGTATTAGGACCTATAAGCATTAATATGTCTTCTGGCTCTAATTTATTATATGCTTGCATAGTTTTTAATTGTTTATCCTGTGCTTCAAGAATACTTAAAATAGTAGAAGCATTTAATTCTGACATAGTTATTACCTCCTTTTAGGTTTTAGGCGAGCGGAGTAAACCGCCCGCCTTTATTCTCTACTTAAATACTACTATAGTGTCGCCGTGTTTTAACCTCCTTATATTTTCTAATTTAATATTATACGTATTAGGCTCCACCTTATACTTAGCAGAAGGTTTAGCCCACGCTTCATATGCCGCTTCCCATTCTTCTTTAGATACCTTCTTGCCATCTTTATAATACATCAAAGTCTGTGGTGTATGGTTGCTATTGGCTATACGATAAAACCTCAGATAATAATCATCTTTAGTTTTATGTTTCCAAAGCAACTTGTTCTCTGATACAGGAACGCAATAAGTTCCTTTGCTTTCTCTTTCACCTCTGAGTATAAAGTCTTCATAATCTCTTTTGGTTAATGATACCACCAACTTTACAACCTTAGTGAGATTATGATCTTTATACTCTGCTGCCAAATCTTTACTCTTATCAGATACATACACCATTGAGAAAATACCATAAGTATCCATCTTTCTTATGGCATTTCTCTTTTCTCTGTTAGTCCTGCATACTATTCGTGCCATATACTCCACCTCCTTTTTTATATTTATTTTTTAGCTCCTGCTTTTTTCAAGAGTTCTACTATTTCAGTATGCCCAAATTTCTTTGCCAACCTTAAAGCAGTTTCTCCATCGTTATTTCTAGCATTTACATCAGCTCCTGCTTTTATTAATAGCTTCACTACATCAGTATGTCCATAGGTACTAGCCCATATTAAAGCAGTCCATCCCCGTCTATCTTTAGCATTTACATCCGCTCCTGCTTTAATTAATAATTTTGCTATTTTAGTATTCAAATGTGCACTAGCAGATACTAAAGCAGCATTACCCCGTTTATCTTTAGCGTTCATATCCGCTCCTGCTTTAATTAATAGTTTTACTACTTCAGTATGTCCACGATCACTAGCTTCTAAAAGAGCAGTATTTCCATTTATAGTTTTAGCATTAACATCAGCTCCAGCTTTTAATAATAATTTTACCACTTCAGTTCTACCATCTATACTAGCCTCAATAAGAGCAGTTTCTCCATCTATAGTTTTAGCATTAACATCAGCTCCAGCTTCTATTAACTTTTTAACCAAGTCAGTTTGACCCTCTGCACTAGCACACATTAAAGCAGTATATCCATCTTTATCTTTAGCATTTACATCCGCTCCTGCTTTAATTAATAATTTTGCTACTTTAGTATCCAAAGTTCCACTAGCTATTATTAAAGCAGTATCACCCCGTCTATCTTTAGCATTAATATCCGCTCCTGCTTTTAATAATAATTTTACTACTTTAGGATGCCCGTTAAGACTAGCCAACATCAAAGCAGTTTCTCCCAAAGTATATTCCTTAGCATTTACATCAGCTCCTGCTTTAATTAATAATTCTACTACTTCAGTTAACCCGTGTCCACTAACATGCATTAAAGCAGTTTCTCCACTATCATTTATTACAGTATTAACTTTATCTGGAAATGCATTAGCAATCTGATAATCAGCCCATAGCTTTTTTAGAGCCATCAATCTAGAATATATACTTGCAGTTCTATCTTTTACTAGTTTTGATAAATCTTTCTGATATGGAGTAAGTTCGTCCATATATAACACCTCCTTTTAGTTTTTAGTTATGGTTAATATATGACCATAATCTTCTTTATCTTTTAATGGATAAAAGACTCTTGCTTTTATAATTGAATTATTCTGTAATACTCGTTCAAGCACCCCCTTTCTTATTGCAGGAAATTCAACAACTGCAGTTCTATTTTCAGTAATACCCACAAATTCAGTTTTAGTGGCTTCAAACTCTAAATTAATTAATTCAAGATTACTACTAATTTGATTTAAGATATTTTTCATAGAGCACCTCCGTATAATAAGATATCTAACTGAGAAAATATTACAATGAATAGCCATAATAAAACTAATATTATCAACGCAGTTATAACTCTACCAATCGGATGCTCAAGGCAAATATACTCTATCCATTCATCTAAAGTTCTTGGCTTAATAAATCTCTTGCTATTCTTAATAATAAACCAATTCATTATTCTACCTCCTTATTAGTTTTAGACCAATCAATTTCTTGAATCTTATACGTTTCTCTTAACAACATCTTCGCAGTTCCAATCACAGCCCCAGTCTTACTCCAAGTTAATGCTACTGTCTTGTCATCAAATAACTGAGGCTGTATTCTTATTCCAACTTCGTTTAATAAATCTTCTAATACGATATCACCTACACCAATCTTTACATCTTTGTTTTTCATAGTTATCACCTCCTTTTAGCTCCATATTGTTTTAGTAATTTTACTATTTTAATATAACCAGAATCAATAGCCTTCACAAGAGCAGTATTTCCCCATTTATCTTTAGCATTAACATCAGCTCCAGCTTCTAATAATAACTTTACTATTTCAGTATGTCCATAGTCGCTAGCCCACTTTAAAGCAGTATCTCCATCTATAGTTTTAGCATTTACATCTGCTCCTGCTTCCAATAATAACTTCACTACTTCAATATGCCCATACATACTAGCCCACATTAAAGCAGTATCTCCATCTTTATCGCAACTATTAATATCAAATTCTAAATCAAATCTACCATATTCTTCAGGATATAACTTCCTTATAGCCATTAATCTAGTATAAATAGATGCAGTATCATCAGCTAATACTTTCTTTAATTCTTCTTTAGTAATCATTTTTATCCACCTCCTTACCTTTGTTCTGGATCTATTAGAATATTTAAATATGGACGAGATGCTCCTTTAAAATTCACTGTATTATGCGTAGTAAATACTATCACATTACTACGCCTTGGACCATATTCTAACTCAGGGATTTCGCCATCAGTAAGCAATATAAAATTTAATTTTTCACTACCTCTTTTATTTTTCTCAAACTCTTCCCAACGTTTCATTATTGGGTTTAAATCTGTTCCACCCAATCCAGGAACTTTATTTGGTATTGGATCGCCTTTCTTAACTATATTCTGAATTTGAGTATCACAATATACTACTTCTTCAAATTCAGGTAATCCCATTATATAGCCAAGAAAGGATTCAATATAATCATCACACGAACCAGAAACATCTATCCCAGCATATACTCTAAATTTTTGATTTCTCTTTCTTGGAATAAATGTTTGTCTTAATCTACCAGTAGTATCACGTAGTCTGATTCTACGAGATGGTCTACTGAAATCATACTTTTCTTTATACAACATCACCTCAAGCACCTGATTAAACGGGAAATCTTTTCTTACAATTTCCATTAACTCCCTAACAAAATTTCCTGCTATAGAACCATACTCATTTGACTTTGCTGCCTTTATCATATTGTCTATGGTTTCTTTTATATCCCCGTTAACATCATCAGGATGAGGTTGACCATCATGATTATCCAACCTCATATTATCAAGATCTTCAAGACTTATTTTACCGGATTTAGAACAACTGGAATTACTGGAATCCTTAGAATTATTGTTACTATTGTTACCATTGTTACCATTGTTACTATTGTTACTATTCTTCTTTAATATTTCATAGATTTCATCTGAAGTGACTTCGTCTACTGATCTATTTTCAAGAAAGTTTGCAGGAAGAATTTTCTCTTCCATTAAACTTTCAATAGTAATACCAATTTTCTTCCCTGAATCATCAGTAGGTTGGTTAAGTGCTCCTTTATAATACTTATTTAGCAAAGAGTTTATTACGGCATCCTCTGCGATGTTTAAAGCTTCCGGATTATCATACTTTTCTACCCTAATTAAATGCGATAATAATAAATGTGCTGCTTCATGAGCTAAGATATACATTTGTTCAGAAATTGTGTGTTGTAATAACTGTGTTACGTTCACTTGCATATGTATATTCTTAGTCTTCTTATTCATTACCATCGCAGCATAGAAATGATCGTCTTTACTTTTAGGAATATATTCTTCAATTCGCAACATCAAGAATAATTCCATGAAGAATCTTAAATCTGAATTGAGTGCGAAGTGCTCAAATGGAAGGACGTTTCTAATTGGATCAGTGCTGATATTTCTATTTCTTAATTCATCTCTTAAACTCATAATACACCTCCTTAGGTTTTATAAGGGGGCAGGATTCCCTGCCCCCTTAAGATTTTAGTTGAAAATTCTATTTGCTTTTACTCTTATTTTTATTCTTAGCTCCCGCTTCTTTAAGCAATGAATCATAATAACTACTGAATTTTTCACCTTTACAAGTCAAGGATTCAAATAATATCACATCTTTTTCTACAATACCACGTCCAAAACTCGTAATAATCTCTGCTACCGGCTCAGTTTCTACTAATTTATCTAAAAATGGCTGTATTTTCTTCAGTAGTTTTTCTCTTATTTCTTTGTTTGGTTCAAAATCTACAGGAAATAAGATAGCAAGCACATCATTCAATGCTGATTTACGTTTCATAGGATTATTCTTAGCCGCTTCATATCTACTCCAAGCAGTTTTATCCAATTCCAACAATTTTTCCGCATTTATCACGGAATCTTTAATGAATTCGGCAAACAAACTTACTGTGCTTGGAGATAAGAAGCCTGATGCATACATTAAGATCTTATCTTGATCTTCATCTTTATCGGGATCTAATCCCATCTGTTTTACAATATTGTCTAACTGAGACCAGCCCCTTGGATTGCTCCACGGTTCAAATGGAGCATCTTTTTTCGGGCGGACATAGAACACTTTGCTTTCATACGCCTTAATAAAATCTGCGATGGCTTTCACTGGCTTTTGGAATTCAATCCACGCATCAATCTCTGGTCTTCTTACGGCAAAAATCATACCTCTTCCACCAGTTAACGCAGTGCTAAACGCCTTCGCAAATGTTCCATCTTCACCGCCCATATTCCCAAGCAGAACGAATAACGTTCCCTTGGGAAGTTTAACTCCATCTATTTCTTTCTGCCAAATCACATCTAAAATCGCACCCTGAACATCTTCTGCGGCCAATGTTGCTTCATCACATATTACAACTGCCTTTCCATTTGCTTCTATTACTTCTTTCCAGAAGTAAGGAAGCTTCCATTGCGTATAAGTCCCACTGACATCTGGAATACCTTTGATGTCATAGGGTTCAATCCTTCCCAAGGAAATTTTTACTGCTTTTCTCCCTTCTTCGGCAACCACCTGCTCAATGCCGAAGGATTTTCCAATACCAGGGTCACCAAAGAACATCACTGTTGGTGGGTCAGGAAGTTTCATTAACCCCCTGACAAGTTCTTTCATCTCTGTGACTGTAACTACTTTTAAATTGGATGCCATAAGACACCTCCTTCAGATTAATTAGATTAATACTGTGTCAGCGTATTATTAATTCCCCGCTGACAAGGGAAGATTTTAATATAATTTTACTGCAATGTCAAGCTTTATTTTGTCTCACCTCCCTTCTCATTATGTATCTTCATATACTCTAACAGCTTTTCATACATAAATTCACCAGGCTTTATATCTGCTCCTGCCTTTACCAGCTCTAACATTACTGAAAAAGCATTCATTCTACTGGCATATGCTAGAGCGGTTTGTCCTAATTTATTCTTTATATTAACATCGGCTCCAGCAGATATTAGAGCTTTGACTATATCAACTCTATCATCAAAATTATAGGCAGCTTTCATAAGAGCAGTGTCTCCGTCATTATCTTGAGCATTTATATCTGCTCCTGCCTTTATTAAAAGATTAACTATTGTATCACTATTATACATACAAGCAAACATAAGTGGACTTGTTCCAAAATAATCTTTGGCATTTATATCAGCTCCTGCTTCTATGAGAAGCTCTGCAACCTTAGTATGCCAATGTTCACAAGTAATCATAAGAGCTGTTCTATTATATTCATTTTTTGCATCAATATCAATTTCTAAATCAAATTCTTCATAAATATCTGGATATAATTTTTTTAATGCCACAATACGAGAGAATAGACTGGCATTTTTGTCTAATAATAATTCTAATAATTCATTCCGATTATACCGATTATCCATAATAACACCCCTTTCAATAAAATTATCTGAAAACTTTATATACTGTTTCTTTTCCAAACAATTTAGAGAGCATATAAACCCAGCCGTGTTCCCTTATTGCACTCTCTAAACAATGTTTGGTTTTAATCTGAATAATCTTTCCGCCAGGTGTTAAGAACTTTGCTTGTTCTATTTCATCTGGCATTACTTTTTTCCAATAGATATCAAACGGAGCTGGGTATCCGTATGATTCTAATTGTTTTTGTATTAAGTCCTTAACGTTCATAATGTGCCTCCATCCTTCATGGTCTTTTTTATTTGCCGCATTACATCTCTGATAGCTGCTTTATAAGCATACTCCAGAGTTAATTTCTTAACAAACTTTGGGCGAACATATTTTTGCCCAAAGAATTTCATATGTTTCTTCATCCTTTCTTCTGTAGTGATTACCGGAGCATTAAAAATGTCTTTCATAAAGCACCTCCTATAGGATTAGTATTCACGGAAACGAACGAATTTAAATTCGCTCGTTTTAATTCCGTCTTTTTCCACAGCAATTCTTGCTGTGGTCGCTGCAACAGGAACTTTTCCCTGTGCGAGCAATTCATTTACAAGCATATGCGTCAAGGTATGTTCACCTTGAATCATAATATGCTTGTAATTATATTTATTTAATTTCTTTAATACTTTTTGAGCTAACTTTGTTACATCTTCCTTAGATGCCTCAGGTGGCACCATAGGAAAATGAATATCAACTATCTGGGATGCTACGTGAGGAGCATATCCCTCAGTAGCAATGCTGTATAATGCGTCCCTTTGTTCTTGGGACCATTTGTTGCTCGGGTGATTGCTTAAATTTATCGCAACCACCTTTAAATTGTGTTCTAATGTTAATTCTAATTCCATATTACACCTCCTTTAGTTGCCTATGTATTATTTCCCCCATAGGCAGGGGAGAATTAAGAAATAGTTTATTTCAATCTTACGTCAGGAAGGATCTTAACTGTGCTGTCCATCTTGACAACACAATTAATCCCCCTCTTCTGCAACGCCGGTACTAAGAGGAACATTAGCACCGGAGTGCAGTCTATGAAGGCGATTTTATCCTCGCCTTCAGATATGTTTTGTAAATATATATTATCCATTCTTTTCAGGATATCATCAACAATATCCTGAAAGAAACTATAGTAATCCCCATTGGGATCACTATAGATAACTTCACTTTCCGTCTTTTCAGACGGAAAGTAATTATACTTTGTGAAGTTAATAATCTCTACGTCATCCCATTTGGGAGTGGCGTAGAACGTAGTTGCATTATCTATGATTATCACTCCTTCCTTTCCCGTGGTTGGATCTGCTTTATCCCCCATAAAGCAGTCCAAAATTTTTTCTTTCAGCTCTGGACTCCAGCGTTCTGCTGGAGTATTTGAAAAATTAAAAAGCTTCATATTACACCTCCTTTAGTTGCCTATGTATTATTTCCCCCATAGGCAGGGGAGAATTTTATTTATTATTTAATATTAATTTCTTGACAAACATATTAAGGGCATTTACTAAATACCCTTTTAAATGCATAATATAATATGTAGCGTATTCACCTCCTTCCGATCCGAAATCAACTTTCTTTACGAAGTAAAATGGATCCTTCAGCTGTGCTGAAGAATCCTTTACTTCTACTACTGAATATGCAGGCCCTGGAATATATATCTCACAGGGACCTGTAAATCCTAACGCTTTGGAGCCTATAATATGCTCCAAAGATTTTTGTAACTCTTCTTTGCTTGAAAATTCTTTTAATTCTATCATATTACACCTCCTTTAGTTGCCTATGTATTCTTATTTCCCCCATAGGCAGGGGAGAATTTTTATTCCCCAAATATTTTCTTCATCAAATCAGCCACCAACTTTTTGGTGGCTTCTTCATCGTGCTTAACCCACTTGAGTGAGTTAAGCCATTTTTTGTGGAGAGCTACTTTCTTCTCCACATGTTTCTTATTCTTGTCCCCATACTCTCCTTCGTGTATGGGGACTACAGAATAAACATCATTCGGTAAATCTTTTATATTGATATTTTCCGGAAGATGTCCGTCATCTACGACACCTCCGGAAAATGTTTTAATCTTACAATATTGTAATACAGAGAGATTACTCTTCTCTGTATCGTATACTTCCCCTTCTTCTGTGAAGAGGGGAAACTCTACCACATCGCCTGGAGCCCAGGCGATTACTACTTCTTCCCCCTGAATATATAACTCGTGAAGAAGTTTTTGAACTTCTTCAGAGTCATAATTGTTATTTTTTAATTTTATCATAAGACACCTCCTACAAATTTGCCTATGTATTATATTCCCCCATAGGCAGGGGAGAATTAAGAATATTATTTTAACCTTACTTCTGGTAAAACTTTAAATGTGTTGTCAAAACGGACAACACATTTAATTTCTCTTCTCTGCAACGCCGGTACTAAGAAGAACATCAGTACCGGAGTGCAGTCTATGAAGGCGATTTTATCCTCGCCTTCAGATATGTTTTGTAAATATATATTATCCATTCTTTTCAGGATATCATCAACAATATCCTGAAAGAAACTATAGTAATCCCCATTGGGATCACTATAGATAACTTCACTTTCCGTCTTTTCAGACGGAAAGTAATTATACTTTGTGAAGTTAATAATCTCTACGTCATCCCATTTGGGAGTGGCGTAGAACGTAGTTGCATTATCTATGATTATCACTCCTTCCTTTCCCGTGGTTGGATCTGCTTTATCCCCCATAAAGCAGTCCAAAATTTTTTCTTTCAGCTCTGGACTCCAGCGTTCTGCTGGAGTATTTGAAAAATTAAAAAGCTTCATATTACACCTCCTTTAGTTGCCTATGTATTATTTCCCCCATAGGCAGGGGAGAATTTTATTTATTATTTAATATTAATTTCTTGACAAACATATTAAGGGCATTTACTAAATACCCTTTTAAATGCATAATATAATATGTAGCGTATTCACCTCCTTCCGATCCGAAATCAACTTTCTTTACGAAGTAAAATGGATCCTTCAGCTGTGCTGAAGAATCCTTTACTTCTACTACTGAATATGCAGGCCCTGGAATATATATCTCACAGGGACCTGTAAATCCTAACGCTTTGGAGCCTATAATATGCTCCAAAGATTTTTGTAACTCTTCAACTGTGTTAAATTCTTTTAATTCTATCATATTACACCTCCTTTTATAGCCTATGTATTATTTCCCCCATAGGCAGGGGAGAATTTTTTTGCCTATAAATATTTTAGCTTCCTATAGGCAGGAAGCTAAACGAATTATTAGAGATTACCCGCTAATAATTCGTTTAAAAATATCGTATTAGCATACTCTACGTTCCCTTTTACATAGATAATAGAGAACGTAACCTCTTCATAAGAGGCTTTCTTCACTATATAAAATTTATGCTTCAATAATAAAGCTTCTTCATTTGCGTATTCTAATGCCCCGGCAATCCCTTGAACATAGATGCTTTCATCTTCCTTTTGAGAGGCGATAGCCTCTTTTAAGGAAGCTAGCAACTCTGGCATACCTGATACTTCTTTTACTTTAACATCTACATGCATACGATGCCTCCTTTCATAGCCTATGTATTCTTATTTCCCCCATAGGCAGGGGAAAATTTAAATCCCCTTTAGGCGGGGTCAAAGAACTTTTGGAAGCGGAGAGTCTATGCTCCCCGCTTCCAAATAGCCTACGTATATTTTAGCTCCCCCGTAGGCTGGGAGCTTAAGGAACTAATGTTCTTATTTTTTGGACATTAGTTCCTTAAGCTTTTTTTCCTCCTGCTCCCGCCTATTGGAGCGGTTTTTGTCAATTGCCTCTTTTAAAACTGGGAGGCTTGCCTCCCAGTTTATCCCTCCCCAACTATATTCATTAGCTAAGGCCATAATGGTCTTAGCTACCTTGTCGGAATCAATACATTCCGACAAATTAGTAAAAATCCTGATATGGGGAACTCTGTTCCCCATATCCTCAAAAATCACCAAGGCGTTCCATGACACCTTGGTGATTATCTCTTTCACCTTGGCGGGGGTATCAAGACCCCACCAAGTAAGATTTAAGAATTCCCCGCCTTTGACGAGGAATTCATTTCTTCTGGCATATGGGTTTCCTCCCCATACGCCTTCCATTTGGTCTACCAATATAAATTTGGATTCCATAACACACCTCCTTTTATAGCCTATGTATTATATTCCCCCATAGGCAGGGGAAGATTTTTCTTGCTTGTTGTTTTTTTACAAGGGGAGCAAGAGCCCCTTGCAAGCCTATATTTTAGGGGCTGGCTTGATGCCCCTTTGGGGGCGAGAATCAGGGACTTCTGCCCCCAAATAGCCTACGTATGTTTTAGCTCCCCGTAGGCGGGGAGCTACAAAATAACAGGGTTATTTCTTTATTTCAAACCCTGTTATTTTGTATTTCTGAAGCTGGGCAGGAGCATCTGCCCAGCTCCATAATTTACCCGCAAGGGTAACAGATCCACCCCTGTGGGTAAAAACTATCTGTTGCACAGGCTTCCCTGTAGCCTGTGCCTTTTTAATGATTCTTAAATTATTCTTCGTCATCTGTAATCACCTCCTTTCTTTTAATGAATAGTAGGCTCGGTTGCTCAAGCCGAGCCTACTTAAAACAAATCCCCTTTAGGCGGGGTCAAAAGAGCGTGTAGAGGCAGGGAGCATAAGCTCCCCTGCCTCTAAGAGCCTACGTATATTTTGGCTCCCCGTAGGCGGGGAGTATAAATAAGGTCATTCTATTTTTTTAGAATGACCTTATTTATTAAGAATTCTATGGCACTATTTAAAAATTCCGGCTTTGTAATAACTTCAAAGCCTGAGTCCATTATTTCATCATCCTGGTAGATCCTCTCTACCAGGAAATAATTTATTTTATCAGTCATTATTATTATTTTATCTTTTTCCTCAGAGGAGGAAAAAGATAAAATTTTTTCCATACAGTCCTCTATGAGGACTGTATTATGTTCCCACCAACGGTGGGAATCTATCAGCCCAACCTTTTGGTTGGATAGCAAATCTTTAATGTCGTTTGAAACTTTTACTTTTACATACATAATTACCTCCTATAAGTGCCTATGTATTATATTCCCCCATAGGCAGGGGAAATTTTTCCTACTCTAACCCGGTAGGACGGGCTTGCCTATGTTTTACAAGGAAGGCAAGCTCCTTGCAAGCCTTTTTAGTTTAGGGGCAGGCTTGTAGCCCCTTTGGGGGCGAGAATCAGGGACTTCTGCCCCCAAATAGCCTACGTATGTTTTAGCTCCCCGTAGGCGGGGAGCTACAAAATAACAGGGTTATTTCTTTATTTCAAACCCTGTTATTTTGTATTTCTGAAGCTGGGCAGGAGCATCTGCCCAGCTCCATAATTTACCCGCAAGGGTAACAGATCCACCCCTGTGGGTAAAAACTATCTGTTGCACAGGCTTCCCTGTAGCCTGTGCCTTTTTAATGATTCTTAAATTATTCTTCGTCATCTGTAATCACCTCCTTTCTTTTAATGAATAGTAGGCTCGGTTGCTCAAGCCGAACCTACAAAATCCCTTTTAAGCAGGGTCAAAGAACTTTTAGAAGCGGAGAGTCTATGCTCCCCGCCTCCAAATAGCCTACGTATGTTTATACTCCCCGTAGGCGGGGAGTATAAATAAGGTCATTCTATTTTTTTAGAATGACCTTATTTATTAGGAATTCTAAGGCACTTTCTAAAAACTCAGGCTTTGTAATAACTTCAAAGCCGGAATCAGTTTCTTCATTATCATCCTGGTAGATCCTCTCTACCAGGAAATAATTTAATTTATCAGTCATTATTATTTTATCTTTATCCTCCTCTGAGTAGGAGGATAAAACTCCTCCATCGCAATCTACGTAGTATATTGTATTATGTTCCCACCAACGGTTGGAACCTGTCATTCCAACCTTTTGGTTGGATAGCAAATCTTTAATGTCGTTTGAAACTTTTACTTTTACATACATATTACACCTCCTTTTATAGCCTATGTATTATATTCCCCCATAGGCAGGGGAGAATTTTTTCTTGCTTTTTGTTTTTACAAGGGGAGCAAGAGCCCCTTGAGAGTCTATATTTTATGGAGCGGACTCAACGCTCCATTTTTTTTTATCACCTCCTTTCTTTATGCTTCCTTGCAAAAGCAAGGAAGCATTTATTATAATATATAGATAATATATTATATTATTATAATATATTATCTATATATTATCTATATATTATATTATTATAATATTATATTATTATAATATTATTATTATTTTAATTCTCATAAGAGAAGAAGAAAGAGTTGATGATGGCCGTAGAATCCGCTATATATCCCCTTCAAAACCAGGAGAATTTTGGAATTTAGGGTCCCCTGGAACCCAAAATTTTCTATAGGAAAAATTTTTGGAATTTAGGGTCCCCTGGAACCCAAAATTTTCTATAGGAAAAATTTTTGGAATTTAGGGTCCCCTTTAACCTAAAAATTTCTATAGGAAAAATTTTAGGGTCCCCCTGAACCGAAAATTTTCTATAGGAAAAATTTTTGGAATTTCCGCCCCCATAATTACTCCATACCGTGAATACTGTGAATACTGTGAATACTGTGGATAATGTGTATAATGTGTATAATGTGAATAATGTGAATAAGGCAATTAAACTGCCGTATAGATATTTAGAAGGAAGTAGGAAGGAATATATTGGGTAGAAATAAAAAAGCCGTTAACCAGCCTATTTCACACTGATTAACGGCTTATATTAAGTATATTAGTCTTTGGTAGTTCAGTTTTCAAAAATTTTTATAAAGGGATAAATTATAAAAGCTATTCCTAAAAATCCTATTATAAAAGAAACAACAAGTCCTAACAATTTTAAAGAAGATTCTAACCCAACTATAAAATTATGATAAAAATCACAACACGGTAATGACCAAACGTGCCCACAATTCCAAAATCCTATTACAATACTTCCTAAAATAATTGCAATAGTTAATAAAATTAACCCTTTCGCTATATACATCATATACATCAATTGATAGATACCAAAATTAATTTTGTTTTTCATTTTGTACCTTCCTTTCTGTATATTAGCCCTTTTCCATATTTTTTGGCAATTTTTATTTCACGTTTCATGCCTTCTGTTATCCCTTTTTCGTTGTTTATATATACCATATCACAAATAGATACTAATTGTCCACAAAAACTTAAAATTCTTTCCCTGGTCTTTTCATCCTCTTTTTCTATGAAACTAAAATTTAAATGAGGAATTACAGGTATATAGTTCAAACCTAAATCAAAAATTTCTTTACCTAATTTCTTGGCTATTTCTATATTCTTTTTTATACCTTTTTTGGTTTTTGCACTATATGGACTACAAATATAAACTAGCATATTATATCTCCTGATTTTTGGGCAAATCCATAGTTCCTCTATTTAGTTCAAGCGTTGTTCTTATTTTTGCTTCTAGTTTGTCACTTAAATAATAAAAAGCTGCCCAGGGGTCTGTTTCTTCACCACACGTGAAAAGATCAACTGCAGCATAACCGTGCTCCGGCCATGTATGTATAGCAAGATGCGATTCCGCCACAACTACTACTCCACTCACTCCGTGCGGACTGAATTTGTGGAATACTACCTGCACAATCGTAGACTTAGACTCCTTCGCCGCCTCTGTCATCGCCTCTTCAATAAATTTTAAATCGTTCAACTTCTTTTTATTACACCCGTAAAATTCAACTAGTAAATGCTTTCCCAAACTTTTCAATTTAAGGTTCACCTCTATTTTTTTAAAATTTTTTAAGCCTACGTATATTTTTTCTCCCCGTAGGCTGGGAGCAAAAGAAAGGTAGGAGTGAGTAAAACTAGTATATTATTCCTCTGATCCCATTAATGATATCATATACCATTTCCTTTTCATCCTCAGTAAGAGGCGTGAACCTACCTCTGTCTAAAGGCAAAGGCTTCTTGCTTCTATCGAGCGGCATTGTTGCACCTACTCTCCACAAGCGTTAATTTCCTACGTTCCATAGGTATTTTGTTTCTAATTCCTCATCCTTCTTTTTATAGTTTTTATAAGTGGAAAATAAACCAATAATCATAAAAATAAAAGATATAACTGATAAACCCAAATAAAATTTTGCTTCAACACTAACTTTAACCAAAAAAGCATTGTAAATTTTATCAACCGTTACCCCAAGCCTGTTTGTTAATTCCTGTAAAACTTCTGTTAATTTATCCATTTTATATCTCCTATTTATTTTTAAATTTGCCGTTGCTTCGCTACGCTGGGGCAACGGCCAAACCCTCGATAGGGTCTTTACCACAGGTAAAAACCTCGATCGTTGTCATCTTTTAATTTAATTTTTTGCTCCATATCGTTTTAATAATTTTACTATTTCCTTATGGCCATATACAGAAGCTAAATCTATCAATGAATCTCCATCTTGAGTTCTGACGTTTATATCAGCTCCAGATTCTAAAAGAAATTTAGCTATCTCTTTATTTCCATTCAAACACGCTACAGTAAGTGCCGTCCAACAAGCATTGTCTTTCGCATTTATATCTGAACCTGCTTCTAGAAAAAATTTTACTAAGTCTAGGTTTTGTTCAGCACATGCCTTCATTAAGGCTGTAGTTCCAAGAACCGTTCTATTGTCAATATTGGATATTAAATTAAATTCTTCATATTCCGGATATAATTTTACCAATGCAACAAGTTTTGCCACTAAACTAGCATTTTTATCATTTAATAAATTTAATAATTCATCTTTAACTTTTTGTGATTTGATGGCTTTCTTTGGCTCCATATGACTCCAATAATTTTATCATTTCAATATTATTACTAACTCTGGCTTTGTCTAAAACCGTATACCCAGTATTATCTATCTCATTTACATTAGCTCCCGCTTTTAATAATATTTTTACTACGTCAATGCTATTAACCATACAAGCTAATGCAAGAGGAGTTCGGTTCCGTAAATCCTTAGCATTTAAATCAGCTCCAGCCTTTATTAACGTTTCTATAACTTTTGTGTCTCCAGAAACACAAGCTAACATAAGAGGAGTTTCAGAGTCATTGTTTCTATCATTGGCATTTGCTCCAAATTTTAATAATAATTTGACTATAGCATCATTCCCGTGTAGACTGGCTAACATAATAGCAGTATTACCATTTTTATCTCTACTATTTACATCTGCTCCTACTTCTAATAAAAATTTTACTATTTTTACGTGATCGTACGAGCTAGCTAATTGAAGTGCAGTCCATCCAGCCAATTGAGTTTTCCAAATTGCATCAATATTTACTTCTAATGCAAAAACGCTATATAATGGATATAACTTCTTTAACGCTACTAATCTAGACGTAATACTAGCATTTTTATTATTAAAAAGTTCCAGCAATTCCTTCCTTTCTTCCTTACTCATAACATTTTTATCATCTATATAGTGATTTGGTATTATTTCTTTTATTTCCTCTAATTCTTTGCGTCTTTTCGCTTTTAAAAGACTTGCTACACTATCATATTTTTTTGATTTCCTTGAAGTTTTACTCACAGGTCTCCTCCCATTTATTTTTCGTTTTTGTAAATCGTATTCCGCAACAACTCTATCTGCTTATCTTGAGAATCTACTCTGTCCTGTGTCTTTTTTAATTTTAATTGCAATGTTTTCATCTGCTTAGTTTGTATAGCAACAGTAGAATTAAGTTCTTCCAATTGATTTTTCATTTTCTGTGAGTCTTCAGCTAATAAACCTACCGATCTCTCTAAAAAAGGAATAGACGTATTGAAATCAGCTATATTTTTCTGAATTAGGAATAGTTTCAATCCAACAAGCAAAACTGCTACAATACATAGAATTAAAAATACGAATAGAATATTAGTCTCTTTAGATATATCATTAATACTATTTTTGAAAAATTCATTCTGTGCTGACGTTGACTTAGTTACCTTAGTTGACTTGGTTGATTTGGTCATTTTAATTGAATTCATTTTTTCCTCCTTTTTAATTACCAGTATATTCAATCATCCAATTAACAAATCTTAAATTATTATTAATCTTTGATGTGCGGTCTGGGTTTTTCTCGTCCTCTGGTAAACTATCATCTAATTCTTTTGCTTTCAATAGATATGTTTTTGCTTCAATACAATAATAAATTTTAGATCCAAAAATCTTCTTAGTCTCAGCGTCATATTCGTTCTTTTTAGCTGTATCAGTCATAGATTCATATGTTTCTATCCTCTCAAGGTATTCAGTTTCCATCTGAAAATCCTTGATTAGTTCATATGCTAAATTATTAAACTTCCAAGCTAATCTGGCGTGGAATTTTGGATCTTTCTCGGTAGCTACAGCATAAGCCAATGTTGCCTTCCTTAAACTATCTACATCTTCCTTTTTCTCAGCTTCTAATAAATCATTATACAATTTGTCTTGGTGAACTTGTTCCCAAGTCTTACCTTCTGGTAATTCCCAAGGTTGAGTAATACGTGCAGCAAAAATATTAATAGTGAAAAATAACAAAAATATAATTTCTATTATTTTACTTATTTTTCTCATTTTGCTCATTTGCTTCCTCCTACTATTTAAAATCATGGTATAAGTGACGCAAAATTTTGTCTAAATCACCGCTCTTTAAAGAAGTTAATACTTCTTTTATATAATTATCTAACTTAGTTAATGAATTAAAAACTTCATCATAAGACGAATTATGACTTATAGACGAAATTTCATCTGAATCAATAGATTCATATAATTCAATAATAATATCAAAATTATTCTCTGAATTCACAATTTGAAGTTTTAATCTTACGGGCATTTCCATTTGCTTCAATTGTGAATTTATACTACTAATAACGTTCGCAAGATCCTGCACTTGTCCATTTGTTAGTACTGACGAATTGGATTTAGATGTTTTTTTAGTGCTTTTAGTAATTTTAGTGCGTTTTGTGCTTTCAGTTTTTTTAATTTTTTTAATTCTCTTATCTTTTCCTGACTTTTTCAATGGCATTGAAATCCTCCTTAGATTTGTGGAATATTATTTTGTGGATAAGAAGCATTAGAAATAGTTCTATTATAATTATCTAATAAAGCTACAAGTACTTGGTCCATAGTTTTACCCATATTTGTTGTAGCTGTAATAAGCTGATTAGCTAAATTTGGATTATCCCTTAAAACATCAAATGGTCCAGATATCTTATATTCAATTTCAATATGCGTATAATTTCCAGTATTATATCTTCTCAATACTCTAATCTCTGCTACTATTTCAGGTTTAGATTCCATAATATACCTCCTTTAAGGTTATTTATTGATCACGAGGATCAGTAGACGTCAATGCCCGTTTTTCTCCTGAATATACTTCTTTAAATAAATAATACATATTTATAGCATAATCATATGCACTATTTATATAAATCTGTGCTGCTTTAATTGAAGCTAATTCTTCTAATTTCTGAAGATAATTCGGGTCTTGTTTTGCTATTGCTTCACGCTTATCTTGAGAACTTCCAGAAGCCTGGCTAATTGCAATTGAATATATCTTCTTTAATTCAGCATCTTGCTTTTCTTCTGTGTATTTTAACATAGATTTATATGTAGATAAATATGCTGCAATTGTAGCTGCTTGGATAGCATATTGCACAGCAGAAACAGGATCTATCACACCCTTAATTTCATCACACTGCTGTTTAAATAATTCATAAGATCCAATATCAATATCTTCAAGACGTATAATTCTATTTACTAAATGTTTTAATCCTCCCTCTATAACTTCAACCTGGTTCATAGAAACTACTGCTTCTGGATACGAAGCGTTCAATGGAGTGTCAAATGCAACGTGATATTTTGTACTTCCTACTAGCCTTTTTACAAAACCTGTGCTTCCAGCTTTAGCTAATAAAACTCCTTCGTGTGTAATATCTGTTTTAAATTTAACCAGCATTTGTTCCTCCTGGATCATCCGGAAGTTTTGAAACATATTCTTTAATTTTGTCAGTAGTTACCGCAAGATCCATTAACTGCTTTTCAAAAGTTTTCTTCAATTCTTCTGGCAGCTTCGCTTTTAGATCAATTCGTTTGTATACAGCAGCTATATTATTCAAATATCCACTAATACTGTTTGAAAGCTGTACCAACAATCTCATAACGCACCATGTATGCCAATAGATTTTTTTAATATACTAGAATAGTATTCCTTATTCTTTTGCGTAGTATCAGTCAATGATTTTAATTGCATTTCATAATTTGCTATCTGTGCTTTAAGTGCTTTATTTTCTTCTGTCAGTCTTTGGATTTCTACATCCTTCTGATCTTTCTGAATAACCGTTGGATTTACCGGATTAGGTGGAATAATTGGATTAATTGGATTTTGTTCCATTATGGTCCTCCTTGTAAAATATTTTTTCATAATGTTTAATTATCTTTTCAAAAAGTAACAAAATACGTTCTAAATGAGAATATGGAACTACTAGTTTAAATGTCCACGCTGGAATTGGGGCTGTTTTAGCCTGTGCAGCTACAGTTATTTCAAACAACCTATTATCATAGTCATAAGCGATATAATGTATCATTTCCTGGTCCAATTCTACCGCAGATTTAAACAAAGCTCTTATTCCTAGTAGTTTTTTAAATAAGCTTCCTTCAACTTCCATCTTCAGCACCTCCTACTATATATAGACGACAAATTTCAGTATTTTAAAAAAAATTTTTTCAAAAATTTGAATTGTTTTCTACAATAAACCTTTCATCAAAATATTTATCAAAAATTTCTTCAATTACCTTCCATTCCAATCCACCATCTTCGTTTTTAGACCTACCTAAAACAATTTTCTCCCACTTATTCTGATCAGCCATATGTCTAAGTTGTTCAGCCGAAGTTTCTACTAATTTTGCATCTTCTCTGAGATACCATTGTGCTTTCGTAGGAAATACTCCGAGTTTTATCTCTTCAAAGTACATTACACGTAAACCATTTTCTGCTATGGCTCGTCCGATAACCAAAGCAATATTTGGAAGTCTATCTTTTGCTTCTTTAGCATTTCCTCTTCCCATGACAAGCTTGTTTCCCCGTTGTATAGTGCCGTTAATATTAATGAAAATCTTTGCCTTTGGATCTTCAGCATAATCCCATATACTCTTTTTCTCTTCAATAAATTTTCCCATATTAGCCTCCTTTTTGTGTTAAAAGATTTTTATAGAATGCAAACCATTTTTGTCCTATTATTTTTTGATCAAAATTATCATCAACGAATTGAGCTCCACTAACTCCTAACATATGTCTAAATTTTGGATTTTCAATAAGTTCTTCAATAGCATCTCTCCAAACCTTATATGTATTACCAGAAGTTTTTACTAATATACCTGTTTTTCTATCTTTAATAGTATTTTGATATGGGTATATTGATGAAGCAATTACAGGTATTCCTAAAGATGCAAATTCTAAATATTTTATATTGCTTTTACTTTCGTTGAAAACAATTGGTGCTAATGGACAAATAGCAATATCAACTTTTTGAAGACTTCTATAATAATCTAAAACATTATCATACCAGGAACCGTAAATAATTTGATCCGAATTAATATCTTTGAATAAAGGACAATCTGACCATCCTCCTAAATAGAATTTAACATTTTTATGGGTTTTCAAAACATCTTTTATTACAGGAACTACAACTTTAAGATCTATATAATGTGTAAAACCGCCAGCCCAACCAATTATTATTGGATCATCGCGATAATAATCTTCTTTTTTCTTACGTAAAGTTTTCATAAAATCTGTATTTACAAAATTTGGAAGAACGTGTACATTGTCGTGTAAATGATTTAAAACTTTCTTAAGAGGTTCAGTACTGACAGTTACTGCGTCCACTTTCTTTAGAAATTCATAAATATTTTTTAACGTATCTGGTGTATAAGCTTTTGCTGCCGGAGATGTTGGATGAATTTTAAATAAATCATCATCTAATTCATAAACTAAAGTTATATTTTCCTGCTTAAATTTATGTAATAAATTTAATATCGTATCCGATGTTTGTCTCTGTAATACTATCATATCCCAAGATATATGATTTGGATGGTCTTTTTCAATATCCTCTTTCATAATACAATTACTTACAACAATATTTATATAATCAGAATACTTCGTATTTAAAAAGCTTGCAGGAGTTCTACCACGATACCATCCACATCCATTAAGGTCAGCAAGTAAAAATAAAATTTTTTTAGAATTTGGAACAAAATTTTCTAATTCATACATATGTCTAATTGGTTTGTGTTCAATATGAGCTAATGATGCTTGTTCTGGCATGTTTAGTTATCTCCTTTTTTTACTCTATAAAATACTAAAAATCCATTTCCTACCTGATCATCAGATTCTAATATCAATTCTTTTATGTAATTCCAAAGTTTTTGTTCGTTTCCATATTGTATTAAATTATCAAATGTCTTAGTATCCCAAACGGTTTGATGAGCTGCAGGATCAAAATTTGAATATAAATGTGGGTTCTTCCAACGGTCTATAAATTCTGACAATGTTGTTAATGGTCTTCCAATATCATTGGGCGAAGCATCCCGCTTTGGAATAATAGCAACTATTAACCCATCATTTTTAATAACTCTAAACCATTCTATCAATACAGCAATTGGATTTGGGTGATGCTCTAACATATGAGATGAAAAAACAAAATCTTGAGAAGAATCTTCTACTGGAATAGAAGCTGCATCCGCTTCATAATCAACTGGTGCCGGAGAAAGCCCTAGTTTTCTGGAATAATCTTCCCATACTTTTCTATTTGGTATATCTACATTTTTAGCATCTAAATGAAAATCATTCCATGCTGATTTTCCAATTTCTAATCCTTTTTTACCTTTTAATAGTTCTGATATAATTTTACTCATGAAATTCACTCATCCCTCTCTAAATCTATACCTTCTTGTTTATATACCGCCTTTTCCGCTGTACATATTGGACAATCCTTTTTAACACATTCATATTTGTGTCCGTGCGAAATATATGTACTAACTCTCTTTTCTTTCCATCTAGTACTAGGTTGAAATTCTTCTATTACACTATCAATAAATTGTTTGAACTTTTCAACATCAAAATTGTCTTCATCACCAAAGTCAAAACATTCAGTATAATTTTCACTATCATATTGATAGGAATTATGATACCGCAATACTACTCCGTTTTCTGTCCGTTCAATACATAATGTATATTTTCCTTCTAAAAGTTTTAGGATCTTTTTAAGAGTATCTTCTTTTTTTATTCGTTTCATCTTAATTCCTCCTTTATTTTTTAAATTCAATTAATTTAGCTTCAGTCAACTCATATACAACTGATCTTGGGATTGGCAAATCTTTATGAAATATAACTCCAAGATATCCATTCTGTATTATGTCTGGATGATCTTCCAAAAATTTTTTCAATTTTGGCAAATATTGATCTATACATATTTGACATATTTGTTCTTTATTAAATGTAGGTTTACCGCATATTTTACACGGATTTCCTTCCTGTTCTATATTAAGATCTTTCAAATCTATTTTATCATCTGCCATTTTCACTCCTCTACAGTATCAACCTTTTTTCTAGCTTTTTTCTTTTTGCTTTTATATGGTTTCACCGTTAAGGATTTATTAGATTCTGCAAAGCTTCCCATTCCTGTTTTCTTATCAACATCTAATTTTATAGGTTGAATAAATTTCATTTCAATAGCTTCATCTATACCATATAATGCTTCCCGTTCTATCTGTGACCCAGCGAAATCTCTACTAACAACTAAAATTGAAGTAATGTTTTCTGGTAAAACATGCAAACGAAATTGACCGTTAAAAACTATAGTACTAGCTGCTTTAGTCGGTCCGTAATAAAGGTCAAAATCTTGTTCAACTGTGATTTCTGTTAATGCATAGTAACCTATTACCATAAGATCACGCTCCTATCCCCAGCAAAATTTTTTAAATAAACAGTTATAACACGCTTTTGGGTTTCTGTTAAATTTAGTTGTAGTCTCTAATTTATAAATAAGATCAATTAGGTTATTCAATGTATTTAGTCGTTCTGATTGTTTAATCTCTAAAGTACGAACTATTAATTTACTATGTAAATAAACATACTGGAAAATCATATCTTTGTCAAATAAAATCGTATAAATCTGTGTCTGAAAACTCTTTCTTAATTCTCTGATAGCAGATGGACTAGACTGAGTTTTAAAATCAATAATAAGGTTTGGATAGATAATTAAATCAATTTTCCCTGTTATAACTACATCCTTAAACGTTGTATATTGCGGATGCAACTGGTCTTTCGGAAATACTTGAGCCAATTCTCCAATTGTTGTATCAAAAGTTTTTTCTGTTTCTATTCTACGTGTATAAAATTGATTTGTTATAAAATAATCATAATATGGATAAATATAAGATTTAAAGATTTCTTCATCATTAAATCCAATTTTAGTTAACATATTTGGATTTTGGCTTCTTGAATTGGCTATATTAACCATAGTTAATTGGTGAATTTTTGCATATAAATCTTTTGCTAAAGCAAGATGGTCTTCTGGTAGTTTTGAATTAATTATATACTTATGGAAATCCTCTAAAATTTTATGTATCATAATTCCAAATAACATATGCTGTGTCGGAGATACGTGTCTATTATAATTCTTAACGTATCTTAAATAATATCTATATGGACACGATACATAGTTATCTAACCCTGTAGCAGAAATTCTCGTGATTTTCATATATACTCCTAATTCAAAACTACTACACTTGATACGCCATTTTCTTTTTTTACCAAAAGTGAATTATTAAACTCATAGGCAAAATCTGGAAAATGCGTTATTAAAAATATTTGGAATTGCCCAGATATACTTTTTAACATACTGGCAACAAATTCACGATATGGTTCGTCTAGGTCCTTTATACCTTCATCTACTATCAAATATTGAAAATTATATTTATTTGCGACCAACGTAGTTAAAGCTAAACGTAACGCAAAATTCACTAAAACAAATTCAGCTCCCGATAATTCATCTAATTCACAAACTTCTTTATATTGATTAACTACCATAGTGTCAAAAACAGGTATAGTACCTTCAGAAGATTTCTTAGACTTTTCAAATTGAAAAAATACTGATTTACCCAAACGAGTTAAATAAGAATTAGCTAAAATTGTTATCTCTTCTAATGCTTCAGAAATAAGAGCCTTTTGTATTCCATTTATAGATAAAATATTTGCACTATGTGTAGTTAAACTTTGAGCTTTTGCATATTGCTGTATTTCAGAATCTAATTGTACTATTTGATCCTTTATAGTTAATATGTTTGCTTGCATATTTTCAATTTTCATAATATTCCTTTGTAAATCTTCAATTTCTGTTTTAAGTATATCAATAGATGCATATAATTCTTTTAATTGATCTGGATTGCTTCCTTGAAGTAGTTTCTCAGTATCTTCTAATTGTTTTTTATTAAATGCTAATTCCTGTTGTTCTTTCTCACATTGTTTAGTTAATAATTGATTTATAGATTCTAATTGATTTATTTTTCCTTCTAATTCTGTTTGAGTCCTTATATTTTCATTATAAATAGCTATTTGCTTATTCATTTCATCTACCTGTTTAGCTAAATTTGAACGAATATCTATTAAATTATTATATTCTTCTCCAAGCTTTTGATAAGTATTATTCATTGAAGCTATCTCACCATTAAGATGTTTTTCCAATTCTGACTTATATGAGTCGTCCATAACTCGCCTACAAAAAGGACACATATTCTGTTGTAAAATTAATGGTTTCTTTCTTTCAGCCTCTCTAATCTGGTCCTCTATCATTTTCATTTCCTGTTGCTTTGCAGCTACAGTTTTTTCTGCAGATAAAAAACTACCCAGTAAATTCTTTTTATAATTTTCATCAATAGGGGTGACTCTATGCTTAATTAAATCCTCTAGAATTGGTTTATATTTTTGTAATTGGGCATTATTGTCTGCTAAAGTTTTATTTGCATTCTCTAATGATTCGGTTAATGTTTTAATTTTTTTAATGATTTCTTCCTTTTTATTTAATAAAAGTTCTGTTTGTTTATTAGCTTCTAAAAGCTGCTGTTTCTCTTTTAGCATAGATTGTTTCAAAGAAAGTTGCTGTTGTAATTGTTCAATATCACTTTTAGATAATGCTTCTTGAATAGAAGCAAGTTGCATTTCTAATATTTCTTTTTGCTGTTTACTTTTAGATCCATAATCAACGATTAGTTTAGTTAAATTCTTAGCTACTTGATGGTATGTTTCCCATTGTTTTATTTCCATAAGTGACATTATGAAATCTGTTTTAACTTGTTTCGGTGCATTACCAAAAGCATCGGAAAAATGTTGGCTTTGATAGATAGTATATTCATAAAGTTTACGGTCTATACCTAATAAATCATACATATATCTTTCAACTTCTGTTTTTTGTTGAGAAATCAATTGTCCGTCTTTATATAAAGACGGTTTATAATCACTATTAGTAAATTCTTTTATAATATTATAAATATGACCATTATGTTCAAAAGTTAAGGATGCCTTACCTTCCGTCGCTCCTCTACGTAATCTATGTTTACGTTTTGTAAATAAACAATAATCTATACCCTTAAATAAGGTTGATTTTCCAGCCTCATTTGAATGCTTTTCAGATCCCCTATCTAAATTTATACCTTTAATCAAGACTGGTGAGCCTAATTGAGTGAAATCTATATATGTATTGGCATGTGCCATAAAATTTTTTAATTCTAAGTTAAGTAATCTCATGGTTTTAATCCTAAAATTGGAATTTCAAATGGAGAAGTTTCCATTTTTATTTTCTCAGAAACTATATCTTCACAAATAGATAATATGGCTTTATGTTCAGGAACTAAATTGTTTCTTTTAACATAATCATCTATATAATTTTCTAAAGTCACTTTTTGTCTCCTAACAAATTCAGGAGCTGATGTATAAGAAATCGGTTTAAAGTTCTTTATTATACGAACAGGATACCCTTTCGCTTCTAATTCTTTTTGAAGTTTATCCAATTCTGGAACTAAACTAACATCTATATCTTTTGCTATGATTTTGACCATAGTTCCTGGAACAGATATTTTTGACTGATCAAATGTTTCAAAATCAAACACTTGTATAGGTCTAGCATTTGTGGGTATAAACCCTACATTTCCTGAATCATACAAAGAAATATATTTTGTAGGTTCTTCTTCTCCCCAATCAGTCCTATAAGGTGAACCGCTATAATAAAAGTTTCCTATAATCTGTCCTCCAGTATGGATATGGCCTATTGCTCCATATTTTACTTTGGATAAACTTTGTAACCATCCTGATGAAACAGTAAATTCAGATGAAGATGGAGTTATCGCAGAGAACTCATTAACCCAAAGATGTCCTATTAAATATAATTCATTTCCTTTATAATCATCGTGAAGTCTTTGAATTGTATTAAGACAAACATCTTTTGCGTGGTATTTATATGGTATCACAAGAATATCTATGTCTTTTACTCTATATAAACCTTCTTCATCAAAAATAAAAAGATTTTGTAAGTTTAAATTTTTTAAAGGTTTAAGTGTGTGATGTGCTTCTTCATTATCAGGTTGGTCATGATTTCCAGGTATCATAACAATTGTACACCCAAGATCTAATAATTGTTTTAAGAATATATGAGCCAATGAATATTCCGTAGGAGTTGGTTCTTTTTTATCAAACAGATCCCCAGCAAAAAATATATATTCTGGTTGGTATTGTTTTACTACATCAAGAATAAAACGTAATTGTCCTAATAAATCGTATTTATATCTGTCATCACTCTTTAATTTAATATGTAAATCTGCAAAATGAAGTATTTTCATAAATATTCCTTCATGATTTTCATAATTCGTCTAACCCTTCTATTTAAAATTTCTTGATTCGCATATGTCTTTCTTTTATTTCTAATTGTGGTTATTAGTCCTCGTATTTGAGTTAATTTATCTTTAAATGCCAATTTCTTTTCTTTAATCTTGTTTATACGTTCTCTTTCTTCTTCTAATAAATCTACGGTAATTGGGTCACCAAACAAACGCATTAGAGTAGTGACATTTCCACTTCTTTTACACCCCCAACAAAAGAAACTATTAGTTTTCGGATATATAGTAAAAGATCCAATTGTTTCTTTATGGTCTGGATATGGACATAGCATCCTATAAATAGATCCAACAGGCTTTGGATTATATCCTTTACTTTTTAAATAATCTAATATATCCATCATACATTATTCCTAATATCATCTAATATTTTCGTAAGAAATTCAATAGGAGATAACCGTGCTAAACGTTCCATATAGGTTGGTTCTGAATCTTCTACTTTTATCCTGTGTTTCTCAGCGTGGATCAATAATTTAATATAATCATCATTTACATTATTAGTTTTTATATATACTTTACCACATTGTATTTCAATTTTTGCCAATCCTTTAGTAGTAAAAACACTAAAATCACAATCTAACATCTTTTTAATTTTTCTAAATGTTTCGCTTATATATGGGTCATCTGGTCTAGTTACTAACTGCACCCAAGGTAGTTTAGCTAACTTACGTGCCTGTTCTAAATTTAATCTTTTGTTATGAAATTTTATTATTCTCATTTATTAGTTTTCTCCTTTTATCCTCTAGAAATAAACATTTAATTTTTGACCTAACTTGGTAAATTGGAATACGTAATCTTTCTACTATCTCGAATTCTGGAATTAACAAGTCTAAACTTTTTATTTTATAGAATTGATTTTCTTCAACCATATAACTTACATAATTTGATCTACCAACTGCAAATACAATCAAATCTAATGAAAATTCTTTTCCTATCTTTGCTACTTGATAGATTATTTTTTCAGGAGTTGATTCGTCTGGATTAAATCTAATCCAGAGCATCTTAATTCCAGTACTTTGTTCTACAACATATGTTTCAACAAAAATATTTGCGTTATGCTCCTCAACCAAAGCTCTAATATGCCAGTATTCTTCGGAGGAATCGTCTATAGGTCTGTCGGACATCTTTTGCTCATCTGTGCAAGAAATCTAAGATATCAATATAACTATTGTTTTTATAATCCCAACCTAACCCTTTTGTTGCATAATCATATCCATCTTGTAAAATCTGTGTTTTTGTAAAATCTAATGAATCGCATGGAGCTTTTTCTGGCCAAAGAGCCATAACATCCCAATCAGAATTTTTAACCTTATCAATAATAAGCATTTCTGCTAATTGTTCTTGAGCACTTAATGCTGCTGGGATGGTGCCTAATAATGCATCCCTGTAAGCTTTAAATGATTTATCTGAAGTTTGTGGAGCTTCGTTTGTCCAAGTATCTATAGTTTCATCTGGAAAACAAAATATAATTATAGCTTTTTTAACTGCATTATCTGGAAAAGCTTCATTATATTTTGAAAGCGAAATAAAAGGATTATTTGCTCCAGCACCGCCATCTACATACCAATTAGTTTTACCATTGATAGTTATAGGTACAGATTTAAAAATACCAGGAATAGCAGACGTAGCCTTTAATGCATCCGCAACTTTTACATTTGCCACTCTTTGATCAAAACTACTAAAAAATTCTTCTTTCTGAGTATTAAGATTTAATGCAGAAACAATGATTTTCATATTAAATAGAGTTGAAGCTTCTTTAAAAGTCATATCTCTAAAAACATTATCAATAAGTTTATGCAAATTTGAATTATCTAAAATTGATTCTGCTCCAGTTAAAAAACCTATACCTGCTCCGATCTTGCCTAATAAATTTAATTCACCTTGATAAATATCACTATTCTTTGTAATTCCTTCCCAAACATCAATTGCAGCAGTATATGGTTCTGGCGGACGTCCTCCAGAACCCATATCAATTCCAGTTTCTATCTTATCTTTAGGTAATGTTCCGCCATACAAAGCGAATAAACCCGAGTTCAACCCTCCTACCGAAGTTCCAGTAACGACCTTAGCTTGTTCCAAAATACCTAATTGAGCTAAGGCTACCAAAACTCCGGCTTGCCACCTTCCAGCTCCCCCTCCACCTGCAAGAACTATCCCAAATGGTGGTAATTGTTCCTGAACAAATATTCCTTCTTTTAATTTCATTTCATCCTCCTATTAGTATTCACTATAATAAACATTTTCATTAGGCTTTGCTATAGGATTATTTTTATCGTCTTTATTCTGAACATCTACGACCATAGCTTCTGTAGTAAGTAATAACGATGCTATACTAGCTGCGTTCTGTAACGCACTTCTAACGACTTTAGTTGGGTCAACTATACCAGCTGCAACTAAATCTTTAATTTGTCCATCATTTGCATCTAATCCATAATTAAATTTCTCACTTTTTAATACATCATATAGAACTTCAGTCGTATCCATACCTGCATTATGAGCAATCTGCATTAGAGGAGCTTTTAATGCTTCTTTTACTATTTTTATACCAATAGTTTCTTCCTCAGATGAACCTGTCATATTTTCTAATTCAGAAGATAATCTGAATAATGTTATTCCTCCTCCTGGAACTATTCCTTCTTCTACTGCAGCTTTAGTAGCATGTAATGCATCATCTATACGCATTTTCTTTTCTTTCATTTCTGTTTCAGTTGAAGCTCCGACTCGTATCACAGCAATTCCGCTACTAAGTTTTGCTATTCTTTCTTTTAATTTTTCTTTATCATATTCAGACTGGGTTTCCTCAATACGAGCTTTTATCTGAGTGATACGCTCGTTTATTGCTTCTTTAGTTCCTGCTCCACCTACAATAGTAGTCGTATTATGTGTGACTACAACTTTAGACGCCTGTCCTAAGTCCTTAATTTCAGTTTTTTCAAGCTTTAATCCAAATTCATCACTAATAATAGTTCCTCCAGTTAAAACTGCTATATCCTGTAATAGATCTTTTCTTATATCACCAAACCCTGGAGCTTTAACAGCAACACATTGAATAACACCCTTCATTTTATTCACTATAAGAGTAGCTAATGCATCTCCTTCTACGTTTTCTGCAATAATCAATATTGGCTTTCCAGTCTGAACAACACGTTCCAAAATGGGCATCAATAATTTGAAATTTAATATTTTTTTATCGTGTAATAATATATACGGATCTTTCAATTCAGTTATCATCTTCTCTCCGTTATTTATAAAATATGGAGAAATATATCCCTGTTCAAATTGCATTCCATCAACAACGTCTAATGTAGTTTCAGAGGTTTGAGATTCTTCAAGAGTAATTATACCATCTTTACCAATTTTAGCTATTGCTTCAGCTATTAAAGATCCAATTTCTGGATCATTATTTGCTGAAATTGTAGCTACCTGTTTAATTTCTTCATTTGTTTTTATTTCTTTTGAAACTTCCTTAAGTTTAGCAACTATTTTTTCTACAGCCTTTTGTATACCACGTTTAATAGGCATCGGATTACTACCGGCTATAACATTTTTTAAACCAGCGTTAAAAATTGACTGGGTTAATAATGTTGCTGTAGTAGTTCCATCTCCAGCTATATCTCCTGTTTTTGATGCTGCCTCTTTTACTAATTGAGCTCCTATATTTTCCATAGGATCAGTTAAATTTATATCTTTAGCAATAGTTACCCCATCATTCGTTACTACTGGAGATCCTATTTTTCTGCTTAATACTACATTACGCCCTTTTGGGCCAAGTGTAATTCTAACTGCATCTGCTAATTTGTTTACTCCAGTCTGAATTGCACGTCTTGCTTCTTCACTGTAATAGATTTGCTTTCCTTCCATATTTATTCCTCCTTCAGTTTTACTAAAATATCATCATATGTAATTATTAATAATTTTTCTTCTTCTTTTTCTGTTGGAAGTTCAATACCACCATACATTCCAATATAAACTTTATCTCCAACTGAAATCTGTAATAACTCCTCTTTTTCTGGAACTCTATAAGTAGATGCTAATCTAGGTCCTAACGCCACTACCTCTGCAAATCTAACTTTGGGATCCTGCTGGACTGTATCTGGTATAATAATAGAACCCTCTGACTCCTTTTTTTGTTCAATAAGTTTTACTATAACTCTGTTTTGTGCTGGCTCAAACTTCATAGTATCCTCCTTTCTTTTTATTTAAATTATGAATTACCTAAACTTATTTTACAGAATTGATCCAAAATTTACAAAAATCAATATTCTTATCAATTTTCGGAATTACTTTTTTTACATTTAATTCTTTTGCTTTCTCTAAGTAAGTCAAGGCTTCTTTTAACAAATTTATATTTTCTATTTTGTTACCTAATGTCCTAAATTTTTTAATTAAGCAATATCCTGCACTATTAAGCTGATATGCCTGTATTTCAACAGTTGCTGATTTTGCTGCAAAGTCTGCCGCTTTGAGATAATTCACGATTGCTATAGTAGTACTTCCATCAGTATCGGCTTTTATTGCTGCATCTCTAGCTAATTTATACGCCTTATAATCACCTGCATTCTTCCAAGAACCTGCTACTAAAGAATTAACAAAAATCAAAGATAAACCTATTAACATAATTAATTTTAATTTTTTCATATAGACCTCCATTTATATTATTTTTTATTTTCCTTTTGTGTCGGAAATTCAAGTCTTACACGTTCAACAGTTATTGCTTTTAATGCTCCTAAGATTTTGAAATCTACAAAATTTCCTGAACCTTTTCTTTTATTTACTGTTTCAGTCCATTTTTCTTTAAGCCATTCTGTAGTTATCTTTTCTGGTAAAACAAGTACACCACCTTTTTGAAAAATGTCATTTACTATTCTGCAAATACTATCCATTCCGACAGCATCTGGTGCGTAATTTGGATCTGTAAATTCCATTCTGAAAATTATTGATTCTACTTCAGGCATAGATTTGCCTCCTTTCTCATTAAAATGGAATTATAATCATGAACCCTATTATGGAACCAAAAGTTATTGAACTTGTAAATATAGGAACCAAAAACATTATTCGCCTCCTTTTGGATTATCTAAACCGTCTTCATCATCTTTTGACGGAAATAAATCACACCATAACAAAAATAACAAGCAACAACCAGCATGAGCTAAATGCATAAGTCCTGATTCTTTATCATAAATCTTCTCACGGTTACGTCCATAATTTGCATCTTCCTTCCAAGCAATTAAATGTCTCATTAATGCATCATAGTATCTCCAACGTCTTCCTTTTACTAATTTCCAATTATTTGGTGCATATTTTTTTGCTCCATAAGTTAAAACTTTAACTATTTCTCTTACTGCGGCATCAGGCAATAGTCCCCATCTTAATTTTTCTCCGTCAAACTTCATTCCTGTATCATTTTGTTTATCCTCTTTTAATTCAGAAATTTCTTTTTCCTCTAGCACTACCAAAGACTTTGAAGATATATCATTAAAATCGTATGCCTTCGTTATAGCATTAAATTGTTCAAATTTTATATGCCCATATTCTGGATGAAAATATATTTTACCACTTACTAATTCTTCTTTTTTCATTTTTCCTCCTTATGTTCTGTATCATACTTAAACTAACGTATAATTTTTGCTTGATGTTTGTCAATGAACCAATACTTACCAAGATATTTAACAAGATACTTGTTTCTATGTATTTCATAAACTGGCAAAATAGTTCCTACTGGAATAATTATCTTGGTAGCATTACCTTTAATTTCTTTTACTGTTTTTACTTGTTTCATATCTTACTCCTTTCACTGTTACTCTCCTACTATATATATACGACAAAATTATGTATTTTTTAGAAAAAATTTTAAAAAATTTTTGGCGCCCCCGGAAGGGATCGAACCTTCGGCCCTTTCATTCGTAGTGAAATGCTCTGATCCACTGAGCTACGGGGGCATTCCGTTCAATCTAATATTTCTAATTTTTGAACATTATTTTTAATAGTTTCAGCTAAATCTTGCATTTCTTGCTTTGTATAAGAATGATATTTAGACCATTCTGGATCAAGTGTAGTTATTGGTCTAAACGCTTGCAAAACATAAAGTTTTGCCCCAATTATTATAGTGCTAATGTTATAAATATCTACATCAGTATGAAATTCTTTAATTAAGGTTGTACGAAATTGATAATCTATATTAGATTGTTTTAATAAAGCAATAGATTCTAAAATTTTTGTAGTATCTATTTTTATACCAGCTGCTTGACTATATTTTTCGTCATTTAAAGGGTCTTGTTTAATATCCATAGCTATATAATCAACTAAATTACTATTTAATAATTTAAGCAGCATTTCTGGGTTATATCCATTAGTATCTAATTTTATAGATAACCCAAGGTCTCTAACTTTTTTTAAAAAATCTAAGATATCTTTTTGAATAGTAGGTTCTCCTCCAGAAATTACTAAACCTTCTATTAGTTTAGAACGAGATTTTAATATTGATAAGATTTGGTCTTCTGACGAAATTTCAGTTTTATAATTTACCAATTCATAGTTCTGACAGAACGGACATTTAAAATTACATCCAGGAGTAAATACGACAATTGATATCTTATCTGGATAATCTATGGAGGAACTTGGTATAATCCCACCAAACTGCATCATTTATCATCTCCTTCCTGCAATTTTCTTAACTCTTCCTCTAAAGCCTTTTTCTCTTCTAAACATTTTGGACATACGCTATGCTCTCCTGAAATATACCCGTGTTTTGGACAAATACTAAATGTAGGCGTAATTGATATATAGGGTAAATTATATTTTTCAAATATTTTCTTTACCAACAATTTTGCTTGCTTTGCTACTAATCTTTCTCCGGTATATATGTGCAATACCGTTCCACCAGTATATGAAGATTGAATTTTATCTTGGTGTTCAAGTACTGTTGCTATATCATTTGTGAAATTAACTGGTAGCATAGTTGAATTAGTAAAGTATGGAGTATCTTTACCAGAAGTAAAAATTTTAGAACTCCGTCTTTTAGCAGCAAGAGCTAATTTATAAGATGCTCCTTCAGCTGGAGTAGCCTCTAGATTATAAAAGTTTTTAGTTTCATTTTGAAATTCTAATAATTTTTTATTCATAAATGCTAATACTCTTTCAGCTAATTTTTTACCTTCTTCGGTTTCATATTTAATTCCTAACATTTGTGCCGCTTCATACATTCCAATTATACCTATAGTTGAAAAATGGTTTGCCCAATACCGACCATCACGTAACTTTACGTTTTTTAGATAATGCTTTGAATAAGGATATAGTCCTTTCTCAGTTAATTCTTCTAATACCTTTCTTTTTGCTTCCAATGCTTCTTTTGCAATTATCATATATTTCTCTATGCCTGTAAAAAATTTATCAATAGAACCATTAGCATCATAAGCAATCATCGGTAAACTCAAAGTTATAACACCAATACTTCCTGTTAATGACCCAGACCCAAATAATCCTCCACCACGTTTATGTAATTCCTTTAATGATAGTCTTAATCTACAATTGTGCGTAAGAGTTCCGACTCTACCTACTGTAAATAAATGGTCATCTGTATCTACTTCTAAACAATAAGCATCTTCAATACGATCTAAATCTTTAATTGATTCTATACGTATCCATAATTTGTTTTCACGTTTAAATACTATGTCTTTACTGTATTTTTTATTTGATTGGTATAATGAAACAGTATATTTTGTTTTTGAAAAAATATTTTTATTAGTAACATTTTCTACAAACGTAGTAGTTCCTAAAGATGCGGCTATTAAATTCAACATTTCTACCATCTTAGATGAAGATGTATGAATTTTGTCTCCGCCATATGTATCAAAATGTCCATCAATCAGTCCTTGTCTAAACTCAGCAGAAGTATTCAATACTGATGGAAGATAGTATTTATCTTGTCTAATTCCACCTACATAATCTCTACATAGACCAACTGCAGCTTTGGATTTAATATTTAAACTAATAGAATTTCCAGAATCATTTACATTAACTTCTGATCCCCATAAATTTTTTGAAATTATAAAATCGCGTATTTTTTGTAATATCTTTGAACTTATATTTTTATTTAATATAAAAGTTAAACTGGAGTCTCCTTGACAGAATCCTGATCCAGCATAACATCCGACAAAATATCCTAATTCATATGTACCACCATCTCCTGGTAGGACCTCCAACGAATATGGTAGATACATTCCAGGTTTTAACTCATTTGTAGGTAGTGTAATAGATTTTTTACTTTTATTATTTTGCATTACCAAATTAGCGTGGTCGTTGGATGTAACTAGTTTATGTCCGTTTGCTAAAGTAATTTCAACCATTTTTTTACCTTCAAATTTATTTACCCTTGCAGGAACGTATTTATTACCAGATAGTACTTGAATTTCTTTTCCACTATAAGAGTTATAATATAAATCTTTTATTGTAGATATTTTTACACCATAGTCGCCTTTAGACTTGTAAACTATCAATTCATTCTTTTCTAAAGGACACATTGACCTAGCATCCTCTGGACTTAAGTCTGAATTAATAAAATTTGCAAAATATGGAAGTCCATATTTCGCCGTTGCTTCCCATAAGATATCTAAATTTGGATTATCCCAATCAAAATTTTTATCTATATTTATAGTTGGAATAGGAAAAGTAAATATTCTTCCGTGTGCATCTCCTTCTATCATAACTTCAAAGAACGCTCTATTAAACATATCCATCTCTTTCTGAAATTCCTTAAAAGTCTCTTTTTGATATTGTCCACCAATTATTACTGGTTGATCCGCTAAATGTTTTGGAACTACTAAATCTAAGGTTATATTACTAAAAGGTGTTTGCCCACCAACTCTTGTCGGTACGTTCATATTGAATACAAAATTCTGCATAGCTTGTTTTACTTCTTTATAAGTCAATTTGTCATAATAAATAAATGGAGCTAAATATGTATCAAAATTTGAAAAAGCTTGAGCTCCACTAGATTCGTTTTGTAATGTAAATATGAAATTAACTGCTTGTCCTAATGCTGTATCAAAATGTTTTGGAGGTGCTGAATACACCTTTCCTGGAACGCCTCCAAATCCTTGAAGTAGTAAGTCCTGAATATCCCAACCTACACAATACACTGAAAACGAGTCTAAATCGTGAATATGCATATATCCCTCTTTATATGCAGTTGTAGCCTTTTGCGGATAATATAATTCCAACCATTGTTTTTCAATTACCGCTCTAACTATGGCGTTATTAAGACCTTGTAACGAATAACTCATATTTGCATTTTCATTTATTTCCCATGAGTCTTTATTTATGTATTTTGTAAAAACTTGTCTTAGTCCAGCTGGAGTTTGTATAGCATTTTGTAGTTGACGCTGATATCTGTATTTTATATAAGCCCTAGCTACATGAAATAATTTATTTGACATAAGTACATCTTCTATGGTTTCTTCTACTTCATCTTTTGAAATTATTTCTTTTTCCAAATTTTTTAATTTTTGAGTAACTTTGTCCGCCAATTCTTTAACCATATCTGGTATTAGTACATTTCCAGATGCTTGAAAGGCTTTTTCAATTGATTCTACAACCAAAGCTTTGTCGTATTCTACTATTCCGCGTTTAGTTTCTATTTTCATAGTTCCTCCTTAACCTAGATTTGATTCATCCCATAGCCCTTTAAGTGTGGGATTATCTTTAATTGACATAAGGGATGTTATATTAAAATCTTTCATTAGTTCAAATGAATCATTGGACCCATAACGGGATATTACACGGAAACGTAATGGAGAAACATTCAAACTATCTGGTTGGTCGTTCTGAATTACAAATAAGACATCTGCAGTTTGATACCAAACAAATGACCTTCCTATTGATTCTCCACCTACTTCAAAATTATTTTTAGCATCATCTTGACTTTGTTTAAATGCTTTTTTAATACGAGCTTCATCGTTCTTACGTTGTACAGCAGCTAAAACCGTAATATGATGTTTCCTTGCTATTTCTCTTAAATCTTCTGCTATATGTGCCTGATCTAAATGATCTTTGCCTGAAGGTATATTTGGACGCATCATAGTTCCGTGGTCAACTACTATTACATCATATTTTATCCCTGTCCTTAATTGCTGTTCTTCTAACTGTGCTTGAATAAAATCCGGAGTGCAACCTCCAAGAGTATCAATAATAGTCAATTTTCCCCAATTATTTTCAATTTCATATTTAACTTGAGATAATTTTTGTAAGTCTTCTTGCGTCAATGTATGTTTTTCTAACGATGAATACGGAATTTTAGAAAAACAACTCATACATAAATTTACGTATTGATCTCTTGGAACTTCCAAAGTAAAAATTAAAACATTTACTTTTTGTTTAACCATTCCACACGCCCAATTAATTAAAGTCCTTGTTTTTCCGATTTTTGGTAATGCAGCAACTAATACAAGCCATTCTGGTCTAAACCCGCCGACAAGGTCATCTATTTCTGGATATCCAGTCATTATAGATTTAATATTTTTCTGAATTTTATAATTTTCAATAACATTTCCAACTTCTGAATTTAAATCAATAGTAAGTCGTTGTGTTGTTTCTATTTGAGCTAAATTTTGAATTATTTTCTTTATATTATTTTCTGCACTAGTTGGATCTGAACTTCTAAGGTTTATTAAAGTAGATTGCAATCCCTGCTCAATTATCACCGATTTTTTCTTTGTTCTTAATTGGTCGGCTAAGAATTCTATATGCAATTCACTTAATTCATCTGGATTAAACTTAACATATTCATCAATTATAGCTTCTGGAGTTTGCAATTGTGCCAATTTTAATTTTAAAGCTTCTGAAGAAATCGGTTTATTATATTCTCTAAAATAATCAAACATGACTCTAGCAACAGTTTGATTGGCCGGTGTCATAAAATATGTAACATCTATCCCTAACGATATCAGTTCTCGCATACTATCTGGAGAATATAATAAAAAATGAATCGTTAATTTTTCTATATCCATTATTAGATGACTCCTTTCAGGATTTTTAACTATTTCTTGCGTTTGGCCTAAAATTTACTCCTACTACTTCTGATATCCATTGAGGTGAAAGCATTGCTGATAAAACTGGAAATTTTACTACTAAATCTCTATAATCTCTGGATGAAACAAGAATAGTTGGCATCTTATTTCCATATCTCGGTTTAATTATCTTCTCTAATAAATCTTGGGCGTATTGAGAAGTGCTGTTAATGTTAAGTTTGTCTTTTCCTAAATCATCTATAACTAAAAAATCTACAGAGCGTAATTTTTCTATTAGTTCATCGTCTACAATATTGCCATCTACTAAATCCGTCCAAATAATATATAAACACGTATAATCCTTTTTCAAAGCTTCTTTTAAAATTAGTGAAGCTGCAAGTGTCTTTCCTACGCCAACATCCCCATAAATTAACCAAAGCGTTCCGTCTTGTCTATGCTTATGTATGTTTTTCATATAAGCTTCAACATCCCTAGTAAACTGAACGTGCTTAATATGCTGCACTTGTGGTTGAAAATCTTTAAACGTTAAAGACCAGTACGCTCTCTGAATTCCTGCTTCTAAAAATTTTTGTTCTCTAATTTTTTGTTTAAGTTGCTGACCTGCTATGCAATCACAATAAGCTACAAATTTGTTGTTTCCATCTGTAATATAACCTGTATCATGACATTTTATACAGTTACTCACGATGACTCTCCTTGTATAAATGATATAGTTTTCTTTTTAATGATAGTATACGAATTATACTATATTTCATGTGTTTGTCAAGCTTTATCTTACATAATTTTAAATATAATTTATTTAAAACATCTGGAGATTGAACATCTGTCATGCTAGCAACTATTATTGCTTTTCCTTCAGGTTTTAATCTATAAAATAAAGATTTCTTGTCTATACTTACTGGAGTGCCTAATAAAAATTTTCTTATTAACGAGAGCGACTGATAATAAATTCCGTGTGAATATTTCGGATTTCCAGCATCTAACGAAACTATCAAGATAATATGTCCACTATGTATTTTTACATCAAAATGAAATGCACTAGTAGGAACAACAACTACATTAAAGTCGTATGATAACGGCACTAAATCAGATATTCCAATATGATATATGTTTTTAACTTTTATTTGTTTAATTGCATCTGGTTTAACAGCATCTATAAATTTTTTAATAGCTAAACTTGGATAATGTCTTTTATAAATAGGTTCATCTGGATTAACAAGATAAAGACATACTTTATGTTTAATAATTTGTGCCATAAGTTTTCTGCCTCACTTTACTATGACTAAGGTATCTGATTGTGGGCTTAATTCAATTTGTACTGTTAAATCAAACTTTTCAAGAAGGTCTAATATTTTTGCTGAAATAATATCTCTGTTCTTACAAATAAAATACCAATTTCCATATTCATCTGTGAATAATGCTGAAAAATATTTTCCTAGTATTTTACTATTTTTATCCAATAATCTGGATAAGCGTTCACTAGTTGTAGTATATGGCAATGTTAGAGAATGAAATAATGTATTCCCAATAAATAATTTATCAACATAAGTATTATCATAAAATACATATTTATGGTTAAATGAGCCTGTTTCTTTTTCTGGTAGTCCTCCTAGAATATAAAATACATAACGTTCGTCTACTATATTACCTTTAACCCATGTAAAAAGTATTCCATCTTTTACTGCTCCAGAAACAATAGTTCCGTTATAGTTTAAATAAGATGCCATTTTCTTTTTAACTTCTAGATTTTTTTCTTTAGATAATTTTAAATTATAAAATCTAGGGTCCAGAAAATACATTTCTCGTTGAACAGGAGACATAGATGGTAAATTTTTCTCAATTATAGGTTGTATTAGTAATGGTTTTTTCTCTCTGTTGTAAGCTGCTAATAAATCCAAATATTCCATTCACTCCACCTTGATAGTTTTTGATAATCTACTTAAACTAACATTATACTTCGGAAATACTTTATCAGATTCACGTTCTTTAGTTTCAATGATTTTTATAATTCTCTCTTCAATAGTTCCAAGAGTAACTAAATTGTAAATATATAATTTGGGTGCTGTATTGTTTGATCTATCAATTCTTCCTATGCGTTGTTCTAAATCAGCACTAGACCAAGGTAAATCAAAATTAACAATCGTATCACAGGTATATAAATTATGGGCTCTGGACAAACTATCAGTTCCAAGAAGTATATTAACATCTCCTTCTACAAATTCAAAAATCTCTTTCTTAATCATCTTGCAATATCTATATTTTGGGCACTCATTACATTTTGCTATCATTGGATATTTACAACCACGTGCCGAATCTCCAGTTACAACTTTTACAGCATATGTTGGTGAAAGAATTTTTGCAAGCAATTCTACAGCGGTTTTAAAGAAACTAAATACAACTATTTTTTTCTTCTGTAAATCTACTACCTGATGAATTATTTCTTTTAGTTTATCTATTTTATTTGTTGAGTCTTCTATGCTTATATTTGGATATAACAAATATGATTTAGTTTTTGGTCTTCCATGAGAATCAAATATTGGATTACCTTCTAGGTCTAAAACTGGACGAACTTCTGATACTATAGCTAAAGTATTACAAATCTGACGAAGTATAGTGCCGCTTTCAAATGCAGTCCTTTCTCCACTTTCAATCTCTTGTTTAATTCTATCCAATTCTTTTTGCTGCAATGGAGTTAATGGAACTGGAAATGAAATCATCTCTTTTGGTTTAACTTCCATAACATCCTTTTTGACAATAAAAACTGTCCAAGGAAAAATTTTTCGTTTAATCTCTTCTTCTGCTCCTGGTTTTAATCCTCTTGGATTATTAAATATATCCAATTGTAAATATCTATCTGAAAAATTCTGTTTACTAGTAAATATATTTGGGTTTATAGTTTTCATTATTCCATACAGATCATAATAATTAGTAACTATTGGTGTAGCTGACAAACCATATTTGTATGGTGCATCTAATTCTGATACCCCCTTAAACACATCAGTTGAAATATTTTTTATTTTTGTTATTTCATCAAATAATAAGACAGTCCAATTTTTGGGAAGATTTTTAAATTCTATTTTTACTGTATCATAAGATGCAATCCAAAGCCAGTATTTGTTCATATCTGCCTTCCCGTATTGAATCCGTCTAGCACGTTCTTCCGCATTTCCTTCAATAATCAAAAAATCTTTTAAGTCTGTAAATTTTAAAATAGTGTCTATCCAAGGTTTATGAATTTGATTTGATTCGCATACTATTAAAACTTTAGCATCAACAAGTTCTTTAAGTTTTAAAATTGTATATAAAGACATAACAGTCTTTCCAAGTCCAACTGGAACGACCAATAAACATTTATGCATCAACAACATCTGAGAAATAATACTATACTGATAATTGTATTTTTCTTCTAATTCATTCTTAAACAAACTAGGCTTTGTAATATTAAATGATTTAATTTCATTGTTTTTTAATTTTTTAACAATTTCTACTTTTGTAGTAAAATCAATGTATGCCTTTTCTACAACTGGATCTAATTCTACGTGCTCTTGTATTTTATTAGCGTATTCCAAAATATCTGCAATCTCCGTAATAGGATATGCCCAAATTTTTTCTAATCTAAAATATACACGTGATGGACTCTTTGGTAACCATTTATTAACTAAATAATTATCAGATATTACTTTGCAAAATTCTGGATTAGCACTATGTTCTAGTTTTATCATGTCTTTTTCCTCGTATACTTAATTTTTAAACAGGTCCTACTGTATATATACGACAAATTTTGGTATTTTTATGAAAAAATTTTTTAAATTTTAATTTTTTCTTATGTTACGAAAACAACGAAAGATAACGAAAATACTCCGAAAGAGTAAAAATTTGATAGGTCAAAACTCATGTTTTACACCGCTTTTTTATAGATTAAAGAGTGTTTGATAGGTCAAAACTCTTATTTTATACCGCACTAATTTTTATCAAATTCAATGCGGTGTGAACTACTTCTGCCTAAAGGCAGAGGCTTCAAGTGACACACTATTTGGAGAAAGATTGGAAGGATTGTCACTTAGGCTCGTTCCGAGCCTTAATATATTTAAAGCTGAATTAAAATCTCTATCTAAGGAGCAGTTACAATGAGGACAATTATGAATACGAATATCAAGAGTTTTAGGAACTACTTTTCCACATTGGCTACAAATCTGAGATGTATCTTTGGCTGGAACTTTAACTATTGTTCTACCAGCTTCTGCCGCTTTATAGGACAAAATGTTAAAGAACTGAAACCAGGCTACATCTCTCATGCTCCTATTAAGATTTCTAAAACTTGTAAAAGCATTCATTTTTTCGTGACAAATAGTATCATAATTATCTACATAATATCTAGCAACTTTATGATGAAAATCAAGACGTTGATTAGCGACCTTCTCATGAACTTTACTCAAAAGCAATTTAGTTTGTTTGTATTTATTAGAACCTTTGACTTGTTTAGAAAGTTTCTGTTGAAGTTTTTTAATTTTCTCAAAAGATTTATTCAACCATCTTGGATTTTCAATCTTTTTTCCTTCACTATCTGTAAGAAAACTTTCACAACCTACATCTATTCCAATTGCTTTATTAACCTTTGGAAGAACTTTAGGAGTTATATTATCACAAACAAAACTAATATACCATTTTCCAGTACTAGTTCTGCGGATAGTAACTGTTTTGATTTTGGCCTCTTTAGGAATTTGTCTATGAAACCTAATTTTGAATATACCTATTTTAGGAATATTCAAAACAGAACCTTCCAAAGACCAACTTGCTTGTTTAAGAGTAAAGGAATCATATCTATTAGTTCCTTTAAACCTTGGAAATCCTGGATTTTCTCCTTTTTTGACTCTATTAAAAAAATTTTGATAAGCTCTATCAAGACGTTCTATAACATCTTGGAGACTTTGAGAAGGAATTTGTTTAAATTCAGGATAATATTGTTTGAGTTCCGGAAGTTGTTTTATTTGATCAAATTTAGAAATAGACTTCCTATGGAGCTTCCAAGCATTAATTCTTTGACTAAGACAAAGATTATATACTTGGCGACAAAGTTCAAGGACTATATTTGTTTGTTTCTCTGTTGCCTGATTGATATAGGCTCTGAATTTATATGTCTTTTTCATTTAGTTTCTCCAAATAGTGTTTATAGCTTTTGTTTATTTAGACAACTTTATGTCAAAAAAGTTTCGGCGAAAATACTACGAAAAAGTAAAAATTTGATAGGTCAAAACTATTATTTTATACCGCTTTTTTATATGTTAAATGCTATTTGATAGGTCAAAACTCTTATTTCACACCGCATCAATTTTTATCAAATTCAATGCGGTGTGAATCGGCAGTTTTGACCTAAAAAACGGTGTAAATTAACAGTTTTGACCTATCCTAAAATTTGACTTTTATCTAAAATTCACTTGTAAAATAAGGCACTTTTTAGATTTGTTCAAGTGAAGGTTGAGGGTGATATATAATAGTATTATAGTATATATTTATTTGGTAGTACTAATAGTATTAATAGTACCATCTAGTAGTACTATTAATAAAAATAATATAATTAATACTACATGTACTATTATATACACGCTTTCGTAAATTTTCGTAAACTATCAAAAATCTCTCTTAACTAAATGACTACAAGATAGCGTGTACGTTGCGGCCGAAAATTTTTAAATTTTTAAAAATTTTTTTAAAAAAATCCTGAATTTTGTCGTATATATACAGTAGGAGCGAAATTTTATTAAAACTGAAAGGATTTGTATATGCATAAAAAAGCATTACTTGAATTAAAAAAATTTCAGAGCAGAAAGAATAATAATATCTTTGGATTAAGATTTAGGTCTTTTAATACAGCTTTGTTTTTTCTTAAACATAAAATTTTTGAAGACGAGTTAAATTTTTATTTGTCCAACATACAATTTACAACTGCTAAGTTTATTACTTTTCTTTCTTCAAAAGTTTTTGTATTTTGTCCTTTTGGATCAAAAAAATCCAAAAACAAATCTTGTATAACTTGTCCTTTTAAAGATGGAGCTACGTTGTCAATTGAACCAATATTAGTTCTTGGATATTTAGATCCGTTTAAACTTCAAGATTTTATTAGAACTCAAGTACAAATTAAATTTGCACTTCCGTGCAAACAATTTATAACTCCAAAGTATAGATTTTTGGAAAAGGATAAAGCTTTATTTTTATTGTCTACAAAACAAAATCAAGATGTATATTTATTAACTAGTTCAGACTATTCTTTAGACCGTATTAATAAACTTTATATTGGATTTAATTTTTTCGGAAATTTAAAAGTTTGGTCTTCAGAAAACTATTTTTGTATTGGGACTACTGAGAAAGATTTAAAAACAAATAATATAAATCACGCATTAGAAGAATTGTTATGGATATTAAATAAACCAGAATATAAAAATTCAATTGATAATGTTTTGATATTTGCCGATTATTTTAAATCTAATAGAATTTCAAAAAAATATTGGAACAGTTATGGGCTCCCGGAGAAACTTTTAGCCGATTTACATAAACACGGTTTTTTATCTTACAGTGATTATAGATATTATAAAACTAAAAAATTAAACACAGTTTTAAATACTTTAGTGCCTAGCACTAAAATTGAATGTTGTATAGATGTTCCATCTGAAGTAGTTGCAGGCTCTTGATTTTTTGAGCCTAGTAGTGTATACTTGATTAAAACCAGAAAGGAGAAAAAATGATCGTGGGAAGAAGACTCAGAGCTATTAATCCTGCTGTAATGGAATTAAGAAGAATTGTTTCAGTAGCTATGGATCATATTGCGACCCTTAAAGGATTAAGCTCTACCAATCCAACTAGTTATACAGTCTTCCAAATTGAGTTCTATAATTTTTTAAAAAAAGCAAAGCAATTAGACAAAATAGATCCACAGGAATTATTAACCATTCTCATAAGAAATCCAAATTTAGTAAATTTTATAAAAAGAAAAAAATTTGGTGATTTTATGAACGCAGTTAGACAACTAACGCATTCACAAGAAGATAGAGAAATAGTTTTTGTAACTTTGTATTATGAGTATTATTATAAAACCCGGAAGGTATCTTCTGCTATATTGCGTGCTACAAAATATAAGCTGGATAAATTTGATCTTAAATTCGTTAAGAACGTATTTGATAAATATCCATTTTTAGTTGAACAAGACCATTTAAAGCACGTAATAGAATTACTTGACAAGCATAAGTATTCTTGTTTATTAACTCAAAACGGAATTAAGGAGAAATATAATGTCTGAAAAATTATCTTATTATGAATGGATTGTTAATGATGTTATGCCGAATGATCTTTTCCCGTTCAAAGATTTTGATGTTCAAAAATTCTTGGTTGATAAAAATTCGTTTTTGAAGGACTATGTTATAAACCAAACTGAGCTTGAAAATGAGTTAGAGATGACTATAAAAACCAGAGAAGATATTTCTAATTGGCTCAATAGCATTACTTCTCCAAGTGCTGCACAGCAGGACGAATATAAACAGAAAAAACGTCAGTTAGAAAATTTAGATAAAAGAATTAACTGGTTAACAGAGTTAAAACCGTATTTTGGAAAACCATATTCACAATTTTTAACAACTTTATGTCAGCAGTTTAATATTAACACAAAAATAATTTTAGCTACATTACAAAAAGAACAGAGTTTAGTAGTTAAACCCACTCAACTCCCAAGAAAAATAATGGATAGAGCTCTTGGTTTTGGAGCGACCGATAGAGGAGATTTAATATATTACTATGGATTTGAAATACAAAATTATAAAGCCATCCAGGATCTTAAATCTGATTTTGATAAATATTCTCAATTAGATACTCAGCCTATGAAATTTGTTGATAATGGATTTTTACAAATTACCCCAGCCAATGCTTTTACTTCTGTGCTTTATGAATATACTCCGTGGACAGGTTCTCCAGATTCTGCATATTATCCGAAATGGGGAGTGCACGGAGTATACCTATTTTGGAAGATTTGGCGTTGGTGGTGGGGAGACGAATTAAAAGAATTTTATCATATTGTTTAAGGAGGAAACTATGAAATTTTTTATTAAATGTGATCAATGTGGTTTTAAATTATCACAAGAGATGAAGCACGCAGTTGATAAGGGTGAATGTCCTAGTTGTGGTGCAAAATTAGATATACAGAATGCTTTAGGAGTTTTAGAGTTTTTAGTTACAGTAAACGAACTCAAGCTACCTCTTACAGGCAATCATCTTAAACAAATTGTTGATGCTTATTTTAAAAAACTTCCTGGTTTTGAGACTTTGCCAGAAATTTTTATTGAAGAAGAAATGTCAGACAAAATTCGTTTTGGTAGACAGGTTCAGCAAGTTCAGCAGACTCAACCAGCTCAGCCAGTTCTACAGAATAAATCTGTTTCACCCGCACAGGAAGTACAACGTATAGAAGAAGATGTGGATACTACTAATAACACGGATAACACTGGCGATATAAGTAATAGCACTATCAATTCTGAAGAAGAAAATATAGTTAAAAAAATAATTAAACCAGGAGATAAGGATCATCCTGCTATAATAGTTGACAAAGATGGACTTATAACGCAAAAAGGAGGTTCAAATGCAAAGTTGACACCAGAAGAAATAGAAGAGGTGAAAAGAGGATTGGGCGTGAGACCTATTACAAAACCTTCTGATCCAAACAAAGGTGACCAATTCACTGAGAGAGTTCCAGGATTGCGTTTTATTACAAACAAAAAATTCAGAGAACTAAAAGAGGAAATGAAAGCTAAGACTCCAGACTACTATGAGGCTTTAGAAAAACAAGCTGAAGAAGAAGCTACTCAATTAAGAAATGATTTAGGTTCAGAATCTCCAATACAGGGACCAACATCAGAAGATAATACTACATCAAGTATAAATAATATACTTAATTCCGGATACACTGAAGATTTTGAGGGTGGAAGACCAATTACGTTGCCAAAATTATCCAATCCGGCTAAAGGAAATACAATTTTGGATCCATCTGCCATCATCAAACCAAAAGGAGTTCACAATGGATAACAAAACAACTATAGCATCAAATATTCAGATTGATAAACAAGAACCTCCGACAATTTATACTGTTGGATACCAGCCGATTGAGATAATCGGACGTGATTATCGTTTAGTTGATCTTGTAAATCTTATTACAGATAAATGGGATGTAACTGGAAACGTATATGATGCTGTAATTGAATATGTAAAAAAATTTCAATTAAGACCAGAGGATAAATATTTTTTAAACACAAAGAAAAATTCTCAGGTTATTCCATATATTTGGGAAAATCTAAATAGATTTGATTCTTTGAAGCAATTACTAATTTATGACCCATCTTATGTTGCATCGGATGCTGAAATTTATAAAATATTAAAGGATCTAAAATCAGTCATTGGTCCAAAACAAGGATACAGATCTTACATTGATGCGGCTAATGCCGTTAGAGAGACTTTAGTGCGGGTAAAGGATAATATGTCACAAAAGGATTATTTTAATGCTTTAATGCTTTTATCTGATCTAAATAAAAGTTCAGTTGATGCTTTTATTCAATATCTTTTGTCATTTACACAGCCGTATCAAATGAATATGACTAAAAAAGTAATTTTCTTTGGAGATCCTGTAACTCCAAGATATTTTGAATATTTAAATTCTCAAGGAATTTTTGTAGTTTCTTTTTTACCATATGAATTCTTTTTAACTCCTTGTATGACTCCAGAACAATATTATTTTGAAAATCCGATGTATCAATCTCATTTATTTACACTTGTTGAGCTTAGAAGGCTAATAACGATTTATATGCCAGACGCATTGATCTTAAATCCTGGAGGTTTATATCTTACTCCAGGAGATGCAAAATTTTTTGCGTATGAATTGCAAAACGATGTAAAAATAAAAATTTTGTCTGGGAATTATCCAGGCGAACAAATTTCAATTTAAGGAGGAAGATTATGTATATTCAAGCATCAAGTTACGGAATGAACCCACCGCAGAAAGAAAACGAAGAAGTCAAAGAAGGAGCTTATTTTATCGTTGATTGGGTTGGTAATGATCCTATTCGTCGTGGAAATAGAAAGCCAATAATAATTGCAGGTAATTTAACAGAAGAAGAACTAGCCAGCGTTAAGGATGGAAGGATTAAGCTTGAGCCACCAAGATTTGGAACTGTCCAGAGAGTTTTATTAAAAGTTGTGTCTGTAGAAAAACTTTAACCGTTTCCAAAATGGAAACAGTTTCTTCTGGGAGGAGCACGAATGTTTGAAAATTTCAAATGTGAAAAATGTGAGCTTCATAAAGTAAAATTGAATTATGTATTACCACACGGTAATATTAACGGTCGTATTCTAATCATAGGTGAAGCTCCAGGGCGTGAAGAAGATAGAGAGGGAAAGCCGTTTGTAGGTCCTTCTGGGGCTTTATTACGTGAAGCTTTAGACAAAGCAGGCATTTCAATTTCAGACATTAATATTACAAACACAATAATGTGTAGGCCGCCGAATAATCGTCAGCCTATGAAAGAAGAATTAGAAGCGTGTAAAGAACACTGGCAAGCTGTTATTGCTGCAATGCCTAATCTTCAATTGATTATTCTTTTGGGTGCTATTGCGGTTCAAGCTGTGCTCAAACAGAAAAATATTATGGACAAACGTGGGACAATAATTAAGAAAGACGGAAGAGATTTTCTTCCAATTTTACATCCTGCAGCAATTTTAAGAGATCCAAACAAGAAAGAGATGTTCTTTAGAGATTTTGTTTTTGCGAAAAATTATATTGAAAAATCCTTCCAAGTCGGAGAATATAAACTTTGCAATACTCTTGAACTAGCTAATAATGCTCTTGATCTTATTCAGGATAAAGAATATATAGCATTTGATATTGAGACATCTGCTATAGATGAGGATGAACCGAATTTAGCAAATGATGAGATTATTGGAGTATCATTTACCTCAGAGCCATATAGGGGTTATTATATTCCATTTATTAGTGCTAACACCCAAGTTTTTTCAGATGAGCAAAAAACTCATATTGTAAATAGACTACGTGATATACTTACGCATCCGAAAAAGAAATTGATATTGCATAATGGAAAATTTGATGCTAACTTTTTGAAGGCAAAATTTAACATAGATATTGTAAAATTTTTTAAAAGAGACGATGGTTCTTTAGGAACAAATTTATATTTTGATACTATGCTTGCTCATCATTTACTTTGGCAAGCTCCACCACACGGGTTAAAATTCTTATCTAGAATTTATCCAGATTTAGCATATTATGAATCAGAACTCAAGGAGTATAAAGACAAAAATAAGATTAAGAATTATGCTATGATTCCACAAGACGTTATGTATAAATATGCAGCTACTGATGCTGATGCGACGATACGTTTATTTTATAAATATTGGGAAGAGCTTTCCCAGAAAAATTTGCTTGGGCTCTTTTTTACTGCTGTTATGCCTTTAGTTCCTGTTTTATGTCAAGCAGAATATTATGGAGCTAAAATAGATAAAAAGGCGTTATTGGATTTAAAAGTTATTTTAGAAAACAAGATAAAAACTTTAGAAAAAGAAATTTATGAATTAGCTGGAGAGGAATTTAATATTAACTCCCCAATTCAAAAGGCAAAAATTTTATACGAAAAATTAGGTATTCCGAAACCGAAGAATAGAACCAAAAAGAGTGGGAGTCTTCCTACTGATAAAGAAACTTTATCAAAGATTGACCATCCTATTGTTACAAAGTTGATAGAATATGCTCACGAAACTAAAATGAAATCTACATATGTTGATAGTTTATTAGAAAAAGCAGATCGTTTAGACAGAATCCATACTAATTATAAACAGCACGGAACAGCCACTGGGCGTCTGAGTTCATCCCAGCCTAATTTACAAAATATTCCTGCTGAGAAACAATATCGTCAAATCTTTATATCTGAAAAAGGATATTCATTGGTAGGTTCAGATTTTTCTCAGATAGAATTAAGAGTTTTGGCTAGAGTATCACAGGATCCGAAATTATTACAAGCATTTATGAACGGAGAAGATATTCACGACCAAGTAGCAAGAGAAATTTTTAATATTCCTCCGGAAGAAAAAGTTCCCAAAGATATACGTCGTGTAGCTAAAACTATTAATTTTGGAATTGTATATGGTATTCAAGCCCAAGCTCTTTCAAAGCAAATTAATAGTGACGAAGGTACTGCTCAGGAATATATTAATAGATATTTATACAAATATCGTAAGGTTGCAGAGTTCCAGGAATATATTAAGGCTTTTGTACGTGAGCATAAATTTGTAAAGAATATTTTTGGACGTATACATCATATTCCAGAAATAGATTCTCCAGATAGATTTATTCAGGGTGAAGCAGAACGAACAGCTTTAAATAGTCCTATTCAAGGAAGTGCAGCAGAAATAACTAATGCAAGTGCAGTTCAAATATATTTAGCTTTTGAAAGAGAAAATATTGATGCAAAACTTGTGTTGACTGTACACGACGAGCTTGTATATGAAGTAAAGAATGAACAAGTAATTAGAGCAGCTACAATAATTTATAATACTATGAGGTCTATTGCGGAACATCATCTTAAAATACCAGTTCCAGTTGATCAATATGTAAATGACAAATGGCTGGAACACGATATTGATGATCATAAATTTCCAGCTTTACATCAAGCAAGATATTTACGTAAGATAGGAATTAAGGCTCGTGATTTTTATAATATTCCGAAGGGATATATATCTGCAATTCCCAGAGGATGAAGGAGGTGAATAATTTGTTTTTTGCAGAACGTCGTTTCGACGTAAAAATCTATTTTAGGAGGTTCAACTATGGCATCGTGGGATGATCCAAGAGCTGTACAAGCAGCACATCAAGGTCCGAGAGAACAGTTGTTTTTAAGTCTCAAAGAAGATTTACGCGTTAGGGTTATTGGTGCACCAGAATTTTTTGAAAGACATTGGGTAAGTAGTCGTACAGGCAAATATGTCGGTATTAGATGTCCAGGTGCTTCACACTGCCCTGTTTGTGCGATGGGAGACAAACCAAGACTGAGAGCTATTTTGCCAGTTTTAGACAGAAAGACTAACAAGGTAAGATTATTAGACGCTCCTCAAATCATCATTGGCTATTTGAAAGCATTAAAAGATGGAGAATGGGGAGACTTGTCTGGATATGACGTTGTTATTCAACGTGTCCAAGTTGGTAAGAAAACTGACTATCAGGTAACGCCACAACCATCAAGAACTCCGTTAACGGAAGCAGATAAAGCTGAGATTAATAGATTTTTTGAAACTGTAGACTATAAGAAATATGCACAGCCACATACGATTGAAGAAGCGTTAGCACTTTTAAATGGTCAGCAATTACCAAGTAAGAGACCAGAAACGATTTCATATACCGGAGAACCAGCACGTATGCAGACAGCATATACTAATGCATATGTACCTCAGGCACCAGCACCAGCGTATATTCCTCCAAATTATTCGCAGTCTCAGACTGTTGCTACTCCAATGGCACCGCAGATGCAGGCACCTGCACCACAGACTGGGGCTCCAATTTCATCAGGTACGCCAAATATACCAAATACACAGCCAGGAACGAACGCACAGCCGTCGTATGTTCCACCAGCACCAGCTAATACGCCTAATACAGTTACAGATCAATTAATTCAACAATTTTTGCCACAGGGGTATCCGTCATCACCTCCGATACCTCCGTCTCTTTCATCTCCTCCCAATTCCGGCTTGAGGTGATTTGATTTCATTAGAGGCTCCGGCTTTTTCGTCGGAGCCTCTAATAACTTAGGAGAAATTATGAAATCACTTGGATTAGATATATCACAGACTTCTACAGGTTGGGCTGTTTTACAAGACCGTTCGTTGGTTGACTATGGTTATTTTCAATTTAATAAAAATAACCGTTTAGGAGACAATCTTCTTTTGTTTTATAGTTATTTGGAGACTATAGTAACAAAGCATCCAGATTTAGATTTTATTTGTATTGAAGATACGTTCTTTGGTAAAAATATTAAAACATTAAAACTCTTGACTAGATATAGTGGTGTAGCGATAGTAGCTTGTCGTAAATTATTGCCTAAAGCTCGTATATTAGTTTTGACAGTTGCATCTATTCGTTCTGCATATTTTCCTGGGCGGAAACTTGACAAAGATGAAGTTTATAAGTATATTTGTACTGACTATAAATTAGGTAATATTCCAGATGATGTAACAGATGCAATTGCAGTTGCATCATTTCCATTTTTAGGAAAGAAGATTGATAAAAAATGGGAGATATGAAACAGAATAAAGTTTGGATAGTTGGCAATGGAATGATAATTGACACTGGATATATGACTGAATCTGAAGTTAACGAGTTTTATAAGATGTCTTCTGACGCTCGTAAATTGTTTATTGAGGAATATATTGCAAAGTTTCCAAAAGCTTTTATTAATACAGCTGGATTTTGTACTCTTAGGAGAAAGCATATGAGTGAAAAAGACTGTATAGCTTGTGCTAGGGCACAAGGTATGACAAAATTAGCAGAATTTAATGTATGTAGAAGTCAACATCTTAGTAGACCCTGAAGGAGGTTAAATTATGACTAGTAAAAAGAAAATATCAGAGGCCAAAACAAACTCAAAAGTTGATAATGCCGTAAATTCAGATCTGAGAAAACGTATGGAAGCAGCAAATGCTAAACTTAATAAAATTATTCAAAAAGATAATTTACCAGTAATTGACGATGAAGTAGAAGGCTCACAGGATTTAAGTATCCCATTATTTTCTACTGGTATATTAGCTCTTGATAGGGCTCTTTCTGGTGGAATGCCGATGGGACGTATTACTGAATTGTATGGTGAAGAAGGCAGTGGAAAATCTCTTATTTCATTAATGGCGATTGCAGAAACTCAAAAAAATGGAGGACGTTGTCTATTATTTGATGCTGAATCTTCGTATGATCCTATTTGGGCAGCAAAGTTAGGAGTTAATACAAAAGAGCTTATGGTATCAGATGCTAACATAGCTGAAGATGTTTTTAAAATTATTCAGACTTATGCAGAAGAAAAATTAGTTAATTTAGTTGTAATAGATAGTATAGCTAGTTTAACTACGTTAGATATTATGAATAGCGAACTTGGAGCTGCAAAGTATGCTTCTCTAGCTGGTGTTTTATCTAGGATACTTCCAGTTTTATTAAAATATTTAAAACGTAATAATGTTTCACTTATAGTGGTAAACCAAGTTCGTGATGCTATTGGATCCTATACGCCTATGTTACGTACTCCTGGTGGAAGGAGTTTAAAACATTTATATCATACGAGAATTAAAGTATTTAAAGCTGGAAGTTCCAAATTGTTAAAAGATGGAGACACGGTAAGAGGAGTTGAAATTGAAACACAAGTTACCAAACATAGAGGTGGACCAAATTATCTTGGAGCGACTTTTAGGATAGATTATAACAATGGTTTTGATTATGTTTATGATTTAGTTAGTTTTTTACTTGCAACTGGACATATAACTAAAAATGGAGCATTCTATACTTATTCTAATCAGAAATATCAAGGTTTAGAGAACCTTATGGATGCATTTCGCAAGGATCCAGCTGCGTTTAAAGCTGGAATTGAATTTGCTAAAGAGATTTTAAAATCAGAAGCTGGAAATAAAAATGTGATTCCATCAGTTCCAACTGATAAAGATTTAGTAGAACCTATAGATGTGTCAGGAGATAATGATGAATCAAATGACTAATATAGTCCAAAGCCTTCCTCCAACTTTGTTGGATGTTAGTCTTGAGCATAAGTATGAAGGAAGTTATTTTGAACAGCGTGGTGTTTCAAAAGAAATTTTTCAAAAATTTAATTTAGGTACAGTAGTTTCGGCTATTAATACTCTGCCCTCATCTGTTATTGGATCACCCGCATTTCCTGTATACGATGAAAGTGGCTATTTTGTTGGTTGGATCTTTAGACCAGGACATCAAGATTTTAAATATAGATATCATGGTTTAAAGACGTTTGATTATGTTTATGGTTTAATTCATGCTATTCCGGCAATTATTAGAGAAGGATCTGTTATTATTGTTGAAGGACCTTTTGATGTGTTGCTTGCTCATTCTGCCGGAATAGAAAACGTCATAGCAGTTCTTGGAGCACATATTTCTGTTAACCAAATTTTGTTGTTAGGATCGTATACTAATAAATTTATTTTTGCATTAGATTCAGACAAAGCAGGGTTGGAAGGAATGGACAGAAGTATACAATTAGTTAATAAAATATTACCGGAGGTATCTACCGATCGTATGCTGCTTTATCCGTATAAGGATTTTGCAGACTACGCATTGGCAAAAATAAAAAATGAAAAAGAGACACAAAAACACTAAAAGTACTAGAAGTATTAGAAAAATAAAGAATGAGACCGACGATATACGTAATTCAAAAGAAATATTTTTATCTGATTATTTAGAAGATGAAAAATTACCACTAGAGTTTTTTACACAAAAATTTGTCACAGAGATGGAGCCATTTAACGAAGCTATAGAAGTATATAAATCTAATTTGTTATATGTAATGATGGATTTAATTTCGACAGAAATTATGCGTTTGACTGCGGCACAAAGGGAAGTAATTATTCGTTATTTTTTTAATTCAGAATCTATAAGGATGATTGCTAAGTGTCTTAATAAGGATCTAAGCAGTGTTAGGGATTTAAAATCAAGAGCACTTAAAACTTTACGCAGGCGTTTATCTGAAAATCCATATTTTATGCAATTATTTAAGGAGTATCAAGAAGGCGACCCTAAATTATCTATACTAATAGAGATAGAAAAATTTTTAGAAAAAAATGTCTAAAACCCACCCACACCCCCACCCTAATATATAATAGGACCATAAGGAGTCTCTATGCTTTTAGGAAGAGAAAATAAAAGAGATTTTGACCATATAATTAATGTTTTAGATATATTGGACCATAAAACTGATGGTAGATATAGACATAGTATAGACAGAATAAAAGAAATATTACAGGAATTAGATAAAAATTTAAGTGAAGAAGTAGATCTTCGTTCTACTCTTGAAAAGTTTCGTAGTAAAGGTTTTAAGGTTTCAAAGTATTTAACAACTTCTTTTTCAGATCCTAATAGTATGATGAGGAAACTTAATAAACTCTGTGATGAACTTAAAGAACTTGATAAAATAGTAATGGCATATAATAATTTAAAACGAGAATTAAAAGAAACTGAAACTGCGAAACGATTAGAATCCATTATGTATGATCCGGAAAAAATAATGGAGGCTAAATCGCTTTGGCATAAATTAAATAAATAGTGAAAGGAGTATCATGTCAGGAAAAGATACAGCTAGAAAGATTTTAAGTCAATTATTTAATTCAAATCCTAACCCACAACCTAATATTATAAAAGTAGAAGCTATATTCATTGAGGATCTCACTCCAGAGGTAAAGAATAAATTAGTAAAGATAGCTTATAATACTTATGTAAAGAAATCAGATTTAAGTAGAGTTTGGACTATTGAGAGAATTGACGGTAAAGATTATGTAGTAGCTGTAGATTCTGGAAGACAATTATCATATAATTATGATATTAAGCACTCTGATAGTGATATACAAATTGTTCGTGGGGATGAAGTTTTAGCTAGTTTTCCGGTTGATGAACTTACAGACGTTAACAGTTTAGCATCCTTTTTAAGAAATAAAGCTGCTATGTATAAATTTTTGCCTAGCCAATTATTTGTACAAGCGATGCGTAACGATTTTGAATCCTTTAAAAAAGTTTTTATTTCTGCTAATGCTTTGATGAGAAAGAGTGCTGCAAATGATGTAGCACTGAGTATAGATACGGTAATTCCTACTGATGATGCTGCCATCAATGCCTTAAATTACACAGTAGATAACACTATTAAACCATATATAGACTCACTATTTTTGAATTATTCTGCACCAGGAGTACAAAACAACGATGAATTAATGAAAGAGATAGACTCTATACATAAGCAAATTATAAACGCAATTAAAGGAGTTATAAATGCTGTAAAAGGTTCTTCTATTACACTTGAAGATTTATCAGACAAGATAATAGGTAACGAAACAATTTCATCGGCTTTAAACGAAATTGATCAACTTGCACAAAAATTTAACAATTTGGATAGCTATCCTGAAATAATTAGGACTTATTTGTTACTAGACACCTACGGCGTGAGTCAAGTTACAACAATGTTAGCAGCTAGTTTGTTTAGCTTATTAAAGGAGCGAAGTAAAACTAAAGATGTCTCTGAAGAGACTAAAGAGAATAGACGGAAACAGACAGTAGAAATTCTTACAGAAAGACAGCGTCTTGAAAGAGACATTACGTCTCGAGGTGGTAAAGTCTTAGGATATATAGAAGGAATTAATTCTTATTTACAAATATTAAAAAGATTGAAAGATGAACAAGACAATTTAAGATATCAATTAAACTCTTTAATTGATCGTTTACTGAAGTATATAGACATAAAATCAGACACATCAAATGACACATCAAAAGACACATTAAATGACACATTAAAAAACGCATTAAAGGATGTGATTGAGGGTCTCATTAGCAATCCATTAGAGATTACTAAGGAACAATTAAAGGAAAAATTAAGATATATTTTTACGGAGTATTCTGACGACCAATTAAATAGATTGGTGGACGCGTTATCTGCTGCATTCAGTCAAGCGTTCTTTAAGTCTATTAAGACATTTTTTAACGAAGTAGGACTGCGTGTATTATCTCAAAGTGTATTGGGTAAATTATTTTACCAAGTTATTGATGAAGGTTCTATACCAACGTTAGAGAGTTCTGAAATACCAAAAGACCTAGAAAAGTATAAACAGTATGTAGCAGATTTTAATGCGTTAGTTAGATCTAATGAAAGATTTGATATAGTTTTGGCTAAATTTTTAGAGCGACATCCAGAGATAACTACAAAAGATCAAATCATGGATATAATAAATGGTATATCGGCTTTAGCACAGGTTTGGACACAGAAAGCTGCTAGTACCTTATATAAGAAAAATTTAGCTATTTCTTCTAGTCCTGGAATTGCAAATTCTTTAAACTCAGATATATATGAATTTATGAATACTTCTCATTATCTTGAGGATTTATTTGTAGAATTAATAAAATCCTTATCTAAGGAAGCACAGAACTTAATTTATGCAACAGAAAAACTTGATTTAAATGACGAAAAAGATCTTCAAAAAATAAAACAATATCTTACCGACGAAGACCGTAGGAACTTTATAATTGCTATATTAATAATTGGAGCTATGGGGCATGTTATACTACTTCAAGGTGCAGCAATTACTCCTCATAATCTTGTTACTCCATCATTTGGAGGTTCCATAGTATCCGATATTAAGCAGGCTATTGAGCAGGCTATTGCGGCTGAAAAAAATAAGCCGAAAAAAGATTTAGATATCAAAGCTCTTAAAAAAGAAACAATAGAAGGGGCAAAAGTAAAAGTAGATTATCTACAATCTTCTCTTCTTATTCAATTAATGAAAATTAATCCAAAGTTTGTAAATGAGCGTGTAAAAAATTATAGCGGTGAGAACAAAGTAGATTTTATAAACTATTTAAGAGAGGGTTTACAAAACCAGTTAAAGGAATTAATGTCTGCTCATGCTAATTTTAAACAGGTTACTGACAACTCTCTTACTCTTTTAGGTGATCTATTACAAAAACCAGATAAAGAAAAAAAATTTTTAACAGCATTACCGTTTTTAGCTAGAAACAATGCACCAGTTACGACAAAGATAATAAAAAAAGGCAAAGATGTAACTAAACAAGCTATAAACGAGTTTGCTACTGAATATTTTAGGACTTTAGCTTCCGCATATGTATATTATAACCAAGAGAATAGAAATAAAGTTAAAGAAGAATTAACTAAAAAAATTGAGAAATGGCAAAAAAAATACAATACTACTGTAGATGCAGTTTTTGGTACAGGAGTAGATGCTTTAGTAAATACTCCGATACAGGTGGATATAGCTATAAGTTCTGTACCAGATTTAAGGAAACAGGCTCACTATGATTTAATAATTGGAAAGATTATTAACGGAATGAAAGATCTTACAAGAAACCATACTTTAATGGGTATGCCTAATATTATGATGGCTTTATCACATCAAACTGGGTTTGTAGCATCTATTTTTGCAAAGTATATAGGACCAGAAAGTATTACAGCTAATATCGAAAATTCACAGTTACAAATAGTAACACCAGAGAACAACATTAATTTAGGTACGCCAACTAGTCCATATTCATCTGGAAAAAGAAAAAATCCTATTATATTATCTAGGAAATTATATAAAATTAATGGATTTCCTGATTATTTTATTAGAAACTTTTTATTATCTGATCCTCAATTAAAGGAGCTATATGACGTTCTTTCTGATGACGTCCGGTATTTTACTGGAGCGATAAAATATAATAGTACTAAATTTAAAAGTGAGTGGGACCTGATTGCCGCTCATGTAACAAGACTAGTCACCCCAGACAATCTTAATAAGGCTTATAATGACTTTTTAAAAGATTTGAAACGGTATTTGCCTCCTCCTCCTCCTCCTTCTACTACTTCTACTACTACTCCAGCTAGTCAAGCTAGTCAAGCTCCAAATAATACGACCAATACCTTGGAAGACGTTCAAAATATGATATCAAACAAGACATATACCAAGATAGAAAGAGAAGCAGAAGATTTTAAAGATAAACTTAATGCCCCGGATGGCCAGATGGTTTTGGATGATTTAATAATTGCATTTACAAGGGCTTTACACTTGGAGATTTTGACTAATCAGCCAGAAATGAACAAAGGTATATTAACTTTGAAGGCCTACTTAGCTAAATTATTAAAGCAGTCTTCTAGTTCTGATAACTTACCGTCACTAGCGGGAGCATTAAACTCTTTGTCCTATTTATTAGATCTTGCGTATAGTTGTGCAAGTTTATGGCATCCAATGATAAAAACCGCAGCTAAGAAAAAGAAAAATATTGGCCCGGTTAATCCTGCTCCAACTAACCCGGCTCCAACTAATCCTGCTCCAACTAACCCGGCTCCAACTAATCCGGCTCCAACTAACCCGGCTCCAACTAACCCGGCTCCAACTACCCCGGCTCCAACTACCCCGGCTCCAACTAACCCGGCTCCAACTAACCCGGCTCCAACTAACCCGGCTCCAACTAACCAAATTAATCCTTATTTATCTACAATACAAGCTTTCGAGGAAGCAAACAAAACAATAAATGAAAGAATGCGAAGAGTATGGAATACAGTATATGAAGTTTCACAAGAGATTATTACAATGTCAAATGGTGTTAATTTATGGGGTAGGCATTCCGGTAAGCTCCCAGCAATGTTATTTGATTATATACCAACACTACTAAATCATACAATAGGTTTCCTAGACTCTCAGCTTGAGTCTGGAGTTCCACAATTGAAAGCATCTTCTCAACGTAAACTGCATACATATCTCCAAGACGTTATTAGATATGGAAACTCTTATAAGGGACTGAAAGCATATTTGAAAAAATTCTTAAAACCTGCCTGTGACAATGTAGAAAAGGGGTATACCAAGAAGATAAATGATATAACTAATAAACTTACAGATATTGCTGCATCTATCAATAAAATTACTGCAGACCTAAAGAATACACAAAATAAAGATCAAATTGCGGAGTATGAGAAACAAATTAATGAGTATAATGAGCAAAAAAAAGGACTTGAAGAAGCTAGAAAAAATATTGAAGCCAAACGTAACAAGATTGAGTCTCTAAAAAGATATATAAATGAGGTGCTACAAAGTACGTATTCAAATGAGTATGAGCTGGCCAGCAAGATAACCGAGATACGTAGTCAATTCAATTATATATCAGTGTTTGGTGGTATGCCAGTAGAAATAGAAATGTACAATTTAGAGCCAGATTCATATTTTTCACCTCTTATACCTTCTACTGATGACGAGGCTACTTTAAAAAAATTACGTTTGGTTGAAAAAATGTTGGGGATTGATTCACAATTAATTGATGGTTTATCTAATACGTTGGGAACTATTACACAGATTCGATTAACACTTGAGCTAGCTGGTGAAAAAATTCAAGTATTAGGGGAACCCATGAGTGATGCAGATCTTGTCCGTTTTAGCCAACTTTTCCCACTTAGTCCTACAGCACGACTGAGAGCTCATATGCATAGCACTTCTGGGATTTATGTATTATCAGATGGCCTCATTAATTTTTTATACCAAGAGTTACCTAAGGCTGATTATAAGGATTTTGTAGATATGGTTGATAAAAAAATAAATGGAACTATCAACACAGTTTCAATAGATGATCGTATAAAGTTACTTTCTAAGATTTTGAAACTGATACTTCGATATGATATAGACTTTTATCAACATGATATTAGCACATTATTTTATTTATTAGAGATTCACCCTAGATTAGGTCGTGATATCGTAAAAAACATAAAGGATATGTTTGAGGACGTGGCTAAGACATTAACTGAACAAAGTAATCCAGGATCTAATAGTTTAGTTAACTATTATATAAATATTTTAGAAAGATATTTTAGCGGAACTCCTAATAATAATACTATAGCACAGTATCTTTTTAGGTTTTTGAATACTACAATGATGGGGTATATTTCGGAGAAATTTGGACAACAGGCACAGAGCAAGTTAAAAAACAGGATATTTGAAGATTACTGGGACACTGCTTTAAAAAAATTAAAGATAGCACTTAACAATCCAAAAGGATATTCTTCAAAAGTAGCACCTTATCTTATAAGAACTGAAGATATAGAGGCTAATGAGTTAGATATGAAAGGTAAGTTTACTAAAGACGATTTAGATTATATCTTTTCAATATTAGAGCAGCTATATAATGAGAAGGCTTCGAATGTAACTTCTGGTAAAGTTGGTACAGTTGGTAGTAAACTATCTGAACTACTATACTCTGGTCAGTACAGTAGAATATTAGGAGCCGCAGTTGATGGATTAACTCAAATCGTACTTCCATGGATTATGAGAGGATTAGACGAAAACGATGTGATAACTAATTTCCCACCAGATATGCGTGAAGATGTCCCTTATAAGCGGCCATATAATTCCTATTTATTGAAAGAATATCTGAGTGGTTTTATAATTAAATTATTTGGTATTTTAATAGATAGTTATATTGCCTTGAATGGGCAAACATATACAGGTAATATTGATTCTAAAATACAACAACTATCTAACGATCTTAGAAAAAAACTAAATGGACCTGTAAATTCGCGTCTTGATGAAGCTTGTAAGTACATTGTTGATATTATAGGTAAAGTTTTAAAGGATAAGATGGGTATTCTTCAAATACTGAATGTTACACAGACGACGGAACGCACACCCATGATATTTTCGAAAGGAAGCTTTTTTAATTATAAAGATACATTTAATTATTCACTAATAAAAATTGGCGAGATAGCAGAAGCTATCCAAAATATTGATCCAGATGTTAAAGATCCAGATATTAAAGATCTTGAAGCAAAAGCTAAAGCATTAGTCGCTTTATTAGTTAATCAAGTACAGAATATAAGTAGATTATTAGATAAAGCTAAACAGGTTAATAAAGAATTAGAGGAAGAAATTAATAAAGAGGAAGAACTTAATAAATCAGAAAGTGATCTTCAATAAATTTAAGGAGGAACTAAATTAATGACAAGACAAGATTTAATTGTAAAAGCATACGTGCATTATGCAGGTATACCAAGATTTGATGATAAGATATTTAAGCAGTTTGTAGGAGAATTTCCGGAATTGATTCGTGAATTTCCGAAAGCTCAACTACGTCAAATGATTGTACGCGGTGCCGAAGCGTTTAGGGATGAAATTGATCCAGTAATTGATATTAATGAAATTCGCAAAAATGTTGGGAGAGAAAATACCGAACTTGAGTATTTTTTTAATCATGCTCCTACACGCTTAAAAGCTTTTATTGATCATTTTAAGACTTTTCCGTTTAAATCGGCATCAAACAAATCTATAGTGAAGAAATCTATTTTAACTGTCTATGGAGAAGATGTTCAAAATCCAGAGTCTACAATGAATAAAAATTTAGATAAAGAATTATCCGATATTTTAAATTCTGATGCTACTAATCCGTCCACAACTCCAGAAACTCCAAATACTTCAGATATTTTAGATACTTCAGAGACTAAAAATACTTCCGAAACTACTCTAGGAGAAGATATAAAACCTGAAGGAGAGTCTACGGCAGAGTCTTTACCTCCAGAAATAGAAGACGAAGCAGTTGCAACGCTAAATGGATATTTACAAAAGGATGTCTTTAATAACAAGCTTATACCAGTAGTAAAAATTGTAGAAGCGTGGAAACTCCAAAACGGCTATATAGTAACTTTTGAACTTTCCTCCTTAGATAAATCAAAAAAAGTTTATGCGTCAGCTGTTGTTTATAATGATAAATTAGTTCTTCCTGCTGAATTACGAGATGAAAATGATCAAGTTATTGGTGAATTTAATAAAGATACTATTCTTAATGTATTTGCTGAGACAGAAAGTGAAATGCCTACTGATTCCGACAATTATCAGGATCTTATGAGTGAAATGATAAAAACCAGATCACCAGCAAAAGCGAGTAAAATACTTGATAAGATTATACAGAGATTTGGAGCAGAAGTTGGCAGAAATGCTTTTGATACTTTTACCAGGGTTAAATATAAGAAAACTTCTGCTGATCCAATTAGACCTGCAGATTTATTAGATGTTAAATTTGCGTCAGATTTCCCGGATTTAGAGTTTGAAGAAACTATGGATCCAGATACCAAAAAAATTATGGATAATCTAAGGAGGAAGAAATAATGAAAGTTTATTCTTATAATAATCAGTTAGTCGCGATCTTAAAAGAAACTCCAGAAACTGTAACATTTATTACTGCATCTGGAGATATAAAAGAGATACCGCAAAGCAAAGCTATAGTAGAAGAAGCAAAACTTATTACAGCTGGAGTTTATAATGATAAATTTATCCAAGCAGCACTTGGCGGTTTGGTTTCTGCTCCAAAGTATATTAAAAAGACTGGTGGTCTTATGTTATATGTAGGCAAACACGGTATTGCTTATGTTGAGCCACAGGGAAAAGGTTTAGTTAAGTATGCTATTGGAGTAGATAGTGGTGCATTTGTAAATCCAGAAGAAGTTAATAAGAAAAAGATTCCTCACGGTAAAGAACCAGATTGGGATAAAGATAAACTCTTTAAAGAAGACATGAGAAAAGATAACGGCAAGGGTGGGAAGAATACGAAAAAGCCTATGGATGAAATTGATGATTTAGAAAGTATGGACTCTTCAGTTCCTGAAACTTTAGATATAGCAGATCCGAATGAACAACTTGGTCAGGTTAAATCCATAGTATTGAAATGGGATAGTCCTAAAATAGATGGGTCTATTGAAGATATTAAGAGCATGTTTGGGGAAGGAAAACCGCTTCCAGAACCTACTAGTATTGTTATAGATACTGGTGAGGAACGTATTACAAGTAAGAAAACTTTAAATACAGCTTCTATACAAGAACGTATAAAAACAGCACGTTCTGTAGGGGCTCCAGGTTTAGGTCTTACTCCTACTATGTCACATACATGCCCGAAATGTCAAAGTTTATTAATGTATAAATGGGATCCTCAGAAACAAGAAACATTATTAGTTTGTCCTGTTTGTGGTTATACGGAAAGATATGAACGAGATGAAGAAACCCAAAGAACGATTCCAATAGAAAAAAGAGAAACCAACTAGAGGGAGTTTTCTAATGCCAATTCCAGATGGTTTGTTAGATACATTAAAATATGTTAGAACTGATGGAGTTTCACGAGCTTGCCCTGTTTGTGGTGCTCCAATGGAACATATAACAGATGGATTGAACGTAATTAATAAATGTTTTCAGTGTGGTTTTTCTGAAAAGCCTACTGGAGATATTAGTAATCAACATAAATATGATCATACAATTACTATTGTAACAGCTTTTCTACAGAAACGAGGATTTTTTGAATTATATCAGCCTTTAGATGAAAAACTTTTTAATTCATTGATTTCTGCTGGTAGAGATACTGAAACAGCTAGGGAGGAAGTAATTAGAGATTTAGATTTAAAAGGAGAAGCTTTGGAATATTTTAATTCAAAAGTAGATTTTTTAGGTAATTTGTAACAAAGGAGGTAGCTGACTATTAAATTTGAAGAAGTCCTTTTACATCCTTATTATGATACTATCAAACAGAAATGTTTTGCTGATGAACCAGCTACTGAAATCTCTAATTGGATTAAAAATACAGTAGATGCAGATGCTAATATTCCACAAGAAAAGAAAACGGATTATTATGTTTCTGATAGAAAAATAAGTGCATATAAAAAGTTATTGCAGGAACAGACAAAAGATATTATGGTGAGTATGGAAAAACCTATGGCTGTACTTCCTACTCAACCTATTTCTGCAAAACAAATTGATATACAGCATAACGAAGGTGCTGTATTAAAACCTATTATTTCAAAAGATATTGAACGAAATATATTAAATGTAAATGAAACATTCTTAAATTTAGCTAGCACAGTTGAAGATCTTATTCAAAAATTATTAAAAGAAGAAGCTCAGTTTGGGGTTAGAGATACTGGAATGATTAGAACGATTCGTAGCCTTTTAGCAGAACTTAGGCAATTACTTGAACTTTATTGTAAATTAACTGGGCGTGAAGATTTTGCTAAATCTTTGGGTAGTAATTTGGGAGAAGCTGCAGCTAAAAATATTATTAATAAAGAAACTAAAGAGAAACTGATGGTATATATACGAAATCTTGTGGCTGATTTAAATCCTGAAGCTATATCAAAAACTCTTGCAGAATTGGAGGCTATTTTGCGTGGCGAGTAATTCATATATAAATCCATTTATGTTATCTATTGAGCCTGGTAAAAAACGCAAACATCATTCTGAAGGAATGAAAGATGTTAAACGTCAAGAGATTAATAACGAAGGATATGCCAAAGAAATAGGTTCGGGCACAGATGAAACTGGATATGGGGAAAATGATAAAGACAAGGCTCCTTGGATGAAAAATCTACATCAATTTTTATCAGGTCCAGATAGTATGAACCCAGATATGAAAAACATGCCTGGAAATCCATATTATTCTTATACTAGTAGCGGATATAGTTATTATGGAATGATACGTCGTGCAGTTATAGAAACTGTGAAAGAGAAAGTAAGAAATGCTCTTGATCGTGCCAAGAAAGAAGGAATAATAGACAAAGATCAAAGTATTTTTGACGTTAAGATTGATATTCCTGGAGTTGGTCCAGTAACATATGATCAACTTACTGAGGCTATGGCTGAAAAAGCTCTAAAGATATTAAACAAAATGATATCAGAAAAACATAAAACAAAATCAGAGGAATCAGAAGGAGCTTTAGGTTCTGATAAATTGCCTGATTTAGGACTTGGAGGTTTAGGTAATGTAGGAGGACCAGGAGGATCAGAAGGCAGCAGTTTAGGTGGTGCTTCAGAAGGTGGAGATCCAGCTGCAGAACTAGATGAAGCTCTAAATGCTCTTCAACAACTGAACGCTTCATTTAATTTAAATATAAAAACAGGAAAAGGTAATAAACAGCAATTTCCAATTTCAGGCGAAACAGATGAAAAACATAAAAAACGTAAAATGGTAGAACAATTGAGTAAAGATGAAGAAGAGGAAGTAGAATTCTATAAAACACAGCACGAACCGAATTTAGAGTCAAAACCATATATTCAGGATGGTAATGGAAATACTAATCCTGAGCAAGCATTTGCAAATGATCCTATGTGGAATAATGTTTATATGTGGATGGGCTAATTGGTCATGGAAAAAACTGATTTATTAATTCAAAGGATTACAAAGTTAGTAAGAGAATTGCCTCAAGGGGCAATGACATATGAATTAGAACTTTTGTTCACTGAATTAACCAAACAAATTGATAAAATTCGCAAGGAGGCTAAAAAGCAATGCAAGACAAAATTATCAAACAAGGAATAGGATCGGATGTATTTCCTTCTGGAACGTTTATAGCTAATTTAGCTATTGAATTAGCAAGAAGGATGATACGTAATGGCGAAAGGATTTCACATTTAATTGATGAGGTAAAAGAACGGTATAAAAATATAACCGACCAAGACATTTATGCTCTTTTATCTGAATTACAGAAATTAGGTTTTGATGTTACGCCTAATGAATGGTTGTATTTAACTCCAGTAGAATATCGTGCAGCTATGTTAAAAAATCTTAATATTGTGAAAAATGCTAAAATCTATGGTAGTCGTTATGAGGATATTATAACTGCCATTAAAGAAACCAAAGAAGAACTTAAAGCTTGCAATGACTGGCTTGACGAAAATAATGATGCGCGTGTATTAAATCCGCAGACTTATTATAGTTATTATGAAATGAGAAACAATTTAGAGAAAAAATTAGAAGATTTACAGAAAGCTTTACAATTAAGCAAATCAGCAAAAGTATATGATAGGACTTATGCTGGTGGAGCAGTACCGCTTCGTCCGCTTAATTTAGTTATAGATGATAAAGTTAGTTTTATATCATTTGATGATAAAAATCAACTCATTAAAAGTGCAGCTGAAGATTTACAAGACAAATCTTCTGTTGAAGAAGCGAAGCAACAGGAAAAAGTAGACATACCTCTAGTTAGAGCTTTTGAAAAACTAGGTGATATGGAAGCTCTTAAACCTTTTTGGTGGGATTTTAAGAAAAACTTTGGAGAGATTTATGATGATCCAGATAGAATAGCTGAAGCAATTGATGAATTATTGGAGTATATTGATCGTACCAAAGCAGAAAAAGATATGTCTCCAGAGGAAGTAAATGAAGCATATGAGGTTATAAATGATTTTATAGAACAGCAAGCCAAGAAAGGAATAAAATTAGAAACTAAAATTAACGAGTATTTAGATACTAGCATGGACACATCTGATGAAGACGAAGATGAGGAACCTATAAATGCTCGCGAATCTGGGTTACCCGCAGAGGAATCTCCAATTAATATAGGAGAATCTATCGGTTCTGATATTGGCGGAAATGCTCCTAAATCAGAAGGGCAATTAGCAGTTACAACGTCTAATAAAAACCGTGTAGTTGTTGGAAACTATTTAGATAAAGATGTTGCTAAATCTTTACAATATATTAATAAGATCAATGAAATTTTATCTAATGTCCGTGCAAGTACATCTATTCCAAAAACTGCACACGTAGATAAGGCTATTGATAATTTACAGGGTTCTTTAAAAGATATAAAGAACTACATTGAAACAGAACTTCCATTTAATTCAGATGTAGAGCGAAAAGCTGCTCGTACTGTCTTGAGTAATATAATGAAGAAGTTATCTGTTTTAATAGATCTCTATACAGATGAAAAAGGATCAGACGAGCTTATGAAATATATAGCTTCTTCTGATTTTCTTAAAACTATAAAATCAGCAAAGATTTTATTAACTACTATAGGTGAATAATATGGCATTTCCTTATGATCTTTTAGTTCCTAAAATTAAAAAAGACGGTGGGAAATTTGTAACTGAAACTAAAGATATTGATCCGACTACTCATAAAATTATACTTAGTAATTATGCTCGTGGACGTGAGATTTTGTCAGATGGAAGAGTCCTTTCTTCCAGTATTAGAGTAACAAAAGGTGGTATAATTTACACTGAGATATTTGATACTCCAGTGCCAGATGGTCCATATTTCTATCACTATGAAGATACCTCACTTAATGTTGATAGCAGTGTTTTATTATTTGGCCAACATGAATCTGGTACAGTAACTATTTCATATGAAACTCGTGGTGATTATATTTTAGCAGAACGGCATAATCTAATTGAGAGTGATTTAGCTGCTATAGAAAAATTACTTTCATCTAATGGAGCAGGATTTAAAGGTATTTTAGTTGGGAGTATTCCAGACAGTAGTTGGACTAATTATATTATTAATGCTGGTCCAAGTGTATATGGCAAAATAATTGATGTATCAGCATATACCAATAACGCTGCTACGGCAATTGTCCAGATAACATTAGGATTTAATAGTGATACTTCTACAAATTTGCCAACATCTCCAGTTTTTTCTATTACTGGGGCAAAGATAGACAGTGGTCGTTTTTTAACTTCTAGCGAAATACTTATTGCTACATCTGAACAGCCGGGATCTACAACTGGAACAAAGTTTCTTAATTATACAATAATAATTCCGTGACCTGCCTTTGTATAAAGGTAGAGGTCTCCTTAGCATAAGGAATAATTTCATAAAAATACCGAAATTTGTCGTCTATATATAGTAGAAGGCTAAAAATTTGATAAAGGTGTTTCTCCTGAAGGGAAATTTAGTTATTTAAGGAGGAAGATTAGAATGAAGAAAGTGAATATACCGAGAGAAAAAAGATGGGTTCATCTGATTTGTTTAATTCTCGTACCTATACTTTCGATATTAGGTAGTCCTCAGATATCAAACGAAGCAGTATACAAAGTAAATACGATGCACGATTATATAGAACAATATTTGAAACTTTTTCCTAATTTAGAATATGCTGAAGTAGTAGCTGTTATTAATAAAGAAAGTGGAGGAAAAGCGGATTTGGTAACATATGAAAAGTCCGTAAAAGATTATAGTTATGGTCCAATGCAAGTTCGTGGTAAAACTTTGAGGGCTATGGGATTTCGTGGTGATTTTAGACAGATTCTTAATTATGAAAATGGAATTTATTGGGGAATGAAGTTTTTAAGTATATGTAAAGAAAATGTAACTAGAGAATATATGAAGACTCATAAAGTAAAAAATAAGCATGCTATTAGAAAACGCACTTTTGCAACTTATAATGCTGGAGGAGTTTATTGGCGTACAGGATACGTAGGCGAAAAATATATTAATCATTCATATGTTCGTGCGTGTGAATGGCATTATTGGAAATTGTATAAATATAATAAATTCTTTTCTCCTGCAAATAATATATAAATATAAAAAGGAGAATTTATGAAAAAATTATTTTTCATATTAGCTTTGATAGGTTTATTTTTTGCACATATTGAAATTTTTGCGGAAAACACTCCTACTCCAACTGCTACTATGACTAGCACTCCAGGAGTATTTTATATTTATAACTCTTTAGATTTGTTTATAAATGAATCAAGAACTATTAATAATTTGTCTGGATCATATACTTGGACTAATAATTGGGGGAATCAGATAGTTCCAGATGTAACTTTAGAATCTGGACCTATAGATGCTTATGAAGCGATAGTAAAATTTGATACAAATAATATTATAGTTACTGTAGTAGATAAATATGGTATTCCAGTAAGTTGTACTTTTACGCCTGCTGTGGTTAATATACGTGCATATAGAAATAGATCAGGGTTTACTTGGTAAAAATATATTAGGAGGTTTATTTTATGGATATTGATGGAAAAAGACCTACGTTTCCAGATGGAGTTAAATTAAAAACAAACGATTTACTTAGTTTGCAAACTCAGCTTACTAGTATGGTTCAGGCTTTATCAAATATGTTTTCTGACGGAGTTATATCAGGTTTAACTCTTGAACAGGAAGGAGAGTATATATCATACGACTATGAACATAATCGTTGGGATTATGGAAAAGGAAGCGTACGTATTCACGGTGGTATGGCTAAAGCTGAAAATGGTGAATTATTAATTATTGAAGAAGGTCAAATTCCTGATATATCTAATGATTTATTCTGGGATCAAACTAATATTGGATCAGGTAGAGATATTTGGATTTATAAAGATGATGTAGAAAGTATAAAAACTAGGCCTGATATTATAGGTACTTCTAAAAGTGTACTAGAAAAAAATATTTATAAAGTAGCATATGGTAATTCTCCAAGTAAACAACCTTATTTTAAACTTTGTACTGTTACTAAATTAACTCCTGGATATCCGGCGTCAATTCAAAATAGTGTTACAATTAATTATGCTCTTAAGAGCTTGACGCATTCTAATTCATTATTTACAAATAGTACAACATATACCGGACCAAAACTCAAAGGATATGAAGCTTTAGTAGATCGGAGTGTTCCTGGAACAGCGCTTATTACACCAGGGACTATTACGAACGTTGAAATTGCTGATAATGCTATAACTACAAATAAAATTTTGAATCTTAGTGTTACAAAAGAAAAAATTAATGGAAATTTTAAAAGTCAAATATTTTCATTCAACGTACCTAAAGGAGGTTCTGTTATATGTGCAAATTTTAGCGGTGGAGGGGTGATATTTTATCCGGGAACTAGATTAAATGTAACTGGTATAGTTACCACTATTTCTGAGGGTGTTGATAGAGGTTTTTGGGTAGCATGGGGTGGTTATATTGCTAGTAATGGAAATCTTATTCCGCATTATGGAAGTCCAGAAACTAATTCTGTAGATTTATATGGTTTTAGTACGGATAGTGGACAGATATCCAATAGTGGTTGGCAATTAGTGTATCTTCCCAAGGATAGACTCTTAACGGCTAAAAATAATACAGGTTACGATGGAAGATATTGTCATTTAGAAGTTACTATTTTTGGATACTATCTATAGAAATAAAAGGAGGCTATCAATGACTACAAATTCAAACAAGAAGGAAACACCGAAGGAAAAAATAAAAGAATTAGAGGAAAAGCTAAAAAATATGCCTGTCTATGAATGCGAAATATATTCTAGAGTCGTTGGATATTTCAGGCCTATAAAGCAATGGAATAAAGGAAAACAGACCGAATGGACTGACAGAACCAAATTCACTCCTGAATTTTTGGAGAAATAAATGAAAAAGCTAATACTAATTTTTTTACTTATATATAGTTTGCTTTATGCTAATACTCTACCGAAACCATATTTATTTTATTTTAGAGTTCCTATTGGAGTGCACGTTGTTAGTCCAGAAAATTTAAATGTCAAAGCATTTACGACTGGAACAAATGATGAAAATTTTAGCTATTATTGGATTTGTTTATATGGTGATACAACTGAAAATAATGAAATGGCATTTTTATATTGGATGAGAGCATTATACGAAAATGCTCCTTCAGAATTAAAGCCTTATATGATTTTTGAAGAAATTGGTAGCAATACAGCTTCTGCACGATATGATGCTATAAGACACAATTTGATAGAATTAGGTTTCTAAGATGAATAAAATAATCAAATTCATAATTTCATTCCTCTTTATACCTATTATCGTTTTTGGAGCAGGAAATGAGTATTTTAATTTAACGCATTTTAAAATTTCAAATCCTTCAAATCAAACAATGAATTTTATGTATAATTATTATAATTATGCAACCTACAACGTGAAATTAAGTGATTTTAAAGTAGTTGGATATTTTTTTAGAGACGGAAGCACTAATTGGATTTATGATAGTTCTAATACACAAGGTTCAATTTATTATTCAGATGGAAGTTGGTATACAAATACTGGTTCTAATTTTACAATAACGTTTACAAATTTAACATATACAGTAGATTGTGGTTTGGTAAATGGTATACAAAGGAAAGCAGATGGAATGTTTGAAGCAAGATATAATGGAGCAGAAGATATTCCTGCAAATGGCGGTTATGTGCAATTAGGTTCAGGAAATTATTGGTTTAGAATAAGAAAAAGTGATTGGAGTGATATTAGTTCAAATAAAGCGAATTCTTATTCTTGCCAAGATAATGATACAGTATTAGGAACAACAGCACCAGGAATTAACTGGAAATGGCTTATTTTATATTACAGCGACGATGGTGGAACAACTTGGCATCAAGTATGCGAAAGGACCGATACTAATGGAACAGTAGATACAGAAAGCGGAGCATTACCTTGCAATCAAAACGCTTGTGCTGCTCCTACTAATGCTTCTACTAATACTCCTACTATAACTCCTACCATAACTCAAACTATAACTCCTACTATAACTCAAACAATAACTTCTACCATAACTCAAACTATAACTCCTACTATAACTCAAACAATAACTTCTACCATAACTCAAACTATAACTTCTACAATTACTCCTACAATAACTCAAACAATAACTTCTACTATAACTAAAACCATAACTTCTACTATAACTATAACTTCTACCATAACTCAAACTATAACTCCTACTATAACTCAAACAATAACTTCTACTATAACTAAAACCATAACTTCTACTATAACTATAACTTCTACCATAACTCAAACTATAACTCCTACTATAACTCCTACCATAACTCAAACCATAACTTCTACCATAACTCAAACTATAACTTCTACAATTACTCCTACAATAACTCAAACAATAACTTCTACTATAACTCCTACCATAACTCCTACCATAACTCAAATTATAACTCCTACGATTACTCCTACCATAACTTCTACAATAACTTCTACAATAACTTCTACAATAACTTCTACAATAACTTCTACTATAACTTCTACAATTACTCCTACCATAACTCAAACAATAACACCTACTATAACTCCAACCACGGCTAACCAAGGAGATTTAAGAGTTTGGAGTGTTTCGCAAGAATCTAATAAAATAAAATGGGCGTTTCAACTTAGAAATACCAATCCAGATCAAGTACCTATGCCTTTATCTAGTTATTTAGTTACATTTTATATTAATTCTACCAAACCAGCTAGTTCTATAGATTTTTATTCTAATGTAGGAAGTTGTGGAATTTATGATCAGAATGGTACATTGATTACACTAATTGGTAGGTGGGATCTTTATGATATTTCTGATATATCTCCTATAGATTGTGGTTATTCTTATGGAATTCAGAGACGTGCTACTATAAAAATAAGTATTAAATATAATGGAACAGAGACAATTCCATATGGTGGATATATGGCTCCGGTTTCTAATACTGCTGTAGTTGGATGGATACAGTATAAAGATAATTCGAATTTTGATCAATCCTATGATTACTCCAGTATGTTATCATTAAATTTAGGTTCTGATATAAATTCTGCTATTGATTATCAGTATGTAGACTTATCTATTTTAAATAATACAGAAACTAAATTGTGTGAAGGAAAACTTGGACCAAACGATACAAATGCTATTCAGGATATATATGGACATTGGATTGATGCATTTAGTGGAATTTGGCCTTGTGGAACTGTAATATGTAATATTGCAACTCCTACAATTACTTCTACTAGTACTATTACATTAACTCCTACTTTAACTGTGACTCCGACTATAACTCCAGGTGAAGTTATTTGGTCTTCTAATACTCATAAAATTATAAATACAGTAATTTCATCTTCTACTGGAACTGGTATAGTAACGTGGAGACAAGATTTTCCTTGGGAGGCAAAAAAATATAATGTTCAGATTCAAGCCCGGCAAATGCCAAATAATGCAAAGATAACTTTTTATAAACTTGACAATTCTGTTATAATAAGTATAATTGATGATAACGGCAATACAGTAGATTGTTCTGGAACTAATGCTATCTTGGATGTATTTATTGACTATGATATTAAGCAATACAATTTTTAGCGAGGATTCCATATGAGAAAAATTTTAACTTTCTTTTTCTTATTGATAGCTTCTACAAGTTTTAGTTTAACTTGGGAAACTTATACAAATATGACCAATTCTGCTGGTCAAGGTGTTAGTACTATGGCTAATGCCATAGTTTCTTATAATGGTTATGTTTACCTTTTAGGTACTGGAAACACTATGTCTGCTTCTTCAGATACAATATATAAATTTCCTTTGGATTTATCATCTCCAGTTTCAGTGCTTGGAACGAAGTTGCCTTTAGGTGGAGGAAAATATCAATCTGCATTTATGTATGGTAATAGTATTTATTATTTTCCCGATCGTAGTGATTATGTATCTGGATCTAGAAGTTTACAAGGAGTTTATAGAGCAAATATTATTAATAATGTTATAGGTAGTTTTTCCAAAATAGGAGATTTACCATTTTATAAAGACCATCCGTATACAATGAGGACAATAATTCAGAATCCAGATGATAACAGTTACTATATTATCGGTGGTGCAGTTTTAGGAGAAAATGATTGGAGTAATTGGTGTGGATTTGCCCAACAGACTAATTCATATTCATTTTTTTATTCATATGATCCATATACTGAGTATCGTTCTAATTCTTATGCTATTGCTATGCGTACTCACGATAATAATGATAATGAGATTGAACCTTGTAGAGTAATTACTGGAGAAAATATATTTTCTGTTGCAGATGTAGTTAAAGTTTCTGATGGGTATATTATAGGTGGTTCTTTATATGATCCTATAATTGGTCTTACAGTTGGGTATAAATTTTTAAAAATTGATTTTAATGGAAACACGATATCTAGAACATCAGATGTTTTAACTAATGGTATATATCTTATGAATATAACTAAAGATTATAATGATAATGTATATTTATGTGGGTATACTGGTTCTTTAGGATATATAATAAAAGCAGATTCTAATCTTAATACAAAATTTGTAAAGAGTTATAATTTAGCTGATTCTTATACACAGCTTAATGATATTGAAGCTTATGGTAATACTTTATATGCAGTTGGATATACAGTTTCTACTAATCCTAATTTGATATATCATAATATTTTAGTTAAATTAGACCTTAATGGTAATTGTATAACTTCATTTTCAGATCAAAATATGACATATTCCGGGTCTGCTTATTATGGTATTACAGTTGTAGCTGATACAATTTATGCTGTAGGATCTGGTATTTCTGATACTAATCAGAGTTATCCTATATTAGGAGCATATGATTTAAATTTGAACCGTAAATGGACAGTAAATATTTCAAATCCAGGAATTGCTTATTTTGGTATATATGATAATGTTAATTTTTCATACCCTGTTATAGCTATTATTCCGGTTTATTCTAGTACCTACGGTATTTATAGAGTTCGAGCAGATACAGGGTCTTATATTGATAGTGCTAGTTATACTATGATTTATGAACCTTATCTTAATCATCACTCTATGTTTAAAAATGGAAAATATTATTTAGGTACTAATACACAGATTATAATGATTGATAGTAATTTAAATACACAAATTGTATCTGCTATTGCTTATGGGTCTGATATATCTCCAGCTACATCTAATATAACTTATGTTAAAGTAAGTGGAAGTACTATTGTTGATTCGTGGACCAATACTGTTCCATTCCTTAGTTATGGAGGTAGTGGTTCGGTTTATAATGGATATTTACATTATTATGGTGGATTATCAAAATCTGCAATTGATGTTACAAATATACATTATTATGCTCCAATAGGAGTTAGTGGCACTCTTGGTACTTGGGGTTCAGAATATTGGCCGGGTCCTCCAATGGCTTATGGAAATGCTGTAAATTTAAATGATAAAGTTTATTTTTCTGGTAATCCCTATCCCTATCCATATCCATATACTATGATTGGTACTTATGGTATTGGTGGATCTATGTTAACTTGGACCTATGATGCTCACGCGCCAAAACCAACATGGGGAGAACGATTGCTTGCTGCATTAGGAAAATTATTTAGAATAGGTGGAACTACAGATTCTGATACATATTATCCAATTAACGATGTTTTTATTGCAGATAATTTTACTCCAACTATAACTCCAACTATTACACCAACTTGGACTCCAAATTTAACACCAGTTACTTTTAATGATTGGGTACAAGTTCCTACACCATCTTCGGATATACCAGGCAGATCTGGTCATGCATTAATTGATGGAAGTGAAATTGGATCACCAGGATGGATGTTTGTTGCATTAGGATATAATTATGATATTTTTCTTAAAGATATACGGAAGTCTCCAAATGGTTCTGATTGGGAATTTGTATGTTCATCTAATACTCTTAGTTATAAATATTCTTTTGGTTATACAACTTTTAATAATAAACTATGGATGATTGGCGGAGTTGATAGTTCTGGTCTTACAAATTCTGTATATTCTTCAACTGGATCTAATATTAAATGGGAATCACGTTTACCATTAGGCGTAGCTGCTCCAGGCGTTGTAGTTTTTAATAACTATATATATGTAATTGGTGGTGGAGATGCTGGTACGGGAGCTGGACAAGCATCAGTTTTTCGTTCTTCAAATGGAATAGATTGGGAAACGGTTACATTAAATGCAGAATTTGGACAGAATGCATATGCACCTGCGGCGTGTGTTTATAATAATAAAATATGGTTAATTGGCGGAAATTATGCATATGGATCTGGGACACAAAACGTATATTATTCATCAGATGGAGTTTCCTGGACATTGGCTACAAGTTCTGCAGCCTTCGGAAAGAGAGAGCATGCAAAAGCTTTAGTATTTCAAAATAAAATGTGGTTAATTGGTGGAGAGAGTAGTAATACTTATTATAATGATACTTGGTATTCAACTGATGGAATAAATTGGACACAATATATTACAGATCATACTTATACAGGACGTTCCAGATTTGGCGCAACTATTTTTGACGGAAGAATGTGGATCCAAGGAGGTTATGCTGGTGTTGGCTCTAATTCTAGTCTTAGAGATGCGTGGTATTTAATTCCTGGAACTCCTACAATAACGCCTACTGTTACAATAACACCTACTGTTACTAAAACATTTACACCTAGAAATACTGCTACCAATACAATTACTCCGACTCTTACTCCTACACTTTTTCTAACAGCAACTATAACACCAACAGTTACAGTTACTTTAACACCTACTCCATATGATATATGGTGGAGAACTACTGGTACTGTATATCATGGTTCTATTTTAATGGATTCATCAAATGGTAAAAAAGTTGTTACTTTACCACCAGAATCTGCAATATATTTTCCTGATGGACAATGGAAAGCAAAATTAAGTCGTGATAGAATACAACCTGATACGTATCTATTATATACACCAGGTTCTATGCAATTTACAATAATTATACAAAATAGAGACGGAACTGAGCACGATTGTTCATCCGATACGTGCACAGTATATTTTAGTGTATTTAAGGAGCCATAATATGGATATAATATCTGGAATTAAACAAGCTTTTACCTTATATAAAATGTCTAAAAAAGTTAATACAGATGTGGAAATACCTGAACCGTATGCATCTATCATAGAAAAAATGCAACGAGTTGCAGAAAAAACTGGCTATAAAATTTATCCAGTTGGAGGATTTGTTAGAGATTTAGTTTCTGGATATTTTCCAAAAGATTTAGATATATTAGTAGATGGTCCAGGAGATAATCCAGCTGTTGAATTTGCTTCTATTTTAGAACAGAATAACGTTGGAAAAAATGCAGTAACGTTTGAAAAAGAAGTATCAGATATAGATCCAATGGCTGCAAAATTTGGCGTTGCTAAAATGATTATTGATGGTATTCCTGTAGAATTAGTTATGCCACGTGGAGAAAAGTATAATCCTGATTCTAGAAAGCCTGAAGTTTTTAAAGCAGATATAAAACAGGATGCTTTAAGAAGAGATTTCACTATTAACACATTAATGTATGATCCTGCAACCAAGCAAGTATTAGATCCGACGGGACACGGTTTAGAAGATTTAAAAAACGATGTTATAAGATCTGCTAATCCTGATGTAGATACAGTTTTCAAAGATGATCCATTAAGAATGCTTAGAGCTATCAGATTTATGATAACTAAAGATATGAAAATTGATCCAAATACTTTAGATGGTATTCGTAGGAATGTTGATAGGCTTAATATAATTTCTAAAGAACGAATTGCTGATGAACTTAAAAAAATAATTTTAGCAGATAAACCCAGTAGGGCAATCAGGCTAATGAAAGACCTTGGTCTTTTAAAATACATTATACCGGAGCTTGAAGATACAGAGAAAGTGATGGAAGTTTCTAAATATCATCTTGAGGAACCTACTTTTGAACATATTATGCGAACATTAGATAACATTCCTCCAGAAATAACTTCTAGATTAGCAGCTTTATTACATGATATTGGTAAACCATTGACAAGAACCATAGAAAAAGGAGTAGTGCATTTTATAAATCATCACAATGTTGGTGCTGATATGGCTAGGAAGATATTACAAAGATTAAAATTTCCAAATGAAATGATAGAAGATGTTAGTAAATTGATCCAATATCATATGGTGCCTCATATGTATACTAGCGAACAAGGAGATAAATCATTAAGAAGATTCTTATTAGATATTGGTCATTTGATAGATTTCATATATGATTTAGCAGAAGCTGATAGAAAAGGTTCTGGAGTTAGAAATGAAGAAGCCGAAGCTAGATTTCAAGAATTTAAAGAAAGATTAGAAAAGTTAAGACATCAACCTATTACGGTTGAACAGTTGAATAAACCTCTTATTGATGGGAATGAACTAATGGAAATGTTTAATAGTCCGCCTGGAAGGTGGATACGTGATGTACATAAAGCTCTTGTAGATTTGCAACTAGAAAATCCACAATTAACAAAGGACCAAGCCAAGACTTTTGTTGAGGAATATGTAAGATTAAAGCATCCCGAAATTTTTAAGAATAGACTCTTGACAGAACATTAGATATTTTGTATACTTTATAAAAAAGGAGTAAAACTATGGGTTACCCTACAAATTATGACAGTTTTGTACCTGTAAAAAAGACTGGAGATACGATAACAGAAGTTATTAATATTCCTGCATCGGCAGCTCCAATTACAGTTTTTACAACATATCCAATTTTAAGAGGCGTGTCTATTCCTGGTTATGTGGAAGTTGTTGCCATTCCGGCTACTGGACAGTTTAGAGTCTATTATAAATCAAACCAGATTGTATTTGGTCCAACACCATTACCTGTTTCGGTAACTATTACTTATATAACTACCGGGACACCAATTGCAGATATTCCATTTCAAGCAATATTAGATGCTATTACAGCGATTGAAAAAGCTCTCGGTTTAAATCCAGGAGGAACATTTTCAACACTAGCAGATAGGCTTATCGCAATTGAAAGCGGAGCAAATCATACACATAAAGTATATGATGGTACTGGAGCAATTAATGGAACTAATATAATATTTACATTGCCTGAGGCACCATCACAACCAGAAGCGACCATAGTAGTTTTAAACGGAAGTGTTTTAACTTATAATACAGATTATATTCTTAGTGGTGCTGATGTGGTATTTTCAGATCCTCCATCAGTTGGAGATACTTTAATAATTTATTATACAGTCTAAATAGGAGGAAAATATGGCTAAATATAATGCTAAAATACGTGGAAGTAGACAGATTATGGATAAAACTATAACAAATGCAGAGATAGCAGATGGAGCTGGAATAGAAGAACAAAAATTAGCCTTAGCACACGGAACTAAAGATTTATATGATAAAAGTGTTCGTACAGATGAATCTAGAACAGTAGAGGACAATGTTGATATTGAAGTTCCTCATATTATTATACGAGACAAAGTAAACGGTAAAAAATATCGTTTAGAACTTCGCAATGGAACTCCAGTTACGGTGGAATTAACATGAATGTTAATCCTGATTCATTAAAAAAGCTTTGGGAGATTCAAAAACAATATTCTGGAAAATCCAGAAAAAGAATATTAGACTCTTTGAGAAAAAAGGAATATAATCCTCACCAAGATACGGATTATGTTAACCAGATGCAAGTTACTGATAGAGATACACAAATGGATCCAGATTTACAAGGAGAAGGAGGATCTTCTCTTGGAGTTGGAATACCAAATTTAACAAACGATAAACTGGAGGGTTACTAAATGCTGCTCACTCCCAAGGCTTTGCTTCTTAAGAAGTTAGAGTTTTTAGTTGGTCGTCCTCTTACTGCAGAAGAACATATGGAATTAACTAAAAAAATTAAAGTAGGAAATAATGCAGAAATTAAGGCTGCTGTAGACAAATTACGTCAAGCAAATAGAAAATTTGAACCTCTTTATGTTATTGTTGAGAAATATGCTAAAAATCAAGATTTATCAAAGTTATCTCAGGAGGAATTGATCAATATTGTAGAGGATATAGTAGTAAAGACAACTTCAGTACAAGCAGGATTACGCATTCTTAAAAAATCTAAATCTATGTCTAAAATGGCTCTAATTAGGTATATCTATAATCTTTATCTCAGAGATGTACGTAGAAGAGAAAAGAAAGGAAATCGTGAAGCAATTACAAATGATCAATCAAATAGGCCACCAGTCGGAGAAAGTATGGCAGCTCCGTTAGGATTTGAAAATCCAGTTAAACTTGACCGTCTTTTGCCTATTGACGAATATGATTCAAAGGATGAATATCTAAATACTGAATTTAGGAATCGTCCTTCACATAATGAACCAAAAAAACTTACTGTAAAAGAACGCATTAAAAATTATATCCAAAATTTTATTGGAAAACCAACAGGAGGAAAAGAAGATGTCGGAAATCAAAAGAATTAACACAAAGTATTCTAGAGTTAAACCAGCAACAAAATCAGATCCTAATTCTAATCAACTTAAACGCAAAGCTTTTTTAGATGCCTTATTAGATGAAGCAATGGAGGACCCGTATACATATAGTTCTTTTGAAGAGGCTATTGCTGATTTAAGTGGAAAGTTTAAATTATCTTTAGACGAAATTAAATATTTGAAGCAATCTTCTAAAGATAAAAAAATTAAATTTGTAGAGGAATTTAGAAAAAAACATTAATTCTATGCTCCAAGAACTAGACCCAATATATTTTATAGAGAAGAATTTTGAATTAAATGGCAAGCATTTTACTTTAATAGATGATAAACTAGAAAATGCTCGCCATTATATTCGTGGTATTTATTATACCATAGCATTTACTTTGCCTAAAATAAAGAAGCCTATGGTTATTGTAAAAGGTCGTCAGGTTGAGATGTCAACCACGATGAGTAATATTATAGCGTATTTTACAGAGACATATCCATATTTTAAAACGTTATATGTTACTCCTGCTCTTGAACAGATGAAGAAATTTTCTGGAGAAAAAATTTCTCCGTTACTAAGATATAAACGTAATCCAGATATTTTAAATCCTTTAGCCAAACAGGAGGATATTGAAGGAACGTTTACAGTTAAAATGAAACAGTTTTCGAATGGATCTACTATCTATTTAGAATCAGCATCAGATGAAGGAAATAGGATACGTAGTATTTCCGCAGATATGTTAATAAAAGATGAGTATCAGGATTTTGATGAAAATGCAGAAAGCAATATAGACGAAGTTTTAAGCCATTCTGCTTGGGGTTTAGATATAGCTTTAGGTACTCCGAAATATACAGAGACTAATTTTGAAAGAAAATGGAAGAGTTCAACTCAGCATTATTATCATTTACAATGTCCATCGTGTAAACATTGGTTTGTATTGAAATTTGATTTATTAACTACAGGATTTAAAGTTCAATGTCCGAATTGCCATCACGAAGAAGACAAAAGAGCACTAATTCCGCACGGGAAGTGGATACCATTAGGTAATCCAAATGCCTTATATATAGGTTATCATTTATCACAGCTTTATGTTCCTTGGAAGTCTAAAGAAAAACTGGACCAAAACATAAAGGAAAAGCAGGAAGCTGGAATTAACGTTGAGAAATATTTAAAAAACGAAATTTTAGGAGAATTTTACGCTGGTATTTCTCAAAAACCTCCGACAGAAGCTATTGAACGTGCTTTTAAGCGAGATTTGCCTTATAATATTATTATTCCTATTTCTCGTCCAGTTTATGCTGGAGTTGACTGGGGTGGATGGAGTGCTTTGGAAGATGACCCGACACAATGTTATACTATTTATGCTGATGGTACATTAACAGAAAACGGAGTTTTATTTGTTAATTATATGGAAGTTATAGATATGCAAGATGATATAGAAAAAGCTGATAGAGTTGCACAATTAATGGAGCAGCGTCGTGTTAAATTATGTGTAGCTGATAGTGGATATGGCAAAAATCAATGTTTGCGTTTATATTCAAAGTTTCCTACTAGATTTTTGCGTTGCAAATATCTTCCAGGATCATCGCTTACTTTAATTGATACTAAATCAGAAATAAAATCTGGTCTTATAAAAGCTAATATAGATTATTCATTAGAAGAGCTTTATTCTGCGATGCAGCAGGATAAAATACATATTGCTCGAAATCAATATACAGAAAGATTTATAGAACATTTTAAGAACTATGAAATAACTTTACAAGAAACGCATAATCATGTCCATAAACATTTTCAGAAAGTAAGAGGAAAGAAAAATAAAGTAGATGCAGTTCACGCAATCAATTTTTTACGTTTAGCTGCGTTACACGATTCTAATGCTTTAGAGCATTCAGATCTACCTGTAGTAGGTGGAGAAAGTATGCGTCCTAGAGCATATCCTTTATTAACTGGGCATTCATTGGAAGAATTAAAATATAGAGCACAAATGGGTAATCCATTAGGAGTTCTTAGTAGATCCATTAGACGCACAATGGGTGAATAATCAACCGGAGGTTCTAATATATGTATATAAATAGTTCTACTCCTCAAGGACAGTCAAATTTTTACAAAAAGATAGCTTCACAGAAACTTGCAAGAGGCAATCAAGGATTTACACGTAAAGCTTCAGTATTTGGATATGGTACAGGATCGGATTCTGTTGGTATGCCTCCAGTAGCACTTAGTGGTGGACAGGTTAGCCGTATGGCTATGAAGCCGTTCAGTCCATTATACCAAGAATCCAATTTAATGTTGCCAAAAGATAGAAAGACAATGAACGCCTACAACAGGCATTATTATGAAACAGATTATTGGGTTGGGAATATTATTGATTTACATACTTATTATCCACTTGGTGGATTTGATATTATTTCAAAAAATAAAGATCTAGAACGTCTAATGATTCGTGCAGCTGATCGTGTAGATTTATTAAACATAGTATTAGGGGTTGGGTTAGAATATTGGGTTTATGGGGAAGCATTTCCGTTCTTAGAATGGGATAAAAATACTATGATGTGGAGCAGAGCAACTATATTTAATCCTGATTTAATGGAAGTTCGAAGAACCATATTTATGGATAAACCAATTATTACTTTAATTCCTGATGCTGAATTAAAGAGAATTGTTACTTCTACACACCCAGCGGATGCAGTATTGCGTGAACAAATTCCGAGAGGAGTTTTGGAATATGTTTTAAAAGGTGAGAATATTCCATTATCATCAAGAAATATATCTCATATTCTTAAAAAGACCGTTCCACACGATTTACGTGGAACTTCTATTATTCAAAGAGTTTGGAAAGAACTTATGTTACGTGATGCATTCAGAGAAGTATTATTTGTTATTGCTCAAAACCATATTACTCCATTAAAGATATTCAAGATTGGTGGAGTTAATAAAGAATATTATCCAAGTTCTGATGAATTAGCAATATGGCAAGGAATTATTGAAGAAGCACAGAACGATCCGAATTTTAGTATTATAACACACGAAGGATTAGAAGTAGATTATAAGGGTGCAACTGGACAGATTCTAGATGTTCATTCATATTTAGAGCAAATACAAAATAACGTATTGACAGGTTTATTTGCTTCTAAAGCTATGACATCTGGTGATGGTCCGTGTTATGATTGTCAAACGGAAGTATTAACTGAAAATGGATGGAAGAAATATGAGGAAGTTTTAGAAAATGAAAGGATAGCAGTTTTTGATCCTGAAACTCATAAAATAGACTATGAACTTCCAGAAGAGCGGCATTATTGGTTAAATGATGGTAAAAAAGATATGATCCATTTTGAAACTCAGCATATAGATGTTTGTGTAACTGCAGACCATAATATGCACGTTTTGCGTGACGGTAAATGGATAAAGATTCCTGCACAAGAGGTACGTTTAGGAGATAAATTTTGTGGACATTTAGAATGGGAAAGTCCAATTGAACCAAAACCTATAGTAATTGGTGATAAGATTATAGATCCAAAAATTTGGATGAAATTTTTGGGCTATTTTATTTCAGAAGGTTATATTAGTTATAATAAATCAGAACACGAGAACGGACCCAATAGTTTTACTTATCAAATACGTATACCACAGAGTAAATTAAGAAATCCAGAAACATTTGCAGATATAGAGGAAACGCTAAAGGCTATGGAATTTACTTATTCTATCATAGAGAAATCTCCAAAAGGATCGGAAAGCTATGATTTTATTATTTATTCAAAAGAGTTAGTAGAATATTTAGAAGAATTATTTGATGTAGTTCAAATAAATTCGTATACTAAATATATTCCACAAGACTATTTAATGTGGCCGAAAGAATATTTAAGTTTACTTTTACAAACATTGATGTCTGGAGATAGACATATTCGTTATTCACATAAGAAGAGAGGGCATTATTATGCGTACTCTACTTGTTCTGAGAAATTGGCTGATTCTATACAAGAACTTATTTTAAAGGTAGGATATTTGCCAACTAAGAGATGGGATCCTTATAGTGGAACTTCTGGGTTATGGCGTGTATATTACTCAACGAATTCCCCAGATATTGTTACGCCAGGATTAGCTAGTGCAGAACATATAAGTAAACTAGATGGCTATAAAGATTATGTATGGTGTTTTAAAATGCCATCAGGTGCTTTTATAACGAGACGTAATGGTAAAATTGGTACACATTTCAATACATATGCAAACGCACAAGTAGCTTATGAAATTCTTCAGAAGCGTTATGTTTATTTTAGAAATGTTATTGAGAGATGGCTTAAGAATAAATTTTTCCTTCCTATTTCTATTATGCATGGTTTCAAAAATAAAGAAGGTGGATATGATGTACCACAGATTAAATGGTCTCGTATGGATTTTAATAAAGATGATGCTTGGAGAAATAAAGTTATTGAACTCAATCAGTCAGAGAAAAAACTTATTTCTGATAGAACTGTTGTTACGGAACTCGGTTTTGATTATGATGAGCAACAGGAACTTATTCAGACAGAACGTATTGCTCAACAAGCACAAAAAGAAAAAGCCAAAGCAATGGCTAAAGGAGAAGAAGGTGGAGCTGGTGGTTTAGGAGGTTTAGGTGGAGGTTTAGGTGGAGGTTTGGGAGGCGGACTTGGAGGTTTAGGTGGAGGTGGAGGTTTGGGTGATTTAGGTGGGGGAGGAGGTTTAGAAGGTCTAGGTGGAGGAGGAGAAGGCGGACCAGAACTTGGAGGTCTTGGTGGTGGCTTAGAAGGTTTAGGTGGTGGCGGTGAAGGTCCAGAATCAACAGCATTTGGTACACCTGGAGAATAGTCATGAATTTCTTTAATAACTCATTGCGAGGTGTAGATATGAAAATATCCAAGGCAGCTGAAATTGCCATAGATTTAGATGGAACTTTAATAGAAGATAGATTTCCGTTTCTTGGCAAACCTATTGAAGCAAATGTAGAATTGGTGCGTAAATTACACGATGCTGGTTATCGTATTGTAATTTTTACTGCAAGGCTTACTACTAGACCAGGTGATAAAGCAAAAATTGAAAAATTTCTACGTGATCGTGATATTCCATTTGATAAAATTACAAATGTAAAACCTAGTACAGCTTCAGTTTTTATAGATGATCGTAGCATTAATGTTAAATATAATGAAAACTGGCCAAGAAATATTATAGATCGTATTAAAAAGATTATAAAAGACCATAAAGATGCAAAAGCTAAATTAAAAAAAGCGTCTTTAGAACATCCAGATACAATAGTGTTCAAACCAAATGAATATTATACGCAAGGATTGACAGAACAACAAGTTTTTGATTATTATAATAAGTATGCAAATCAAATTGTTGAACAGCTAAAAGATAAACCAGTAATGATTGTGATAAGAACACCTGCTGGAGATATAATTAGAAAGAACGACCCAGCTGATGGAACTCTTACTATTTCAAATATTGAAGATTTTAATAATAAATTAAATACAGGTAGAACTATTGAAGTTCATAGAATATTAAAAGACGAAGAAAAATTTGGTCTTGTAGATGTAGATCCAAGACCGGAAGTACCATTTGAAGATACTAAAAAACTAACCCAAGAATTAGTAGATTTTTTAAAGGAAGCTTTTAATGATATTTTAGATAACATTCAGGTTTATTTTAGTGGGAATAGAGGATTTCATATATATCTAAATTGGAGAAAAGAGATGAATGTCACTGAAATGCGTCAAGAACTTAGAAAGGCACTTGAAAATTTTTTAATTCAAAAGAAAGATCCTAAAGTAAAATTAGAATTACCCACTAGAAATGATGAGACCAGGTTAGATATTACAATTTATCATCCTGGTGGCTCTATTAGAGTTCCTTATTCTTTACATAAGAAAACAGGTTTAGCTGCTATACCAGTTAATAATATTATGGAATTTGATCCAAAATCGGCTATTATTGTAAAATCAAAAGGTAGTTATATTAACCTAAAATTTTTTAAAAAATAAGGAGGAAAGAGAAATGGCAATTGTTAATCACAAGTATCATGTAACGTTTACGGAAGATACTGATACGTATCCATCAGTAGACAGAGAGATTAATTTTACAGATAGTTCAACTCCGATAGATGATAAGGATAGGATTTTTATTGCTCCTAGTTCTGCTGCTACATGGACTTTAGACACACCAGTTAAAATTTTTGATGTCAGTGCCCCTATTTCTGGAGTTGCCCCAAATGGACGTAAAGCTCGTTATATGCTTATTGAAGTTACTTCTCCGGTATATTTATGGTTTGAAAATGACCCTACTCCGACAAATCCAGTAGATCCAATTACTGCTGTTCCTATACGTATAGAACGTATGATGATGGTTGAGGGTCCAACAAGTGGAAGTATTCAAAAGATTTGGGCTGTTAATCCAAGTAGAACAACTGATCCGACCCCAGTGACTGTAGAAATTAAATTATACTATACATTAATTAATTTATAAAATAGGAGGATACCATGCAAAATATTAAAAAGACACTTGAATCATTAAAAAAATCTGGTGATAGTAAAACAGTTAAAACAGGTAAAGTAGGTCCTATGCTTGATCCTATAGACTATCTTTTAGGATTAGGACTTCAGTTTTATAGAGATCCTCTTTTTAGAAAATTTGTTTATAAAAAAACTCATAAGGTTCCGGCTGATTTACCGGAAGAACAACAATTAGAATTATTAGCAGAATTCTATAAAGGTTTATCTTAATTTTTTCTAACCTGAAAGGAGGAGATTATGGCATTTTATGGACCTGTTATTGGGAGTTCACGATTAAACAAAGCTTTGTATTTATTAGCCCAAGGAAAGTCAAAACGAGCAGCCTGTTCAATCGCAAAAATAGATAGACAGCGATTGAGTTTTCTGTTAGGAGGAAGTAAATTAGTTCCATATAAGTTTGCTACAAAAGTAGCTAAAGATGTATTACAAAATCATCTTACTTTTGATCAAATTAAGAAAAAATATGGAATTCGTGGCTTACGTGCTCTTAATAATTATCAGATAATTGTGAAACTGTATAGAGATAAGATTGAAGAACAAATGATTTTAAGAGCTCGGATTAAGGCGGATTCAGTAGAAAATATACCAAGTGTTAAAACTTTAAGTAAAACTCTAAATGTCTCTAAAGATAAAGTTTATGCTAAACTCCGAAAAATACTAAATTCAGTACGAATAGGAAACGTAGCATTAATGAGAGGTTCTAAGGTTAGAACTACAGTATTTGCACTTTGGAAACAAGGGGTTCGTGATCCATATGTTATTAGTTCTATAGTAAAAAGAACACCACAATATGTTGTTTATATTTTAAATAGATATGGAATTCGTGTTAGAGAAAATAAAACTCCATTTTTTACAGATAGGGACTATGAGTTGATTGACCGTTTACGTAAGACCATGACATGGCGTGAAATCGCCACAGTTTTCGGTTGTTCTATTGGGTCAGTTTACAACTTCTACGTCCAGTATAGAATAAAACCAAGGAGGAACGAAAATGAAAAAATCTACTCAGCTGTCCGCAGTTGAAGTCCGAGCAATTCAGGCTCTTATCAACAAAGGAAATTCCCCAGAAGTTATTTCTGAAGTCTTAAAAATTCCAAAGAAGCACGTCGTTTATGTACTTCGTAATTTGAAAAAATTTGATCCAGTTTTAGAACCTAAATCTATTGAGCAGAGAGAGACTGAAGAACAAATTGAAGATTTTACCAGGATACTTATAGATAAAAAAAGTTCAGCCGAAATAGGTGCTAAACTGTTTGAACATATTTCAGAATTATCTGAAGATTATATGCATAATTTTAAAGCCGATTCTATTTGTAAATTCAAATGGAAACCTCGTTATGTCGGGATAACAGCATTATCTGATTTTCATATAGGGCATGAAGGAGTAGACTATAAACGACTTCAGCATGATATGAACGTGATAGCAAAAACACCAAATATGTTTATAGCTTTCTTAGGCGATGCTATTGATAATTTTATTAACGAAAAGCATCTAGGTGCCATTATTAATGCAGTTAGTAGCCCAAAACAGCAATTGTATATGTTACAGCATCTTTTGAGTATGCTAAAAGATCCTAAAGCCAAGATTTTGTTTGTTACAAAAGATAATCACGTTTCTAACAGACTTAAAAAAGCTACTGGAATTGATTGGTCCAATAAAATGTGGGACGATTACGGAGTATTTTATGGTGGTGAAGAAGTTCGTTGTGAATTATATCTGGGAAAACAACAGTATAATATTTTAGCTAGACATAGTTTTCGTGGTCAATCATCTGTACATCTAACGGCTGGAGCTAAAAAACTACTCCGAGAAGGTATGTATGAAGATATAGATGTCGTTATGTTAGCCCATAAACACGAAGGAGCGGCTGAACTCTTTTCATATAGAGGTCGTCCTCGTTTGGCTATTCAAACCTCTACTTATAAACTTTTGGATCCATATGCTGCTCATTTAGGGTTCCATCCTCCGACGGTATTTATGCCTTGTATTATTTTATCTCCAGAAAAAAAGGATTTTATATTTTGTCCTAATGTGGACGTTGCTGCGGAAATGCTGGAAGTTTTAAATAAAAAATATAAATAAGCATTATAGGCGGCTCAAAAGAGCCGCCTAACTGATTTTTTCTCATATTTTTCCCCATACCCCCACCCACACCCCACCCCTAATATATATTAGAGTGTATTTTTGAAAAGGAGTCTTAAATTGATAGGTTATACTATAAATTCTATAAAACGTGCAGAAGTAATGGATGAGATGCCTACTAGTCCTAATCAACAGGGATTAGGTTTTGGGCCTTATCTTGATAATGAGCATCCAAACGATGGAGAGAGTCTAGTAGCGATAGAACGTAGCTTTCCAAAACCAACTGGCTGGAAAGCGATTAAAATAAGAAAGCCAAGTGATAAATCTACGATAGCTTTTGAAGATCTTTTGAGAGTTAGCGAAGAGTTTGAAGATTTAATTAGATTTTTAGTAGATGAATCTCAAGGAGAGACTTTAGAAGAGTCTTTAGCGGAACAATTTAAACATTTTCCACGAGTAAATTGGAGTTTATAAATGGCATTTACAAAAGTTGGTGACAGTATTATCACAAAGATAATGGATGTTAAAGATGGTAAAATTGTAAAGACCAGTGAGGTTAATAGTATTAGTAATGTATGTCCTAAATGCGGTAAAAATCCGTGTGAATGTACTAAAACTCAAAATTTAGAGGAAAACAATGGACTTAAAAGATAAGATTACTCAAATTTTTAATTATTTAGAAAACAGATCTATTGCTAATCCAGAAGAAGCGGCTCAGATGCAAAAGCAAGCTGTTATGAAAGAAAGAGAAATTTTTGAGAGAGCACTTATAGATACAGTTAAAAGTGGTGGAATGTCTTATGATGAAGCCGTGGCTAGAGTAAAGGCTTCAGATTTTTCACCATTAGACCAAAATATAATTTTAGCAAATATAGGTCATCTTGAAGCAAATCTACCTATAAAAACAGCTAGTCAAAAATCTATGGAGGTTGACACTATGGACCCAGTTTCAAAGGAAATTGAGGAATTAAAAAAACGTCTTCCTCATTACGGGGCATTTGTCGAAAATGTTTTAAAAACTTCTTATTATTTGGGCACTGGTGATAAAGCAAAACCAGATCCTCAAGGTGAGAAAGTTTTTAAAGAAGACGAAAAATACGTTGAACAATCTAAATCAGAGGAGGCTAAAAGAATGAGCCAGACAGAAAAGAGAATTAATCCAGAAACAAGACTTTATCCAAAAACCGCAGGAACTGACAAGTATAATACGAAAGCTCCGGAAGATCTTAGAGAATCGTATGCTCCAAAACACGATCAATGGGACAATGATGTTTTGGATAAAGAATTAGCTGACAATAAAAAAGGTCAGAGCGAACAGGAACGTCGTACGAAAGAATTGCAGAAGAAGAGAGAAGAGTATTTAAGAGCAGCAGACAAAGTAGATGTTAAATTTTCACACGCATCTAATGCATGGGTTATTTCAGAAAAAGCAACTGGAATTCCAATAGTGATCGCTTCTGTAGAAGATATCACAGGCAATCATCCTATTAGTCCAGAAGCATTAGCAGAATTAAAGAGTGATAAATTTGGTGAATTAATTAAGGAAGATATCAAAGAAAGTGGATTAGAAACTACAGCAAGAAATTTACTTGGTGATACTTTTGATAAACTTGCTGCAGAACACGCGTCTTCTATAAAAACAGCCGAAGAGAAAGCAGATATGAGAGTGAAACTTGAGACTCTTAAAGATATTTATGCTTCTCTTAAAGAAGGTCTTGGTAAATTAACAAAAGTAGCTTCAGTTTCTAGATTATTTAAAAGAGCAGTAGAAGCTATTCAAGATGCTGAGGAAGCAGTAGAAACTGATAAAGATAATGCTCCAGAAGCAATTTCTGATGCAGCAGAAGCACTTACACCTATAAGTGATATGGGTCTTGCAATGGAAGGCCAGAGTGAACAGCCTGATGCAAATAAACTTGCAGAAGAAATTAAAGCATCAATTTCTGACCCAGAAATTCAGGCTAAAGTTGATCAGTTAGTAGATATGGTACTTTCTTCAAATTCAGGTACTACTCCTCTTATTGAAAATGAAATAGGAGAAGCAGAGGAAGAGATAGGAAAAGCAGAAGAAGAAATAGGAGAAGCAGAAGAAGAAATAGGAGAAGCAGAGGAAGAAATAGGAGAGGCAGAAGAAATAGGAGAGGCAGAAGAAAAAGAGGAAAAAGGAAAGAAAGAGAAAAAAGAAGATAAAGAAGAAAAGGAAGATAAAGGCAAAGAAAAGAAAACCTCTGCAGTTGTTGCAGCACTTAGGAAACTTGGTGCTGATAGAGGCAAAGGCGATTATGATGTAACAAAAGGATTTAGCCTGGATCAGATGGGTGAACATAACAAAGGAAACATCACTCAAGATGGTAAAAAGTTTATGACATGGGAAACATTAAAGAAGCAATTTGAAGCTTTAGTAAATAAAAAACCTACAGGTAAACTTGTTGCTAACTTTGTAAATGAATTAGTAAAAACAGCAGCTGGAACTGGGGTTATGTCAGCAGAAGAAGTTTATAGATTAGCATTTGGTCCTGAATATGCAAAACAATTAACAAAGGAAATGACACAGAAACAAATTCTTAAAGAACATGATAGATTAACAAAAGACACAGATAATGTATATGCTTCTGCAAGCGAAGCTTATATGAGTGGTGCAACAAGGATGAAGCTTGCAATTGAAGCTACGCAGAATATGGTTAAAAAAGGTTTGATCAAAGAAGCGGATAGAGAAGCATTTGATCGTCAGGTAGATAATTTTATGAAAATGGATGAAGATACATTTAGAGCGTTTATGGATTCAACTGAAAATATAGTAGCAACGTCAGAACTTGAAGATGGTAGATTTAAAGTTGCAGCTTTAGACAGACCAGACGAATATGGAAACATAGTGACAGGTTGGATTGATGGAAAACACGTTGCATCTATGTCTGGTGAAGATATAAAAGCTCCAAATGGTAAAGTAACAAAAGCACATTTAGCAAACGCAATGCATTTATTAAAACAGGCATTTAAAGAAGGGCTCTTTGATGAAGAGCTTTCTGATGGTAAAGTTCCTACTGATGTTCAGGGTGTAGACTTAAAAGGCTTGAACGTTGGACAGGAATCATCTAAACCAGTTTTGAAAGTAGAAGATTTAATATAATTTTTTTGTCCTTATTTCTGAGGCCTTTATGAATTGAAAAAGCCTGACTTTGACTGGGTCAAGGCTTTGTAAATGAGTAAAGAGCGTGTAAGAAAAGAGGAAAGCCGCTTAATAAAAGGCTTTATACTTAAATTAATAGGAGGTATGAACGAATGGGTTTTTTCAGACCAGTAATGGCTGTTAACAAACCGGCTAGCTTTCCAATTGAAAGTGGCATAGCATTTGAACGCGGCACGTTTTTATGGTTCAAAAAAGGTAGTGGTGTCGCAACAACTGATCGTGACGCTACTTATCAGCCACTTGGAATAGCAGATGATGACAAAACGGATAATGTTACAGCCAAAATTCAGAACCAGGTGATTTCTTATACTTTGGTTGTTAATTCATCAGGTAATGCAACAGCAACATATTCACTTGGTCGTACAATCGCGAAAGATTCTGTAATAGAGACTGCAATTCAAAAACCAGCTTCTTGGACACTTGTTTCAACACCTAATTTAGATGGTACATCAACTTTTACATTGTCAGCAGACGGTATATTGACGCATAATGTTACAGGTGCAACTGCAGGTACATACAATGTAACCTTAACACTTGATTATTCTTATGTAAAATCAGCATCACAGAATGGCGGAGCTGCTATAGTAACAGATATGTTTAACAACAATAGCACAGCAGCGTCTCAATTAGTTACAGTTTGGTTCATGGAAGGAATCTATGAATCAGACCAATATGATCCTTACGTAAGTTATTCAGTTGGTGATCCAATTTATGCAAAAAATGGTGGTATTTTAACTTCTGACAGTACAAATGCAACAAAAATTGGGTTTATTACAAAAGTTCCGTCAACAAACTGGAACGCAGAAACGAAGACAACTCTTGGGCATTCACAGCCGAAACCAGAAGCTGTGCAATTCCTTATGAGATTGTCTCTTGTATAAGTGGAGGTAATTAACTATGCAGATAATTAAAACAGGTACAGGATTTGACAGAAGGGCAGATGTATCCTTCGGCAGAGATGGCAACATCAATGCTTTTGATAGACAGGATGCAATCAATCGTATTGCAAAATATTTAACTGCAAGCGAACAGCCCACTTATGATGAGAGAGTGTCTTCGTTATTTTCTGAAGAAGAAAAAAACCACCTAATTAACAAATTTGCATCACCAAACGTAAGGTTAGTAATTGGACAGGCAATGGCCAGTCCATTAAAAACGTTCTTAGAATACAAGGGCGTTATGAGACGTGCATTAAAAGTTGATCCGCTTGCTCCAGGTGCTATTCCGATTTACGATCGTGATACAGAAGAAATTTCAGCTGAGCCGATTGCTTCCCAGTCAGCAATTACTCAGACGAAAATAGTTGGGGAACGTATCATGGTCCCAGTTTTTGAAATCGCAGCGAACCCAACTATAAAACTGCGTGAGGTTAAAATTCGCAGATTTAACATAATTGACCGTATACAAGTTCGTACACGTCAATTTATGCAGGAAGCTGAAGACGCAAGTATTATAAACTTGTTAAATGCAGCTTCTACTTTGGTTAACTCTCCAGTTGTAGTTGACACTTCTGCAAGTGGAAACTCACAGGGTTATATCCAGAGAAAAGACTTGGTCAAGCTTGCTCGAGAAATTGAACAGCATGACTTATTTGCAGTATCTATGTTCTTTTCAATTTACAGATATGCAGATATCAAACAGTGGGGTACACAAGAATTGGATCTTGTAACCTTAAAACAGGTTATAGATACAGGTCTTGTAGCTCAGTTACATGGGCAGAATATCTATGTGACAAAGAAATTGCCACATGATATAGTACTCTGCACTTCAGATCCTGACTATGTTGGCGTGATGCCAGTATATCAGGATATTGAAGTAATCCCTGCTGATATTCCTTGGGAAACCTCATTCGGATGGGCGTTCACAGAGCTCATTGGAATGTCGGTATTTAACCCGAAGGGCGTCAGTAAGTTAGTTATTTCAAAATAACTAGCTGTAATATTTTAGCTATGGAGGTCGATTAAACCTCCATAGCTAATTGGACTTATACCTATCGGGTCGTGATGACCCGATTCGCTTCTCATTATATAGAAGCACCTCCTTTCAGGTGGAGGCCAGGGTTTCCTTGGCCTCCTAAAAAAATCAAAAATGGAGTAAAAAATGGCTGAAAATCCAAACAAAAATCAAAACAAAGATGTCAATAAACACGTAAATAAACCCTCAATGCAATTAGATACAATGGAACTTGCCATTGTTAATGCTATTAAAAAGAATATTTTTGATTTAGCAGCTCAATGGGTAAATAATCTTTCAGCTGATCAAGCTAAAGCACTTTATACTCAATTAGGGGAAGGTAATATTGATTTTGGTAAACCTGAAGTTCTTTCTTTAATGAAAAAATTTGATGCTCAAATGAAGCCAAATTATTATGGACGTAAATCTTTTATTTATTATATACCTTTCGCTATTAGGGAAGCTATAAAAAATAAATATGCTAGAGAACTTAAATTAACAAATAGTTTCGTCAATATTAGATTATTCCATAAATATGCTAAAATTCCAGAAAGACCATATTTAGTTAAAAATAGTAAAGTTTTGTTACCAAATAATCGTGGTGTTGGAGTATTGGAAGATGATCCAGAACTTTTAGAAAGCTTTACTGGATTTGATTGGATTGCTCGTGTGAAAGCAGAAAATCCAGTACATTCTGGAATATATTATGTGTCAACGCTAAAAGAACTGAAAAAATAGGGGTAATTTCAAAATGGCGTTACCTGCACCAACAAATTTTGACGCAGATTATGAAACGTTATCTAGAGATAGATTATGTGTAACATTATGGTGGGAAGAAGATCCACGTGCAGCATATTATCGCCTTTATAGAGATACCGATGTGCGTGAAATTCGTCCTCCATATGAATATAAAACTGTAGATGGAAAAAAGTTTATAGTTTATCGTGATGTAGAAGCTTGGTCAGCAGGCCAAGCTTTAGATTTATTTTATTGGGTTGCAGCAGTAGAAAACATTGCTCCCTCAGGGAGTCCTCCAATCTATCAAGAAGGGGCCCTCTCAGACGCTATCACCAATTTACATCCTTTCGGACTTAGGGTCATTGAAGAAGCCAGATCAATGATCGGTGATGATTTACGTATTTTTAATGATAAAATGAATAAAGTCCAAGAACAAATTTCAATTTATAATTATAAAATAGCTATGGATCAAGCTTTGAGTGCTATAAATTCAACTCCGACTTTTACCTCATATACTTATGGAAGTATTCCATATGAATTTAAACATTTATTAACTCTTGGAACATTAGTTAATGTCCTACCAAAATTAATTCTTTTAGAAAAAGCAAAAGCTATGCAATTTGAAGATCAGGGGCAACAGTGGACTCCTCCTGATTTATCAGCAGCATTTGAAACTAGGCTAAAAGAATTAAAAGAAGATTTTAATACACTCAGAAAAGAAATTAAACATAATGTTCGTCCAAATCCAAGAGGAGTTGGTAGTTTAAAAGCTTTATTTATCAGTCCACAAATGTTAAAATGGCGTCACGTTCCAACTGGAAGAAATTTCTTCTAAGGAGGAAAATCATGGTAAAAATAATAGAATTTTTATACGGAATAGTAAAAGATTATATAATAAAACAAGCGAATGCTACAGGTAATAATGCTTTTATAACTAAATTTGAGATAGCTTTTAGGATCATTGAAGAAACTTGGAATGAGATTAAAGCAATAAAGCAAAATTTGAAATAAATAAAAATGAGCTTTGTAAATTTCAAAAGATTAAGTAGTATAATTGATTATCCTAGGAGTGGTCTAGATAGTAAAGTTTGGACTACTCAAGGGATTTTAAAACCTAGAATTAAAGATTTTATTTTAAAAAAATTAGATAAGTTTTTTAGAAGTAAAGGATATACATTAAATGAAATTTTAAGTGCAGTTAATGCTGTATATTTTATAGGTTCTTTGACATCTTATCAATATACAGATAAGACAGATTTGGATATTCATTTCCATTTTGATCAGAATAAGATAAAAGATGTATTAAGAAGACACGGTCAAATAGTAAAATCTAATGAAGAGCTTGATGAGATATTAAATAAAGAATGGAAAGATGCTATTGATGAAGATATAATACCTGGAACTCAACATCCTCTTGAAGTTTATTTTGAAATTGACGGGTTTACAAAGAGTGATAATAGTGATGGAGTTTATGATATTCTTAACGATAAATGGTTAAAAGAACCCCCTTCTATTGAGGATGATTTTGATGTAGAAGAGATATATCCAGCAGCAGTAGACGAAGCAATTGATATTATGAGGAATATTGATGATAAAATTGGACATATAAAGCGTGAGATAAAAGATATTAGTCTTTTAAAGGAAACTCTTAGATCTTGGGATAAAGGTAAGAAAAAATTATTTTTTAAAAAGCTCTTAGATAAAATAGATACAATAGAAAAATCAATACGAGATATAGTAGAGATGGGTTCTGAAATTATAGATAATAGACAAGATGATTACGTAAAACAATCAGAAGATAATATTAAATTTAAATATTTACAGAGATATAAATATATTTGGCTTGTTAAAAATCTGGAAGATGCTTTAGAAGATGAAAAAGAAAAAATTCAAGTTGAAGATGATGATGATATTGAGAGAATTAGGATAATTTTGAAAGAATTTGAAGATAAAGATACGAGTAAAGATATAGAATTTGAAAAAAAGGAGAGTAAAATGAGTTTTATAAATTTTAAAAAATTAGGTTTAGGTTTTGGTTTGGGTCCTGGTGCAGGATTCGGGTTAGGTCCTGGTGTAGGAAGAGGTTTAGGTCCTGGTGCAGGTTTAGGTCCTGGTGTAGGAAGAGGTTTAAATCCTGGTGTAGGAAGAGGTTTAGGTTTAGGTCCTGCAGGATTAGGAAGAGGTTTAGGCCCTGGTGCAGGACTCGGTTTATGTTTGGACCAAGATGTAGGACTTACACCTTCCGATCCTACTTTAGTACAACCAGATGTTTCTATAGAGGTTCCTAAAGAAGTTTTTCCAGAAACTCTTCCAGAAGGTTCGTCAGCGACTTCTTTAGAAATTCCTTCTGGAATACCTGAAGGAAGAGAAAGAGATTATGAAATTTTAAAAAGAGATATCATATTGGAGCAAGCAGCTATTGACGAATATCGTGGACAACTTAGGGATGCTTCTCCAGAAGTCAAAAAGATATTGGAACATTTAATTAAGGAAGAAGAGGAACATAGGAAAGAATTGGAAGAATTAATAGAAGAAATAAAATCTAAACCGTCAGGCAATACAACGGACGAAATCAAAGTTATAGAATTGTAATTCTAAGTTCTTTTATAATTTTTTCATAATGAAAAAACTGAACAAAGAGAAAATTGAAAAATGTGAAATGTGCGGTATGTTCACAGTCGAGACTATTAAAGTAGTAGGTCCAAAAGGTTTCGTGCATTTGTGTGTTTCTTGTTATAATAAATTTTTTAAAAACAGATATAAAAAGTCAAATAGGAGTTCAGAACATGAATAATAATTATTTAAAACAATTAAAAGCTGCAAATATGTGGTTACGTAGAATAGCAGTACGAACACCGGAACAGACTGTAAAACAAATTTTATCTGATCTTAGAAAAGTTAATAAAGAATTAAAAGATATTCGTGCTGCTGTAAAAGATGGAAAATATTCAGAAATTTCTGAACAAGTTCAAGCTGCTATTTCTTATTTACAAGCTATTGACCACGTATCAAAATCTCCAACTGCAAAAGCTATAGAAGAAAAACGTGAGAAAAATCTAGCAAAAAATATATCTGAAACTAATGAAGAAGATGAAGATGATGAATCAGAAGAAACAGATAAAGCAGATGAGTCAGAAGAAACGGATGAGGATATAGATAGATCTTTAGGACTAGGATTTTTAACTACAAAGTCTAGACTTTTATCTATTATTAAGAATTCTGCAAAAGATTTTCCTACATCTTGGGAAGAGCCTATGATGGAAATTAAAGGTTCTATGAAAGTTGAGATAGTACCTCAAGGAAATGATGAATATTTAATTAAAGGATATTGGATGACAGATCCAAAATTTAAAGCAGAGAAAAAAATTAAAGGATTAGATCAGATAAGTAATGCTATTATAGAACTTGAATATATGATTTTAGATCAAAAACCTTTAAAACCTGGAAATTCTTCTAATAAGACAAGTTCTAGTATTAATTTTGATAAACTTGGTAGAATTGTAAAAGAAAAAGGCGGATATTACGTCAAAAGTGAAAAAGGTAAAAATCTTGGTGGGCCATATAAAACCAAAGAAAAAGCGAAAAAAAGGCTTCGCCAAGTAGAATATTTTAAACATAGAGGGTGATTAAATGTCCAGTTTTATAAATTTCAAAAAATTGGCCTCGATGAGTTCTAATAAAATAAGAAAAATTTCTACTAATTTGTTGGAATGGATAGAAAACACAAAAAAGATGAATGAGAAATATCCAAGTCTTGTCAATTTTTTAGAAGCGGTAAAGGAACATTATTTGAGGAATTTTAGTGATGATCCAAAAATAAGACAGATGGGGATTTCTCTTGAACAAGCTAAGAATATAATTTCTTCTGCTCTTGGCAGACATAAAGAATATAATTTAGATTTTCAAGCGTTACATAATGCAACAGAAACATATTTTTCAAAAGACTAACTACTAAATTTGAGGTGTTTTATGGAAGATGCACAGCTTAAGTTAATTTTAGAATCTTTAAAAGAATTAAAAGATGAGGTTAAATCTATTAAAAAGCTCCTAAATGGAAACGGAGAAATTGGTTTATTAGAAGCTCATAGAGATTTAGAGCAAAAATTTACTAGTGTTAGCGTAAGAGTTCGTGCTATTGAAGAAGATGTTAAACCATTAAAAGAGTCTTCTTTTAAAAGAAATACATTAAAAGAATTTGTCAAACAAATTGGGGTTATTTTAGCAACTATGTCGCCTATCATAATTCCTACGCTTATTTGGATGACAAAAATTTGGGACAAACTTAATCAGTTAGTTCCATTGGATACAGTTATTAGAAAATAAAAGGAAATAAAAAATTTATGAGTTTTATCAATTTTAAAAAAATGACAAAAATATCTAAAGAATGGTTTCCGAATTTGGAACCACACGAACAATATTCATATGTTACTTCTCATAGTAACCAGCCAGAATTACTAAAAGAGTTATATCCTAGTGCAAAAGATGATATAACTCGTTTGGAAATAGTAAATATAACTGGAGATAGTGATCTTGCAGAAAGATTATTTATTAATACTAAATATCCGTTAATAAAAGCACGTCTTGTTCCTTTTATAAAAAATAAGGAGTTATTAAGAGACTTTTTTGTATCGTATATTAATTCTGCAGAAGCATTACGAAAAGTTAAAACACGTTTAACGGATGAACAAAATAGAGCTTTAATCCAAAGTATGAAAGAACTTCATTTGTTGCCTGATAATATAAATACAGAGTTTGAAGATATGAAAAAAAGAAATCCAATGATAGACTAAGGAGGATAAAAGGTATATGTTTACTAAAATTGCAGAATCAGCAATTATAGATATTAAATCAAAACCTTTAAATTTGTTTGAAGAATTAGCACAAAGGCACGCTACAGAATATGCCAAAGTTGCTACATTGGGAGAGGAAGATATTCGTAAACAGAATTATAATTTATATAGAACTATAGCAGAAAAGAAACCGAATCTGTTAGCTTTTGCAACTCGTGCTATTTCTGCATATGAAACTTGGGGTCCAAACAAGAATGGAGATGCTTTTGAACGTGCAGAATTAGAAAAATATTATCCTACATTTTTTATGCGTCCGCATTTATTGGACCACAGGATGGAGATCCCATATATTCGTGGAATGATAGCTGGAAGTTATTGGCGTCCTTTAACAAAAACGGCATCTAATAGACCAGATGGAGATTATGTAGAGACTTTAATTTTTGTAAATAGAGATGATTTTCCAAAATATGCATCAATGGTAGAAAACGGTACTGTAAATTCGTTTTCTATGGGTGTCGAAGTTCAAGAAGCTGAGTGTAGTCATTGTCATAACATAGCCAGAAATCCATCGGAACTCTGTGAATGTGTTTCAAGGTTAAAAAATTTAGTAGTTGGAGGGCGTAAAGTTTTCGAATTTAACCGTGGTTTGAATTTTATTGAACAATCTGCTGTAGTAAGTCCAGCTGATGTTGATTCACATACTTTGTATATTTTAGCTAGTGTAAAAAATACAGCTCATCAAGATGTAGAAAGATTAAAAAAGATAGCTTCTGTACTTGATAGTTATTCAGAAACTGAAAAACAAATAAGACGATACGAATATCAGATGTTAGAAGCATATGCCAATCAATTGGCAGATAAGATAATGCTCGATTTAAATATTCTTCCAAGGAGGCCCAATTTATGAGCTTTGTAAATTTTAAAAGAATTGCAGCAGAAAGGAAAGTTAGAGCTTTATGGAGACGTGCGAACCAGAATTTGCCTTTGTTTTTGTCACAGTTAGAAGACACTTTTCAATCACCAGAGGTTAAGAAAAAGTTTCAAGATTTAAAGAAAAGATATCTTGAGAATCAGATTGCTGAAAAACTGCTTTTACAAGAATTAACCAAACTTTTAGAAGAAGATATGAATTATATAGATAAGACGCAACACGAACAAGATAAAAATCTTTTTGCTCCACCTATATCAAATCCAAAAACATCTAGATCAACATTTAGAAATACTCGTTTACTAACTGCCGAACAGTTTAATCTTTTATGGAAGTTTTCAGGTTTTGATATTTTATCTTTCTTATTAAAATTAAAGAATTTAGTAAAAGATCCTCAAAGTATAAAAGAATTGGACGCTTTAAAAAAAGCATATTTAGCTAATAAAATGGACGAAAAGACTATTTTAAATAGAGTTCAATATATATTAGATAAAGATATGGCTTATACGGATGCTTTTTATCGTCAAAGAGATAGAGAATTATTTTCTCCAAAAACTAACAAAGCCAGTTCTTTATATAATCGTAGATTAGTTATTGCAAATTTATGGAAACGCGCCGATAAGGATCCTATAGTTTTTTTAGATGAATTGATAAATAATAATACATTTCAGACTCCAGAAGTGTTAGAACAAGCTAAAGCTTTAAGAGCTAAAGCTGATAAAATGGATAAACGTGTCCTTCTTGATAAAATACAAAAATTACTAGATGAAGATGCTGAATTGTCTCTAGAATCTGCAAAAGATAGAGATATAGAAATAGCTAAAAAGGATCCATTTTATGCTAGACAGTATGAGACTCCTGACTATGACTTTACAAATACAGATACAGAAGAATGGTCACCAGAGGATTATAACGTTATAAATATTTTTGAATCTAATAATAAAAAAAGTTCTAATTTTAAAAATAAAAGATATATTTTTGGAGAAGAAATATCAGATGAAGATTTAAATAGTATACCTACTGATCCAGATAAAATTTCTGATTTTGCGCAAAAGAAGAGAGAGTTGGCAGATAAAGCGGAAGAAATAGGAAAGATTTTGCAGGAATTGAAGCAATTGAAAAAACAATAGGAGTATAACTTTTGTTTGGATATCTGCATAGTTTCATCAGACAGGCATTTATCAGAGAGATCCAGAATTTATTGGATGAACATCCGTTTTATACTAGATCAAAAGATTCTGGATTTCAACGTTCTCCTGTAGTAGTTTCAGAGAAATATAATTTTGATGGCAGACAATTTCCAGCGGTAATTGTTGATACTTCTAGTGCTTCAGAATTTAGGCTAGATTTTACTAATTTTATTGAAGATGTTTATGGGAACGTAAGATTAACAAGTATAATTCCTTACGTAGTAACCAAAGTAGAAACAGATAAAACTTATTCTAAGCCTAGAACTGACAATGTATATGGATTGCAATTTGTTAATATTGGTCGAGATAATAAACGAGAAATTAATCTAAGAGTGTCTGATGGAAATGCAGGAACATATAGCTATTTTGCTGTAAAGCCTTGGGAAGTAAGAAATGATATTATACCTGGTGCAATATTGTTCTTTGGAAGTTTTAATGATATAGAACCTGGTAAAGTAATTTATATTGAAACTTTTAAAGACACTACTATACTTGGCGAATTATATGGAAAAGGTTTTGATTTTTCTATAAGTATAAATGTTTATGCCCAATCACAAAACGAAGCAAAGGAATTAACAGATTTAATAAACGCTTATGGAGTGTATATTCTTCCACAGCATCTACATAATGCTCATGGTTTTGTATTAAAATCTATGAAAACAGATGGTGTGATTGAAAAAGATGGAGAATTAGGTGAAGAAGTATTTAAAGGTGGATTTAGCGTTGATCTTTGGACTGAACATCAGTTTTTTGTTCCAGTTGATAGAGCTGAGAGTTATACACTTTGGGTAGAATTACGTGAACGTGTAGATCATTTGGTGAACCAATTATGGCAATACACGGAGTGATTCATGTCTAGTTATATTCCGAATAGTAATCCTAGAGAATCAAGATATATACCTAAATCAAAAGAAGAACGTATATATACTCATACATTTCAGAGTTTAACGGATTTATGGGATCCTAAAGAAATGTATGATCGTAATATTATTAAGGAAGCAACAGGTGGACAGAATATTCTAGATGAGCATATAGAGAGGCTTCAGAGGCTCATAGAGGCACGTGGTAACTATGTATTTTTAGTGAAGCGGATACTTGACGGAGACTATTGTAGTTGCTATAATCCTATTAGTAAGGAAGTTATGAGAAAGTATTGTCTTGAATGTTATGGAACTAGGATTTCAGGTGGTTATAGGCTCTTTTATAACAAAGATAGAGTAGATGGAAAAATCATTATATCTCAGCCATTTGCTGATGAGTCTATTTCAATGGAAGAATGGGGCAGAGATTGGAAAGAGGAATTAGAAGGTTGGACTTTACCTTGGATTCCTTTAGAAAATGGTTCTACAACATTTTCATATGATTTTATAATTAAGTATAATGAGGATGGAACAGAACTCGGAAGATATTATATTACATCTGTTAAACCATCTAGAGCCATTGGAAATAAAGTTACGTATCAAAGATTTTCTATGAGACTTGCTGATAAACCAACCTATGAAATAGGTCGCAATGGTGAGAAGATTATTTCTCGCCGTGGCGATATTATATATGAAGTAGATATTAATAAGTTAGATAAAGTATTTGGCGGAAAACCATAAAGGAGGATTAAATGAAAGATTTTCAAAGAATGTATAAAGCATTAAATGTTAATCCAGGAGAAACTAAAACACTTGTTATTAGTAGAACTGAAGCTGTTAATAATAAATTTGCTTTTGTCTTTAGTGGAGTTGGTTCAGGTGATTTATATCAATATGCAAAAATATGGATATTAGCTGGAGCGGCAGATAAAAAAGTTAATTTGACAGATTGTTTAGATATTATTTTAGATTGTGGTGATGCCGGATGTATTCTTACAGTGGACTTTCCAATAGTAAGTGATATTGAAATATCTATTACTGGTCCAAGTAACGGTTTATCACTAGGTGTTCATGCAGGAAATGATTAAGATTCTCCGTAAGATTTTTGAATAAAAGGAGTCTACATGAAAGATTTTCAAAGGATGTATAAAGCATTAAATGTTAATCCAGGAGAAACTAAAACACTTATTATTAGTAGAACTGAAGCTGTTAATAATAAATTTGCTTTTGTCTTTAGTGGAGTTGACCGTTCGGATGTAATAAATCATGCAAAAATATTGATAACGGCTGGAGCTGAGGATAAAAAAATTGATTTAGTACAATGTGGAAGTCGTGTTTTAGCTTGCGGTTTTCATGCGTGTATTCTTGTAGTAGATTACCCTATAATGAGTGATATTGAAATAATACTTATTGGGCAGCAAAGAAGTGGTGTTATATCACTAGGTGTTCATGCAGGAAATGATTAAATAAACTCTAAAGAAAAGGAGTTTGTGGATATGTATTTAGTACATACAATTAGAATAGCATTAGCAAAAGAACAAATGGAAGAGAAGAAAGCATTTATAGTAGAAAATATAGTAGATGTCGCATTAAATCTACTAGATAATAGAAATCTTATACAAGCTTTAATGAAACTTAATCCATTTGTTGTGATTGAAAAAGGTACATATAAAACTACATATAAAGCTATAGAAACTGTTGAGATTGAAAATTTAATTAGATATATAGTATCTTCTCATTGGCATGATATTTTATGGAAGTTTGCAAGCTTAGATAAAGACGACTGGAGTAAAGACGCATTTATAGCAGTATCTAATGTTTATTTAAATAAATATTTAAGTAGATTAGAACAGGAGCAAAAAATAAAGAGAATATTGAATCCTTTGTCACCTGATTCTTATCATAAAGATAAAGATTCTGTAATATATTATAAAATCCTTCCAGAAGGATATAGTATATCTGGAAGGAAATCCATGAAAAAGTATTTGGAAGAACAGGAACCTACATATGCTAGTTATGTTGACGAATTAGTAACATCGCTTGATCGTAGAGCAACTCCAAATGATTATGTAGCGAAGCTCTTAGAATTTATTTTTAAATATCCAAATAAACCAGAAGTTATGTGGATATTAAATACTGTCAATAAATCTTTTTTTACTATAAAAAGAAAGGATGGATCTACATCATATATTGATAATGAATTATACGATGCAGAACTCTTTAAACTTTTACGTGAAAAGAATATTTCTGATAAAAATTTACCCTTATATGAACTTTTAGCAAAAACAGTTGAAGACTTAACGCCAGAATTAACCGATTCACAAACCAGAATTTCATTTGATAAATTAGTAAGGGATAAGAATATTATTAATCAAATTATTGATAAAGTTAAAACTAAGGAAGGACTTACGCAATTTTTTGCTAAATTTTTAGATAATTATAAAGCTCATATAGAGAAAAAACGAGAAGAACGAAAAAATCGCCAGTCTGTTTATGCGGTTACAGTTTCATTTAAATCTAAAAATGATGATGATAATGGTAAATATAAAGATTTAGACGCTGTTCTTGAAGAATTACCTGACGACTCATATACTGTTGAGGATTTGAATGATAAAATATATTTTTCCGATAAGCTTGTTAGGATGATTTATGCACAAGTATTAGCAAACATATTACAGCAAAATGTATTTCCAAAGATGAAAGCAATACTTAATACTGATGAGATTGCGAATATTATAAAAGATATTATTGAAACATTATTAAAAGAATGGCACCTTGATACAGAGATATTAGGTTTAGAAAGCTTTACACCATCGATAGCTTCACAATTTCAAAAAGTATTAATAGATTTATTAGAGAGAGAGCTTAATCCACAAAAGTTGTCGAAATATTTTGATATTCAAACAACTGTTGACGATACAAGTAGTATTATTAACTTACGTAATGTATTTTTTGAAGTGACAGAAGAAATAATTAAGGAAGCTATACAAAAATTAATACGTATATCTGCTGGAACTTCTGGAACTCCTGGAACTCCTAGAACTCCTGGAACTTCTGGAACTCCTAAAACTCCTGGAATAGTTGGAATAAAAATATTTGAGACGCGAGCATTTCAAATTGCTCTTGCTGCGGCTTTAAATGTAAGAGTACTTAGATCTATTCTACCTGAAGTTGAAAGTAACTTACAAAACAACTTTGAAACTGTAAAAACTAACTTTATAAACTTTCTTCTTGGGTCTAAAAAGAGTAAAAAAGATAAAAAATATATTGAAGACTCTACGGAGGGAATACTTAGTGATATAATTAATGAAGTTAAAATTTTGAGAACAAATGTAAGCAGACGTAACAATCAAACAGAAAAAACGCAAAACACATAGGAGGTAGTAAATTATGGCATACACATCGCCAGGCGTTAGAATTACAAATCAATTTCAACCACTTGCAAATCCGGCTGTAGGTGGCGACAGATTATTAGCTATTGTAGGGAAAATACCAACAAATCCAAATCTTTTTCCAAGATTGAATGTTGAGGCTAGGAGAGCAAATTCAAACCCAGATGCAATAACATTTTTAGTACCGGATCCATCTTTAGGTACTATCTCAGATAATCAGCGTGTAGTACGTATATGGCAAGGAGGTACACGATATAATCCAGCTCCGGCAGACCATATTTATACAGTAACTCACGGATCATCAGGTGGTACAGATACTATAACTACTACTTTATCAACTCCAGCTTCAGGTGCAAATGTTCTTGCTGTATATAGCAAAGTAGGAACAAGCTTTGTTAAATATATAGCAGGGACAGATTATACTTTTACTTTATCCAACGGATCAGGAGGCGAATTACAAGTAACTATTGATTGGTCGCCGTCCGGAAGTGAACCACCAGCAAATGAAGATTATGTTGTAGTTATTGAAGATTCGTCTGTAGATTATACATATGCAGTAGATGATACTGTGGAAGGTAAAGTGACTGTATATGTATATTGGGGTACAATTTCTAGTAATAAACCAGAGACTGGATCTGCTTATATGGCTACTGTAATATTACCATTTCCATATGATAGACAGATTATTACGTCTACAGATGAAGCATATCGTATGTTTGGACCGGTATTGGACCCGACAAATCCAGATCCTTCAAATGCATTTTATATTAATGAATTAGCAATGGCAGCTTATTTGGCATTTAACGAAGGTGCTGGACAAATTATGCTTGTTCCGTATGATACAACTACATTAACATATGAAGCTGCTCTTGATTTGCTTAAATCGGATGATTTACCAAATATTATAACAGGTATTGATTCAACGGTAATTCAATCTGGTAATCCATCATTAAATAACAAAATTATTAATCATGTTGAAGATGCTAGTTCTCAGCAGTTTCAGAAATTTCGTATTGGGATTTTAAATCCGTCAGTTGGAGATTTCAATGATGCTAAAAGTAAATATGCTAATATGGTAGCACTTGCAGATTCTCGTCGTATAATTATAGTAGGACCATCGCAATTAACTTTTAAAATTCCTATACCAGGAACAGGTGAATATGTAGATTTTAAAACAGATGGTGGTTATGGTGGAGTAATTTTAGGAGCTATGATGAGTCGTATTGAATATGATTTAGCAACTTCTATGTTACGTAAACCTTCTCGTACTATTTTTAAGGTTCGTAAAGATCAAGAATGGGATGATAGGAAATTAGATATTATTGCAGCTTTAGGTATTACATTATTTCAGAAAATGGATGGAGTTTATAAATGCCGTGAAGATATAACGACATCTCAATCTGGAACAATTTTTGAAGCCGAACCGACTATTACTATGATTTCTGATAATATTGCAAAATCTGCTATTAAGGTATTAGATGCAACAGTTATTGGAACTAAACTTTTATTGCCTACAACATTAGAAAATATAAAAGCACGACTCATAAGTATGTTGGAAAATAAAGCAAAGGCTCCATCTATTATTATAGGTTATGGATCACCAGAGATTTCAGTAGATAGTACTGATCCTAGAAAAATTAATGTAGTTATTCCAGTTCAACCAGTTCAGAAAGTTAGAGAAATCAATGTTACATTTAGTTATGTAGCATCACTATAAGGATCAATCGCGTGAATATATTAGAAGCTAACAGATATTTGAAGAGTTTGAAAAAATCTCGTGTCAAAAACAGGATGAAACTCTCTTTTACTGTTAGTAAAATTCTTCTTACTGCTATTGAGCGTGGCGGATCTTTTAAAAAAGAGATTCCTCAAGTTATAGAAGAACGTTTTAAAAAACAACCACGTCCAATTAAAGAGGATATAAGACAACTTATTATTAAGATGCAATCAAGTGTAAATAAGGAGTTAATCTACAATCTCTCTCATATTACAGAAGTTGCACAAAAACTAGATAAAGACCAAAACGATTGGAGTGCTTTAAGATTATTAGTAGGTCCAAAATTATTGGACTTTTTGTCAAAACATATTGACATGACAGCTAAAGAATTTTTCTACAAATTGATTGGTAATAGCGGACAATTGGATAAAATATTTGATACTACAAATCATATCTTATAGGAGGTAAAATATTATGGCGAATCTTTACGGTCCTTCAGCTCCAGGAGTTAGGACTCAAACAGTTTTTAGTTTACAAGTAGTTATAGGAAGCTCAGTTATAGAAAGCTCCAATAATACAACTGGTACAACGAACTCAACAGATGTACAAATTGGAACAGCAACTGAACTTAGTCCTAACCACGAACGTTCTAATACGCTTATTGGTGGTGTAGGTATAGGTGATAGAATAATGGAGATCGTTCCTGGACGTTCAAAATATTCTGTTTCCTTAAAAAAATTTTCACTATGGACAAAAAGACTGGCGGAAATTTTTGGATATAGTAGAGATTTCAGAATGTTAGCAGAAATGCAAAAACCTTTTGATATTAAAGTTTATCACGTTAATCCAAATAATAAAGATGAAGTTGAAGTTACCATATATAGGAATTGTGTGATTAGAAGTTGGAGACGTAGACAAGAATGGTCTGATGAAGTAGTTATTGCAGATGATGTAGAAGTTGATGTTACTTCAATAGATGCAAATAAAACACTATGGCCATCATTAAGTGAATTATTCTAAACTAATTTAAAGGAGGTGCCCAATGGGAGCACTTGAAGATTTAAAAGTTCTTATTATGGAAGGAATGCTAGAGAAGGAAGTTGAAGTAAAATTAAAGGACAAGGTTTTTAAATTTAAAATTCGTACTATGACGCTTTTGGAAGATTTAAAGGCTATGCAGGACGCAGGTTTAACTGATGTTCCTAAAAATGGTGTAGAAAACTTTAATTATATTCTTGCTGCTATTCCTTATATTGTTAAAGAAGTTAATGGAGAACCAGTCAAACCTGAAACTCTTAAAGAATTTATCGGGGTATTTCCCGGTGATGTTGTAATGCAAATATTTGACGCATATAATCAATTACGTTCTAGAGAAATAAAAGCAGGTGAAGAACTAAAAAACTCCTAAACGACTCCGAGTTTCGTGCCTATTGGCAATTAATAAGATCCGCGGCCGGGGTCGTTAGTGAGGAAAGATTTAGCGGATCTAAACGTACCCCAAATAGATTACAACTTATTTGGTCGGTACTGAATATGCGATTAGATGAGGGTGTTCCAATAGAAGATCTTGAAGTTGCTGAACAGGATATTTCTACTGTTCCTGATTTCTTTATTTTTGAATTATCACAACATATGTCTAGGGCTGATATTGCAAAGAAATTCCATACTACTGAAGAAGAAATAGACAAAATCATTACGAGATATATCGAAGTAGCAGCTAGACTCAATCAAGTAAAAGAGAAACTAGACACGGAATTGCGAGAAAAATATAAAAATACATCAGATAATATAGGGTGACTTTTATGGCAGATTTAGAATTAAATAAGATTATAGAAGAGTTAAAAAAGGCTACACAAGATCTCAAAGAAGTTTTTGAGATGAAAGATTTGGATGATAAATCTACCCTTCTTTTGACTAAACTTAAAGCTGTCGAAACCCTATTTGCCTCCCTTAATAAATTGGAAGAAAAATCTAAAACCAATATATTAAATTTAACCAAAAGCCAAAAAGCTTGGACGGATGAAGCTAAAAAGACTAAAAAAGCTATTGAAGAAGCTTTTATAGCGAATGCGGAAAAACGTATTTCAAAGATGAAAGGTGTTGATTATGAGGAACAACGAGCTACTAATGAAATGGTCGGACAGCTTCGGTTATTGCAGAGAATTGGAGATAAAGAAACAGCATCATTAGCTACTAATAAACTTCGTGTATATTACACTACTGTTTGGACAAAACAAGTTGGAAATGCCCTTCAAATAGCTAAACAGTTTACATCTGAAGAAGGAATGGCAGGAGGGCTTAGTAGCTTAGCTACAGCTGGAATTAGTAAAGGTCTAGGAAGTATTATTGGAGGATTAACAGCTGGGGGTATTGGAGCAGTTTCAACTTTTATGGTAGGGATTATCGGTGTAGGTACAATCGCTTATAGTCTTTATCAAAATTTGCATCAGTTAAAGGATCGTGTAGCTGGTTATACTACTATGATAGGATCAAGTACAAAATCCAGTTATGAAGTAGCCAGACAAGCTGAATTTTATTCTGGGACTCTTGCTAAAGCTTCTCACGATTTTGCTATGAAGACAGACGAAGTAAGATCAGCTCATAGTATTTTTGCTCAGAATTTAATGGTTGAATCAGAAGATTTTTTTAATATTCTGAAAAGTGGAACAAAGAGTTTAGGAGGTATCCGTCGCTATGCTACAGCATTTGGACTTTCTTATGATGATGCTACTCAAGCATCTATACTTTTAACTAATACACAACGTAAATTAGTTGGAGCAAAAAAAGCTGAAGAAGCAGCTACTAAAGATTCAATTTATTTATTTTCTAATTTAAGATATGCAGCTAGGAAAACTGGTATAGCACTTCCAGCTTTAGAAAGAGCTGCCAGAAGTGCTGTTTCTTCTACTAATGAATATGCTACATCTGCAGAATCAGTTAGCAGAATGATGACTATGCTTTTGACTCAAAAAAGTTCGGTAGCTCCTGCTACAGCTGAACAAGCTGCAAGCGATGTGGCAGCTATTACTAGTGCTATTAGAAGTATGCCATTAACAGCAAAAATGTTAGCTATGCCTCAAGCAGGTTTAGGAGCAGGGATTGAAATGATGGGATTAGATCCTATGCAATTATTAGAAAAATTTAGGGGGCTAATGGGAGGAAAACTCATGTTTTCAGATGCAGATTCACCAGCTATAAAGCAATTAAAAATGCTTTTAGCTAGTTCTATTACTGGAATTCGAAATGATAGGATGCTTTATCAGATGTTAGATAGGAAATCATCTGAAACTGCTAAAGCGGACCTTACCCGATTTGAACAAGATAAACAACTTATAATGAACGCCGATAAAAATCAAAAAGATACACAAGGATTTACGATTGCTTTTGCTCGTGCTATTATTTCATTATTAACACAACTGAACAATAGTTTAGCTATTTTAGTTGGTGGAGGCTAAGATATATGGATATTAATAATTGGCAATCAAGTCTTGGTCAAAATTTAGGACAAAATTTTGACGCCTTTAAAACTAAAATTAATATGTGGAATCAAGCTATTAATCTTTATGCTTCAACTAGTCCAGGTGGAGCTAGCAAGGATTTTGATTTACCTTTAGCTACTAGACTATTAGCTATTTCTGTATATGGAAATAATTTTTTAGAAACAGTACTTCCAGCTCTTGTTATGCCAGTTAATCCAAAGCAACTTAGAGTAGATCATAAGAAGAAGAGTAGTTATAGATATACATTGGGTGGATTTGTATTGAATCATTGGCATCCAGACTTAACTACGATTACAGCTAATGGATATATTCCATCATTTCAGGGAAAATCTAAACCACTATCTTTATCTTTTTGGTATTTTATGGCTTTATTGCAGTTATATAGAAAATGCGGTGAAGTGGATACTACTGTCGCGCCACCGGTACCGGCAGTACTACCGATGGATTCTATTATGAATTCTCAGCAACCTACTATTCCTCCGGATTTACCTGCTTCTGCTGAAGGAGAACCTCCTATGCCTTCAGAAATGGAAACTTCGCCAACTACTACTGTCAATTTAATAGCCCAACAAACTTCATTACGTAATGCTGAACTTGTATTATGGTATAATACAGATATTTATATAGGAATTTTTACTAATTTTACAATAGAAGAAGATGAAGAACATCCAAACACACTTTTATATAATTTTACTTTTTCTGCAAGATCATACAGAAATATAATTGGAGACACTATTCCAATTGCAGATATTGTTCGTGGCACTATTGATACTGTTATTGGAATTTCAGCATTAAAAGGTACTTTTGCTGGACCAGGAAGTTCTTTAGATGTTGGGCCAGCAGGAAAAATTTTCAAATAGGAAAAATTATGGCTGATTTAGATTCTCTAAAACAATTAATTCTATCAAATAATATTGGCCAGATAACTAGAGATAATGTAATTATTCAAGCTCCTGATATTCTTATTTATAAGAATAATATTAACGTTTTTAAAGGCGGAGCACCTCTTGAAGCAGCTGATTATGAAATTATGAGTTTACCATTCAATCAGGAAGTTGCTGACTTTAGATTAATTAGTTTAACTATTAACGCTGATACAAATCCTAATCCACATACTGCGAGTCTACAATTTGCAATCCCTACCGCACAAAATGATACAAAAGTAACATATGTTACTGAATTAGACCTTCCAAATGAAATGGATAAATGGTATTTGATGGACCGTGTAGAAATCTGGATTTCACCAAATAAAGGAGTATTACCATATATACGTTCATTTGTTGGATGTGTAACATCTTTATCTTATGAAATTCGTGAGTATCAGTTTATTTTTACTGTTCAGTTAAAGGATATGATGTTTTGGCTAGATCAGGCTAGAGTACAAACTAACTGGTCCATGTTTGATTTAGCTCTTCGTCGTCCACAGTATATTACAGACCCAAAAGATACATCTAAATGGATGATTTATTCTAATAGATTTGCTGGTCTTAATTTTAGACATTTAATTGAGAAAGTGTTATTTAATCGAAAAGTTAAAGATTTACCATATAGTGCAATAGCTGGGTCTAAAGTTGAAGGTAATCCAAAAGAGTATGATTTATATGAAAATGAAGAATTTAATTTATTACCAGTTTATAGTGCTGGAGAAATGTATGCTATTTTAGCTTCAGTTGGAATCAATCAAAGTCCGGTAGCAGAGCTTCCATATAGTTCTAAGTTTAGGAATGCTGTAGTTAACTCTATTCAAAACGCTCCTGGTGGAGCAATTGCGAAGCAACTTCCACAAGGTTCTGATTCTACAAAGCTTGGTATAAATGCTAATGTAATAGCACAAAAAGTAAAATCTGTTGATTCAAACCCTCCATTACAAGTAAATGATATTGCTTTTGGTTTTGTTGAAAATGTTGCAGAAGCAGAAGAATTACGTGCTATGCAAATTAGAAATCAAAAAGCCATGAGTTTATATTGGGAATTTGCATTTTTTAGTTATATAAGAGAGAATTATATTTCTTTAATACGAGAAGATGATATAGCTCTAATGCCTTTTCCTTGGGAATCTGATTCTAATTCGTTAGTATTATATGAAGGAAAATTTTCTTCCAGAGGGCAAATTATTAGACAATTGTCAGAACAAACTCTATATGAAATTTATCAATCTAATCAAGGATTTATATTTGTCAAACCACCATTATATAACGCTCCTCCTATTAATAATATTCAGGCTTCTGAAATTTCAGATATAGTTAAACAGGAAAATATTGATCCAGTTTTAACTTCAGCAACTACAGAAGGTATTATAGACTGGAAGACTATGGATAAAGAAATGCCGCAAGTAACTATTCCTAAAAATGAATATCCATTTGTATTAGGTGCCTATCAGATATTATTTCCAAAAAATTTTAAACTGGAGACACCAGAAAATTTTGATTTTAGAGATGATGCTTTGGCATTTAGAGTACCAATTGATTCTGTTCCTGCTTATACTCAGATTTGGATCCAGTTACAAAACGAAAATGATAGATTTGTCAAAGACTCATTAGTTCTTAAATTAAAAGAGGAAGTTAAATCAAATGGTCAAATAGTTAAACTTGATCCTTTAGTAGGGGAAAAGCCTCAAGTTTTAATCAATGTTATGTTATGGAAATTTTATTATAAAGTATTAGATCCAGTTCAAATTTCAGCTTTAAACTCTGGTTTAAATGCTCAAATATTTTATTTAGAGTTTAGTACGAAAGGCAGAACGGTTGGTACTGTTGTTGCATTAGATCTCTTTTTTGCTTTTATTGAAGAATGGCTACTTGCACATATGAAAGACTTTGGTATATCTGATCCTGTGCAGATTCGAAAAATTAATTATAATATTTACACTAAAATTAAGCAGATTTTAGACACAAATAGGGTAAATACGAATAAAGAAAGTGGCGAGATATCGAACCAGGCAGTTGTAGAAGAAGAACGTCAAAATGAAATAGAGAAATTTAATAATAATGATTTATATCAAACCATTATTAGTAGTTTCTCACCCACAACATCAGGATCTTTTAGTCTTATGGAAAGATTTTTTATTTCACCTGGTGGATATCAATCTGTAGATGCCTATGTTGAAGCAACATTTTCTTATAAGAAAATTAATTTGGACCCCTCGTACAAACAAGAGAATGCACAGTGGATTAGTGAGGAAGTTAGAAGAGTACATCCTTCTAATTTAGAAAAACCTACGGTTTTAATATTAATCGGTGGAATACTTGCAGCAGAAAGCTACAAACTTAAATCATATTCTACAGGTGAATATAATATTATGCAGCATGGATTTAGAGACGTAAAATTAAATAATAATTTAATTCGTTCTAATTTAGGAGCATCGGTATTTTCTAAATATTATTTATATAAAAATAATGTTCAGGCTAAAACTTATACATTTACGCTACAAACGTTACGTCCTGATATTGTGCCAGGATTTCCAATATTAAATACTATAGATGGATGTGTATATTATGTGCAATCTATAGCTTTATCACTTACTGCAGGAGAATCTACTCAAACAACTGTAACTTGTGTTGCAAGGAGGCGTCCACTTTTTGGACTTACTGACTATGTAATAGAAGAAGGTATTCTTGGGGATGCAAATAATTATTTAGAAGCTCTATCTACTTGGGAGCAATATTCAGAAGAAACATTAGATGGATTACCCATTTTTACTACATCATTAGAAGCAGCATCAAATCCAGCGTATACTTTTTTAGGATGGGAAATGTATGGTCCATCTGATAATGATTTAGGTGAAATTTTTACTAATGCAAGTGGAATTTTCCTTCCACCATTTGGTGGATATTTAACTGCAGATTTAGCAGGATTAGTTAAAACTGGTTTAGAAGACCTAGATACTACAATGAGTATAGTTTTTTATGGCTATGATGAAAAAACAGGATATTTTTATAGATTCGGATTACTACCTAGCGACTATTTTGGTCCTGGAGCACCACGTGGAACAGTTCTTTGGGATGAAGATCCTGCACTTTTTGCATCAGCTCGTAATAAAGACACATATATTTTTGGTTGGAACCCAGCTTCTCCAGGAATAAGAAAGGAAGGAGAAATTTTTATTACTCCTATTATAGATTTTAGAGGACAAGATATTTTATTTGTATATAAGGATGAGGGGACAGAGATTAATCCAACAGTTAAAGTAGTTGGACTGGAGAATAATAATAGAGTTATAAAGTATTCTGTTACAAAATTACACATAATAGAACCAAAACAATTAGAATCTATATTGAAAAAAACAACATATTTAAGTGACAAAGAAAATTCTTATTTATCTGGGACATTTGAAGGCAACGTATCTACCCTTGAAAGGCAAGATTTAACTACTGCTTATAATCCAACCTTATATTATCGAAGAATAGCTATGATAAACGACTTAGTAAGTAAGCAAGAAGCTACTATATCTAAGTTGCCAAAGAAGTGGGTAGGTAATAAAAAGGGAGGAAATACTAATGGCTAATCCTATTTTTGCTAGAAGAATTGGCAGATTATTTAATACTCCTATAAATAATGAAATGGGTATGTCCGAGCTTTTTCCATATGCTGGAGTTATTATGTCAGTAGATGAAAAAGCATTGTTAGCAACTGTTAGTACTAGCAATGGAATAGTTACTAATGTTAAAATTCCTATTTTATCTTATAGTCTTGATACTGGTATTTTCCATAAACCTTCTGTAGGAGATTATTGTTTGGTAGTTTCGACTGCTCGTGATGAGAAATATATTATCGGTTTTTATTCATTTAATTCTATACAGGAACTAACTAATCAAAATAGAGTAATGCCGAAAGAACACACTTTAGTTATTAAAACTAAAGCAGGTGATACAATACAACTTTCTATAGATGAGGCTACTCCAACTATATCAGTACAGAGTCCAAAAAAACTTCAGCTCCAGGTTGACTTAGACAAAAAAAGTGGTATAATTAGTATAGATTCTACAGATACAGATGTGACTATGAAATTAAGTGTTGTTGATAAGGACGCAGGAAAAGAAAAAGCTTCAATTGAATTTGGTACTGAAACTGGTGATATGACTCTAAAGACTGAAAATGCTTCAATTGAAATGAAGAGTACAGGAGAGGTAAGTGTTAATAATGGTCAGTCTCCTGTTGTTACTTTAGATATGTTAGCAGCCTTGGTAACTAGCGGGTCTGCCGCTTTTATCAACAGTGGAGCCTTCATCGGTGCAATTAATACGGAAAAAACTAAACCATATAAATTTACAGCATAAGAGGAAAACTAATGGCATTTGATTTAGAATATATTTTAACAGAGTGTGACCACAGAATACACGATGAACTTTTATTTGAAAGTGTAATAACTTCTGACATAGTAGCGTCAGATGCAGCACGCTTTGGTTCTTCTTTTTTTGGGCGTAGTAGATTCGGGTATACTGTTTTTTATTTAAATGATAGATATGGAGCGAGTGGACAGTTTTTTGATAATCCTGATGGAACTGTTACTGCTGTTTTTCCATTAGTAAATAAAATAGCTGGCTCACCAAAGCTTTTTTATAAACTTCCATCAGAATATTTAAGACATCCACTTCCGCAGTATACGAGCACAGAACTTGGAACTCCTTATTATGGAACTTTTGGTATATATTATGGTGCAGATACTGATTATTATTTAGGTAGTTCAACTGAAGTTCCATCAGATTCTAATAGTTCTGCAAATGAATTATGGTTTATAGCATATGAACCAATGGCATATAAGGGCTATAATATTCCAGCTAATAGTATTGTTATAAATAGATTTAATAATGAATATACTTGGTTATTGGATTATAATGTAGTAATGGAAGAATGTCCGTATTGTGAAGGAACTGGAGTAAAAAATGATTTAAAACTCAGTCCAATTGGTAGACTTAAATTAGTTGCTGATATGGATAAACTTATGCAACAAGTTATAAAAGCTATAATTACTTCTAAAGGAAAAAACATATTCTTTCCTAGTTATGGAACTATTATTCCGCAAGCAATTGGATCTCGTGGTTTAAATGGTTTTATCTTACGTGAAGAAATTTATCAACAATTATCTATGATTGCTAAAAATCAACAAGATATACTAAATATGAATTCATTATTTTTTACTGCAGGAGAAGTATTGCATGATTTAATTGGGGTTCAAGTACAACCATCTTCAGATCCAAGACAAATTAATTTATTAGTTACGATACAGAATAAAGCATCAGAAATGCGTACGTCTAAGACATTCAAAGTAGGCTAAGGAGGATTTTATGGAATTAATACCAACTAAATCTCGTACTCAATTAGTTCGTGAAGTTATAGATTATATAAATAGTCGTTATCCGTCTGCAGATCTAAGTCCAGGTCTAGTTTTTAGAGATCTTCTTGTAGAAGCTCCTATGCAGTTCATAGGAGATACAGTTGCTATGACTAATTTTATTGGACAAATTTTAGATTTATCTGCTTTAGAGCAATTAGTATCTAATCCTAAAACTAGAATTGAAACTGCTATTGCTTTAGGAATAGATCAAACTGCTATGAACGATATTATTACTAAAATTATAGAACTTTATGCAGCTAATTATAATATAGTTAGAAGAGTTGGTACTTATGCATCAGGAGTTTTAACATTTTATTCTATTGAAAAACCTACTGATATTATTAGAATTCCTGCTGGAACTATAGTTCGTGTGCCTAATACTGGTATTTCTTTTCAAACTATTCAAGATGCTGCTTTAGATGGAAATAATTTAGATTTTAATAGAGATTATGATACTCTTAAGAATCGTTGGTTTGTTAAAGTTTCAGCACAATGTACTATAGTAGGTAGTATAGGAAATGTTCCAGCGAATAGCATAACTCAAATAGATGATACATCTATAAAACTTTCTGTAACTAATGAAGACAGGTTTACTGGAGGTTCAAATTCAGAAGATGATTATACTCTTCTAACAAGAGTAAAAAGAGTATATCGTGGGAACTTTCAGGGTACTGCAGACTCATTATTAGCTAACGTATTAGCTTATTCTGGAGTTAAAGATGCTGTAATTGCATATCTCCCAAACGATCCTAATAAGATAGACGATTCAATTAATTCTATAGATATATTTGTTTATGCTAATAATAGAGTAAATTTCACAGATTCTGTACAACCAGCATTTAACTCAAATTTTATTGCACTTTCATCAAAATACATTTCAAATATACGTACTTTAACAATTCCTCAAGATAATAATTCAGATTTTTATGTTCCTTCATTTGCATATTCATTATCCTATACTTCTGATGGAACTTCATATATAAGTTTTTCATATATCAAAGATAAATATATTTCTGTTTTGCCTTATTCTACTTATAGTTGTAAGATTAAATTAGTTTTAAATGGAGATTCTCAAAAGCCAATTTATGGAAGCTTTCCAGATTTTTCAGATGATCAATATCTAAACTCTAATAGTAGACTTTATGTATTTGTTAATCAAAATGGAATGTGGGATGATGTGACTTCAAGTTGTTTATATAAAAAAGATGGAAATGATCAAGCTATAATACTACCTGGATTAGGTTATTCTCCAACTATTGCACTTAAAATACATCCAAAATCTACAGACATAATTAAAGTTAATTATGATTATGATTCAGTTATTTCTGATATGTCTACATACTTATTTAGTTCAAGTCGTAAATTTGTTGGACAAAATATATATTTCTATCCAGCAACTCCAGTAGGTATTATTGCTCAGATTCAAATACAAGTTGATCCATCCTATGGCACGACTGATCGGGAAGCTATGGCTAAACAAAAATATATAGAATTAATAAATAGTTATAGATTAGGTGCAGAATTAAACCAAACAACTTTTGTTTCTGAATTTTTAAAAATTGCTGGTATTGTAGATGTAAAAATACCATTTGATATATTCACACGAGATCAAAATACTCGCACCGGATCTAGTGATATTATTTTGTCGGCAAAAGAATATCCAGTTATTCTCAATGATGCGGATATAAAAATTATTGGAACATATGAGACAATAAATATCTAAAGGGGTGTTTTGATGGAACCAATAAAATTAGATTCTAATAGAAAAATAATAGATACATTAGTAGAACGAAAAGATGGTAGTATGTATGATACATACTACAAAGCTTTAGAAGAATTAATCCATACTTATGTGGATCAAGTAGTGACAGCTGCTATTAATAATTCTTTTATTACCATAGCCGATGATACTGGATTAAAGCGTTGGGAAGCCTTTTATACAGCCAAACCATTTGATATGGATATAAATGAATATCGTAGATTATTGTTTATTCTTAATGATCTTACTGGTAATGGTCCAACATATGATAATGTTTTAAAACTTATAAGATTTTTTGATCCTGATGGGACTTTTTTTCCAATTATTGTTTATCCTATATATGCAGATTATCCTCATGATGCAGCAACGCCTCCTTTTTCTGAATTTTGGAGAGAGTCTGATGGTAAATATTTTACTGATGAAATGACTATTTATGATGAGAATTCTTCGTTAGAAAAAATAAATGAATTTACTTTTTTAGATAATGATAGTCTTATTTATGAGACATCGGTTTTAAATGTTGAAAAGCAAACTTATAGAATACTTCTTAAAACATTATTAGAAATGTTACTTCCAGCTAACGTTATTTTTATGTTACATTTTTCGGATTATTCTCCTATTCTTTTTGGAGGGAATGCTTAATATGATAAAATTATTAGAATATACACCTCCAGCAGGAATTAATACTGTATACGATTTAAATATTATTGGCCCAAGAAATATAAAAGTAAATCTTTCTAAAGCTATAAAGATAGCAAATAATAGATTTTTAGTGCACGTTCATAATGAAAATGCTCCTTGGGAACAATATTTATATGATTATTCTGTTGGTTCCAATACCTATACGCTCATAGATCAGATCGGATATGCAGGTTTTGAATTCTATCCTTTTGGAAGTCAACAAATCATAGTAGCCTATATAGGATTTTGTAGGCCAAGTCGTTATAGCATATATGATATATATTCTAACTCTTATAGAACTTATAATCTTTATGAAGATAAACCGTGGGCTTCAATCTATAAATCCTATAAAACTAATAATGATTATTTAGTATTAGCTATCAATAGTTATGATCCAACTAAAAATTCTTTTATAGATGTTATTGATCCTAGAGACGCAACTAGGAAGAATACATTTGATATTGGTGTCCAAAGACCTATATCCACAATTGCAGCTTTATCAGATACATTATTAATCTATTTTTTATTAGAAGATGTAAAGGGAAATGGTATTTTATATTTTGTAGATACAAATAATAATACTAAAACTTTAGTACAATTTAATCCAGGAGATATGTTATATTCTCGTTCTAATTGGATAATTCCTATACATCAAGGTCTTATCATTTATGTTCAGCAGGTTAAGAATAATAACACTAATACTATAAATTTACTCACTGGGGCTTTTGGATCCAGTTCTATTAAACTTAGGTTATCTATTCCTTATTTAGATAAACCATCAGTATTTCTAGATAAGACATCTATCATCTTAGCTGACAATTCTAAACAGGTAGTTGTGGTAGAAGATTTTGTTAATCAATTAGGCACATCTAAAGTGAATAGGTATACTATCAATACAAGTATAACGGATTTGACACCTTTTTATTTGACAACACTATAAGGAGGATAATAGAATGAAATTAGGTATTAAAGCTTTATTGGAAAGTTTATTTCGCAGATTTGGAGAAGATTCAATGGAAGAATCAATGGAAAAATCAACAAATAATACTCAAACTAACAGGTATGAACAAGATGATATAACACGCTTATGGCAAGAATTTTTATATTTTGTAGAAGCTACACTATCTGACGCAAATTCAATGAGATCCGAATTTGAAGAGAAAAATCTTGAAGAAAAAGGTTTGAAGATAAATGATGTAAAAAATTCTAAGAATTTTGTAAATTGGCTAACGAGTGATACCGGCTCTACAGAGAAACTTCAAAATGAATTAGTAAAAGATTTTAAAGCATCTAAATTAGGACTTGAAGATTATTTAAATAAATTTAGAGATAGAAAAGAAATACAAGACTTAGTAACAGATGCTATAGGATATTACATTGACTTCCTTGCGGAACAAAAAAGAAGTCAAAAAGGGCCAGATCAAATTAGACTGACAAAAGAATTATTGGGACATTTTTCTAAAATTCTCATGGAGAAGTTTAATCAGTTTTTTAAAGAAGAATATCAAAATGATGAGTTTTTTAAAGGTTTAAATGAACGCTTAATAGAATCGCTGCGTATTGAATTTCTAGATATGATAGAAGAAGATATGAATCCTCTTACGAATTCTACTGCATACCAGCAGATATCACAAAACATTGTAGGCAAAGATCGAAAACAATATCAAGAGTTATTAAATAATGTAGCAACTAAGTTATTTGAAAACGATTACAAAAATAGATTAAGACAGCGTAGTCGTGAAATAATATCAAAGTTAGCAGATCCTAAAGAAGTTGAGAATATCATAAATGGAAATAACCTTCTTAATTTACAAGAAACATTTCAAAAAATAGCAGAACAGAAAATAAACAAAGAACAAGATTATTTTTATGTAATAGGTGAAGATTTATATTTTACAGACCTCGGTAAAACTACACTTTTAACGTTATGGCGAGCTCACTTAAAAACTAATGCAGAATCTATTATTAATCTTTTTTTAGCCCAAATTGAATCTGCTGGTGCTGAACAACACAAGGAAGTTTTAGAAAAAGAAAATTTTAAATATCAGACGTCTGCTTTATCTGAAGATATGCAAAAACTTGCATCTGTAAATGAGAGGTATAAAGCGTTTTTTGGTACACAATCAATGCCACTCTTGGAATTTCTTATTGAGAGAAATCTAGATCAATTGCCTAATGTTAATAAGTTTGATATTGAAGTTCCTGGATATTTTGGCCGTGATACAACTATACTTCACGCTATGAATCGTATGACAAAGCGTAATTTATTTTATCCAATGGCTCCAGATTTAAAATCTGAAAAATGGACACTTACTATTAATCCCACATTAGAGTACGATAAAATAGCTAGTCTATATGCTGGTTCTTTAGCTACAGAATTTAGAGATATTCTTACTGTTTTTGCTTATAGAGGAGCTTTAGACGAAAATGATCCATTTCATCCATTATGGGTTCTTATTAGAAATGTAATGTTAGCATTTGATAAATATGCTTTTGCTCATTTAGAACCAGGAAATTTAGAAAAATTAGTTCAAACAGGAGGTAAAGTCGTGGACGTAACAAAACAGACTTTAGAGAATGTTAGTTCTAAAAATCCAATTGAAAATCCAACAGAGAATCAACCTGAAGCAAAACCAGAACAAGCAGCATCAGGAGCAGAACAAAATATTGAACCAACTGGAAAAACTGGTATATATTCCTTACATAGACTTTTAAAGTATGCTGCAACTGAAAGTGAAATTCAGGAATTAGTACGTTCTTTTTTTAGAAGATTCTACGGTAATGCATGGGAACAGAAAAATCCTTTAAACATAGACTACGTTGAATATGCATCAGACATATTACCTTGGAAAGTAATTAAATTAAAAATCCCATATACTTTTTTTCGTAGAATTGATATGATTAAACCTGCACGTATAGTAAATATACTACAAGGCATCGGATTAAAAAGTTATCCAAAGTTTGGAGGCAATAGATATATAGTTGGCTATACAGCTTTATCTGATTTCGTCGAAGGATCTCAGTTTAACGAAGTTTTCATAGCTGTACCTAATCAAGAGTATAAGGAGAAACTTAAAGATATTTTATCTCAGAAGTATCCTGATCATGAAAAAGAGATTAAAGATATTAAGGATTCTGATATAGGAAATTGGTTTAGAAAAGTAGTCGAAATATTGGGTCAACCGCCAGATGACCTTATAAAAGAAATACGAGTGTCTCCCTTACTAAAAGCTATTATTAATAAAACAGATTTTACGAAAATTACAGATGGGGAGCTAAAGAAATATATTACAGAAATTACTGATAAATTTGACAAAGCATATATCTGGGAAAAACTTGGTTTAAAACCAGAAGAGGCAATTTCTCCTATGACAGATCAAGCAAGACTTCAAGATTTAAAATATAAATTAAATCAATTAGTTCAGGTAGCTCAGGAAGATTTCTTTGTTACAGGCCACGGTTCTATTCAGTATAATATTTTTGGCTCATCAAAGAGAAATGCACCAGAAGTTAAACTTACTAGAGAAATTAACACAATTATAAAACAGATTCAAATGCAGTACGGAGTTACTCCTGATAGTCCATTTCCAGATAAGTTAATACAAGAGCTAATTAATATGGTTAATAAGCTACGAGATAGTTTCGAGCAGAATAACTTTGGAGGGTCTGCGTTCGGTCTTGTTCAAACTGCATATAATAGAGTACTGCACACAGCAGAGCGCATAGTTTTGTCAGTTGATGATACTGTTGCTTTGAAAGATATTGCAAAGTTATACGATTCGTTTGCAGAATTTAGATCTGAGTTGCTAAAAGTGTTAGAGACACTCCATCGTGAAAGAGATAGAGGTCCTAAAAGTACTGGAGAAGATACACCAATAGCTCGAGCTGTAACGTCTATGTATCTGGATACAGCTTATATTTTTATGGATAAATTTGTAGAAAATCCTGATATTTCAATTATGCTTGATATTGGTCGTTTAGAAAATATATTAGATTATTTACGTACTACAGATCCTACACGAATTGCGAGAGAAAAGGAAAAAGTAAAACTCAAAATTGAGGAAATTGTAACTAGACTTAAATTACCAAAAATAAGTAATGATAAATTAGAAAAATTGCCAAATGCAGAAGCTTTAGTAAAAATGTTACAAGAATTAGCTACTTCATCTAGAGTACAGGAAAAATTACAGCAAGGTGAGGAGGGATTGATAGAAGTTTCTAAATTTCCAGAAGATGTAGAGCCGGACAAATATAAGCTTAACGTAAAATTTCCTAAATTCGGAGATCGGATTAAAAAGGTATTTGATAAATTCAAAAATGTATTTAATACATCCAAAAATGTTTCTCAACAAACTTTAGTGGATGACGAGCAAGTTTATAAGAATATAGTAGAGATGTTAGCTGTTGCAAGTAAAAATGGAGTTCCCGTAGATATTCTAGAAGAATCTTCTCCCGTCATGAAACGAAAGATATCACCAACAGTATCACCAGGATCTTCTCAAGTAGAAGAGGTGATTATACAAGAAAAACCTACTGGTATTGATTCTATTAGTTTTGATACTCCAGAAAAGCTTCTTGATAGAATTGATAGAGCTATTCAAACTTTTCAGAAACAGCCAGACCTGGTCAACGAATTAAATCCTTTGAAAGACAAATTATTAAAATTATTAAAAGGAGCTAAAAACGACAATAAAGAACAGACAATAAATGAAATAAAAAAGATAGAAAACGAATTCAAAGAAACTTTGAAAACTTTTCTTAGGTCAAGAGGTACATCTTTAGATATTTCTTCTACATATTTGTCACCTATTTTTGGCGATGAGATTCCAAAGTAAAAAACCTTAACTCAATTAGACCTTAGTAAAGTTCATAAATATGTAGATCAAGCTAAATACATTTTGGATGAAGCAAAGGAGAAAGCAAAGAAGTCAATTTCTGAGCTAATTAATAATTCTTCAACCAACTAACTGAACTGCCTATGTCTTTAGGCATAGACAGTTCAGTTCACTTCAAACTTGATCATCTATGCCAGATGATCAAGTTTAAGCATTCTACTCATAAGTGTCTGCCAAGCCACGTGAAGTGGTATAACACTCGGTTCTATGGACTCTGCTCTATAGGATCCTGAATTTCCGTCGAAGTCTTCACGATTTTTAATTCTCTCTAAAAAGGAACTTAGTGGCTCTGCTTGGCTAATCTGTTTTGCTTGTTCAGCAAGCCAATCTTTTTTAGTCTTTTTATATCTCTTTATTTCTCTAGTGTGTAGAGTTTTACGTAATATATCTATAATTTTATTTCTACAACTTTTCCAAAACAATGCATTGAAATTATTATGTATAGTAGGATCATACCTACATATTAGAGAGACTAATACAATATCTAATTCTTGTATTAAATCATCCACAGTTATCCATGTTTCTGATCTTTTACTACTGCGTGTTAATTGAGCAGCTAAATTCCTTACCATACTTCTTAATGAGCTACTATAGTAAGTCCGCATTCTCTTGTATTCTCTCTGATTTATTATAGTCATTGTATCTGTATTTATTTGGAATTCAAAGAGCTGGTCTTTTACTGCTATTTGTTTTTTAATTATTGACATAATTTCCTCCTTCAGGTTTTTAGAATTTTGTTTTAGAACTAAAAAAGAACCCACTTAGTGAACTACCTTGCCTAAAGACAGAGGCTTCAAGTGACGAAACAATAGGAGTTGGGTTGTCACTTAGGCTCGTTCCGAGCCTTAATATATTTAAAGCTGAATTAAAATCTCTATCTAAGGAGCAGTTACAATGAGGACAATTATGAATACGAATATCAAGAGTTTTAGGAACTACTTTTCCACATTGGCTACAAATCTGAGATGTATCTTTGGCTGGAACTTTAACTATTGTTCTACCAGCTTCTGCCGCTTTATAGGACAAAATGTTAAAGAACTGAAACCAGGCTACATCTCTCATGCTCCTATTAAGATTTCTAAAACTTGTAAAAGCATTCATTTTTTCGTGACAAATAGTATCATAATTATCTACATAATATCTAGCAACTTTATGATGAAAATCAAGACGTTGATTAGCGACCTTCTCATGAACTTTACTCAAAAGCAATTTAGTTTGTTTGTATTTATTAGAACCTTTGACTTGTTTAGAAAGTTTCTGTTGAAGTTTTTTAATTTTCTCAAAAGATTTATTCAACCATCTTGGATTTTCAATCTTTTTTCCTTCACTATCTGTAAGAAAACTTTCACAACCTACATCTATTCCAATTGCTTTATTAACCTTTGGAAGAACTTTAGGAGTTATATTATCACAAACAAAACTAATATACCATTTTCCAGTACTAGTTCTGCGGATAGTAACTGTTTTGATTTTGGCCTCTTTAGGAATTTGTCTATGAAACCTAATTTTGAATATACCTATTTTAGGAATATTCAAAACAGAACCTTCCAAAGACCAACTTGCTTGTTTAAGAGTAAAGGAATCATATCTATTAGTTCCTTTAAACCTTGGAAATCCTGGATTTTCTCCTTTTTTGACTCTATTAAAAAAATTTTGATAAGCTCTATCAAGACGTTCTATAACATCTTGGAGACTTTGAGAAGGAATTTGTTTAAATTCAGGATAATATTGTTTGAGTTCCGGAAGTTGTTTTATTTGATCAAATTTAGAAATAGACTTCCTATGAAGCTTCCAAGCATTAATTCTTTGACTAAGACAAAGATTATATACTTGGCGACAAAGTTCCAAGACTTTATTAGCTTGGTCTTCTGTAGTCTTATTGATATAGGCTCTAAATTTGTATGTCTTTTTCATTTGATTTCTCCTATTGTTTCTTATTTTTTTAGATAACTTAATTATATATTAGTTTTGGTGCAAAAGCAAGTCAAAAGCACGGCAATTTATCCCTGCCCTAAAGGGGTTGACAGGGTTTTCTTTTCGTTAAGGCATTATAACCTCCTTTCAGTTTTAATAATTTAATTATAGCATATTATCATCTATTTGCCAACTCAATTTTTGGAAGTTTGATTTTGCAAAACTGCATCAATAGCTCTACTAATTACTCTAAGTCTTTGATCTAATGTTGCTCTTCTAAACAATTCAGCTATTTTTTTCTCTTCTTCAAGGTCCCATAAACCAGATTTAGAGTGTAAACTCGTGCAATATTGGTCAAGTATACGGCTATTATATATATTTCTATTCGGAGCTCCTTTATATCTATCCCAAGCAAGATTAATAACTTTCCAATTTTTTAAATACGTATCACTAATTGTTAAAGATTCATCTCCTTTATTACGCACATTCTTTACATCCCCTCCACTCATTTCTAAATATTCTAATGTCCTTCTGACGTAAACCTGTATATCATTAAAATATAGATCATAGTCAGAAGCAAGATTTACAATTACATCATATGCAGTAGTTTCAGGATACTTGTCAACTTCCAATACTACTGCCTGTAGCCAAGACATCCCGCCACGTCTTTTATAGATAGGTTGTATTGCATACCATTCAGCATCTTTCTTTAATTCTTCAAATTCAGTTTTCTTCTCATCTGTATTAGCAGGTATTTCTTTAACTTTCATATTTGATATTTTTTCTTTTATAGTATTTAAATCAATAAAGAACGAATTTCCAGTTTGGCAAGTTCCAAGTTTATAGATAAACTCACCTGGTAATAAAGTCTCAGCTCCATCCTGGTCTAAAATAACTCTTGAATCCACTGCAGTTCCTACTCTCAATGCTATTCTTGATTCAATATTTGCTTTAATATGTCCAGATATAACATCAACTGTAGGTCTTTGAGTCGCTATAATAATGTGTATACCAGCTGCTCTTGCCTTCTGTGCTAACCTAATAACACCGGCATTAATTTCATCGGCTAACTTCTTATCAGCAAAAACTATATCAGCATACTCATCTATAACAAGAAACAATCTATTTAACTTCATTTTATTAGCTTGATTATATTCATCTATATTGTTATATTTATCAGTTAAATATTCTTTATATCTAATTTCCATTATCTCTACAAGTTGATTTACTACTTCTTTTGCTTCTGTAATTTCTGTTACTGGTAAAAAATCTGAAGGCATAAACTTTTCATACATCTTTAATTCTGTCCCTTTAAAATCAATCGGTATTATATGTACTCTATTTGGATTTGCAGAGATAATGTTATAAAGAATATTATGCAGCATTCTTGATTTACCTGATCCAGTTACACCAGCAACTATCAAATGTGGATATTTAGTAAAATCGTGAATTATCGGCTCATTTGCATATACTTCACGTTCTTTACCACCATCTATCACTTTTACTTTTTCAGTTTCAGAAACAATTTCACTCATACCAATTGGAATAGAAAAATTAACCGGTTTGGCTAATTCTAACGGCCAGTAATTGGATTCCTTTATTGGGACGGTGATACTAACTAATCTCTTAGTTTTATTGATTGTAACAAGAACTTTCTGCTTTCCCATATAGAAAGCTATATCTTCAGCTTTCTTTACAAACTCAGAAGGAGAACTTTTAGGATCTACAAAGACTACTACACTGTTTAAACCTTCAATTTCTTCAGCAAAATTTCCCTTAAGTCCAGTCTTATTCATTGCTTCCTTAAGTAAATTTTTAACTTCATTGATATTGGTACGCATAATATTCACCTCCTTTTAAAGATTTTAAAAATATCAAAATCTAATAATAGTAATGCCATGAGAAGCTAAAAACGATCCGATCCAAGATGCAGCAAGAATACCTAACCCAGCTAAAACTACTTTTGATATAAAAGTAATTGGTTTTCTTTTAGCCAAAGTTATTTCCCTATCACGTAAAAGTTTATCAGTCGCTGCTAATTTTTCTAAGTCTTTATCTAATCTGTCTTTTATATACTGTCTTAATTCTGGAATTACTACTGCAAGTTCATCTCTATTTGGCAATCTATGTTTTATTTTGTCAACCCATAGTATATTCACTAAGTATGTATATCCTAAACTAAGTGTTCCTCCTTCTTCTGGCAATAAGGTCTTATCCACAGCTAATTTAGCTAAATCATAATAACCATGTACCAAAAGTCCATATATAAGCAATCCGCCTAATTGGTCTCGCCTTGAATAATGTTCTAATTCTAACGCCCTTTCAAAAGCATAAAAAGTTATAAGTAATTTTTCATCTGTACTAATATTATCGTTTGCAATAATTGGAGTATAAGCTAAACCTTTCTTTTCTAAATTTAACATATGATGTATGACCTTTTTACGATCTACGTTTTCATCTAAATCTTTAGGAATTAATGTTTTAAGATCCATTTGTATACCTCCTTTTAATTTTGTTTTTGTGTTAACTGTTTTGTTTTTTGCTGTGCTAACTGTTGCGTCCTTTGTTGCACTCGTTGTTGTACTCTTTGTTGCATTTTTTCTTCTGCTATTTCCCTTGCTGATTCCTTTAAATCAGACTGATCAAGCACCGAAGCTATAACAAAACTTGGAGCGTGTATAATGAGCCTAATTGTCATTATCATTATGAACATACCAGATGACATGAACGCCCACAAAGCACACCACAGTAAATTAGTTCCTAAATCTGGAGCAGGGGACCAAAAACCATAATCCATATTAGATCACCTCCTTAGGAGTTTTGAAAAAGCTTCATTACTAAATGTCGTATGCTCTTTTGTCATATATAATTTAGATGAAAATAGAAACGTACCCGTTCCAAAAAACGCTGCCAAGAGCAATGGTGGAACTGGCATTCCTGAAAGAGCTTCAAGGAAAAACCAAATTGGAAACGCAACTGAGAAACTAAGCAATCCTATTATAGCACTGTTTACAAATGCTCTCCAAAGACCATATATCAAAACTCTTAATCTCCTTTCTGCTATTATAGATCTTAAAGGAAGTTTTGTCAATCTTTCTTTTTCACTCATCGGAACACTCGAATCATTAAGCATAGTCACTAATTCTTGATAAGTCTTATCTAGGAAATAAGATTTAAGCATTTGCTTCTCAATTTCAAATACAAGTTTATCATAATCTATCTTTAAAATTTGTGCTACTTGTTCTAACCATTCAGTATCAGAATCAACATCCATAGCCTTAAGTTCCGGATACTTTTTAGATAACTCTGCTTTAATATATTCAAAAGCTTCTTCATCCTCTATATCCGTAATAATCTCCATACAATTGTGATCAAAGATTAATGACAAACCGTTCTTCTTATGAAGCATGATGATTCACCTCCTCTTTATTTAAAATTATAACTTGTGTTGGGTCAAATAGTGTTATATTTTTTGTATAGGATTGTTCAAAGGTAAATTTGAAATGTAGTTCTTTAACTTCTCTTTGGGTTAGAAGAGCTTCTATATCATCCTTTAATTTCTTTATTCCGATTTCTTGATTAAGTGAATATGAAGCTATCCTTTCTGCATCGTTACTATACGTAATATCCAAATCCTTAATGATTTTGTGTAACAATATTGGTTTATTAGTGATTACAACTTTAATTTCCATACGATAATCATATAGAATTTTAATTGCCTCTTTTAGATATTTTACTAATATATCAATCATATTTCTCATAGCAAATATTCTACTATATAAACTAGTTTCTGGATCAAATACTAAATCAACAGTCAGTCGCAATTGAGAAATAACATCAATATATTTGACATCAGCTTTCTTAAGTAAAGGAATTAGTGAATTGTAAAGTTTATTTTTAAGGCTTTTAATTGAGTCTAAATCAAATACATATCGCATCGGCATTATTTGGTTCATTTGTATCACTTCCTTTCTAAATTCCCTACTATATCATACAATATAATATAGTAAAAATTAATTTTATTTTTTCTTAATCCATATCGTTTTCACTTCTAAATCCTAAGAATACCGGAAATCTTGGAGCTTCTTTTATCCCTGTTGGTTGATACTTATACTTGATGATCTTATTTAAAAACTGTTCTTTATTCTGCCAAATTAGATTTCTAATGTTATCGCTTAATCCACTGCCAATTCCAAATTCTATATTAGTTTTTAAATCTCTCACGATTAAAGTTCCCAATGTTCCTGCTGGAACCATTCCAGATTTCGCTTGACTTCTTTTAGTATGTCCTAACGCATCTTTCTCTGCTTCATTTTCATTATGCATCTTTTCTTCAAAACCAATAATAATTGCTTCCGCATCTTCAAATCTTTTTAATTTTAAAAGATAACCTTCTTTAGTGGTTGATCTTCCTAATTTGTATGGTCCGTTTCCAGATCTAATCATAACTCCTTCGTAGCCTGAGGCTAAGCACTCTCTTTCATAGAGTAACAAATCCTCTACTTTATTTATTGTGACAGGTAAAACTTTAACTACAAAATCAGGTAATGATAATGCTTTTAGATCTTCCATTCTATCTTTATATGGTCGGTCTAACGAATCTTTAACATAATCAAATACATAATATTTAAACTCTGGATGACCTTCTTCACTCATTACTTTGCTGGTAGTTTCCTGGAACGAACCGCTAGTCATAAGTTCACCATCCAACCCATCAGGAAGTTGACTAACAAGAGATCTAATATATTGGTTAGGTATCTCTTTAAACTTCCTTGATAATACTTTTCCATCTAATTTAAGGCATCTAATTCCATCAAGTTTTGGAGTGCAATAAACTGGATATTGTAATTTGTTTACATCCTCAACCTTTCCTGCTAACATCGGTTTACTGACATACTCCATGGGCTAAAACACCGTGGGTTCTAAGGTCGGCACTCCTATTGCCGTTGCCTCTTTAGGGGTGTCAGTGCTCCCTTTGCACAAATCTCTATTATGTTTTATTTTATATGTTAATATCATTTACCTTTTTGCTCCTTATACTTTATTATACCATATATTAGATAACAAAGCAAGAAGAAAGTTGCGATTTATTTATTATGCCCAAAATTCATCCCACGCCTTAAAGGGACGGGGCTTTCTTTTTGGCAAAGCATTGTAATTTTAGTATTCATTGTACTCATTCTCTTTTACCTCCTTCGTTTACTAATAAGTAAACTAATATAAACAACCACAAAAAAGTAATTAAAAGATAGAAAAACATGATACACCTCCTATTTAGCAGATAAAAGTTCCATAGCCGTAACTTCAAATATAACATCTTCTTTTTCTGCAAAATTAATTAAAAATTCTCCAACAGTCATAAGCTTATAATCATTGGAAGTATTGCCTTTTTTATCCAGTTTTCTAACAGCAATTTTGTCATCGATTTTCCACGCAGAAATAAAGCTATAATGCGTTGGTGTAGCTAATGTAAGCACTACAGGAAGATCAGAATCGTACTTGTCATCTAATGCCTTAAGTCTATTTATGAAACCTTTAATTATATAATTTATACTTGAAATAGAAACCTTTCCAGCCGGAAAAACAATTACGATCTCTATATTGAATGGGTTTCTTTTAGAAATTTTAAATTTATCTATTCTACCTAAACCTTCTCCCTGATTCTTAAGCCAATTTATTATCTTGATAAACTCTTCTCTTTCCTCTTTTTTTATTTTTGTCATTTTTAGCACGCTCCTTTCAATTGATTATTCAGCTCCACATCGTGTTAAAAATTCTATCACATCATTATACTTTCTTCTAATAGCTACTGATAGAGCAGTTTCTCCTTCTTCATTTCTATCATTAATATGAGCTTTTGCATTAACTAACAATTTTACTATTTCAATATATCCATCACTACTAGCATATATTAACGCAGTATTTCCCCATTTATCTTTGATATTAACTTTTGCATTAGCATCAAGTAGCAACTTAACTATATTTGTATGCCCAAACTTACTAGCTTTAATCAAAGCAGTTTCACCTATGCCATCAATAAGATCAATATCTGCTCCAGCATCTATTAACAATTTTGCTATAGTATAGTTTCCCACTATGCAAGCTTCCATTAAAGCAGTTACTCCATATATATTTCTAGCATTAAGATTATTAGGTAATGAATCAGCAGTTGTATAGCTCATACCTAATTTTTTTAAAGCCATTAGTCTAGAAAATTTGCTAGCAGTTTCATCATTTAATAGTTTCAATAAATCTTGCTGATATGGAGTCATATAGATACCTCCTTTCTAACTTTATTCTTTGGCTCCTGCTTTTTTTAAGAGTTCTACTACTGCAGTTCTACCATTTTTACTAGCTTCCATAAGAGCAGTATCTCTATTGTTATTTCTAGCATTTACATTAGCTCCCGCTTTAATTAGCAGCTCTACTATTTCAGTTTTACCACGTTTACTAGCCATCATTAAAGCAGTACCCCCATATATATCTTTAACATTAACATCCGCTCCTGCTTTAATTAATATCTTTACTGTATCAGTATGACCACGATCACTAGCTTCTAGAAGAGCAGTATCTCCATAGTTGTTTTTAGCATTTATATCAGCTCCAGCTTTCAATAATAATTTTACCACTTCAGTTCTGCCTTTTGCACTAGCACGCATTAAAGCAGTTCTTCCATTCATATCTTTAGCATTAACGTCTGCTCCTGCATCTATTAACTTTTTAACTACTTCATATTCCCCAGCATCACTAACAGGCATCAAAGCAGTCCATCCATCTATAGTTTGGGCATTAACATCTGCTCCCGCATCTATAAAAACTTTTGCTACATCAGTTTGTAGCCAACCACAAGCATATAGTAAAGCAGTTTCTCCTCTATAGTCTTGATAATTAATGTCACTTAATATATTAAATCCAGATTTATATTCTGGATATACTTTTGTTATTGCAAATAATCTAGTATAGATACCAGCAGTTTCGTCTTTTATTAACTTTCTCAATTCATCCATTTGCATATTATAAAACACCTCCTTTCTATTTATTCTTTGGCTCCTGCTTTCTTTAATAATTCTACTATTTCAGTATTCCCAACTCCACTAGCTTCTATTAAAGCAGTATTTCCATATTTATCTTTAGCATTAACCTTTGCTCCTACTTCTATTAATAACTTCACTATTTCAGTATTTCCATGAAGACTAGCCCACATTAAAGCTGTCCTTCCATCTTTATCTTTAGCATTAATATTCGCTCCAGCTTCTATTAATAACTTCACTATTTCAGTATGTCCATGAAGACTAGCCCTCATTAAAGCAGTCCATCCCGCTTCATCTTTAACATCTATATCAGCTCCTGCTTTAATTAATAACTCTACTATTTCAGTATTTCCGTGAAGACTGGCCAGCATTAAAGCAGTATCTCCATATTCACTTTCCTTAGCATTTACATCAGCTCCTGCTTTAATTAATATTCTAACTGTTTTCACATCGTCCAATACACTAGCCTTAAATAATTCATTACTTTCCTGTCTAACATCTTTCTTAAATGACTTAGCAGTTTTACTCATAGTTTATTACCTCCTTTTTTATTTTACAAAATTTAATTTATTCTTTGGCTCCTGCTTTCTTTAATAATTTTGCTATTTCAGTATACCCTTTTTCTTTAGCAAGCATTAAAGCAGTATCATTTACATCCGCTCCAGCATCTACTAACAACTTCACTATTTTAGTTCTACCACGCATACTAGCCCATACTAAAGCAGTATTTTCGTATTTATTTTTAGCTTCAATATCCGCTCCTGCTTTTAATAATAATTTTACTACTTTAGTATATCCTTTGTCAATTGCCAGCATCAAAGCAGTTTCATCTAAAGTATATTCCTTAGCATTAATATCCGCTCCAGCATCTATTAAAAGTTTAACTATCTTATGGTAACCATATTTACTTGCTTTCATTAAAGCAGTATCTCCCCATTTATTTTTAGTATTTACTTTAGCTCCTGCTTCCAACAACATTTTAACTACTTCGGTTCTACCTTTTTCGCTAGCCCACACTAATGCTGTTTCCCCATATAATTGTTCTCTTACGTTTACATCAGCTCCTGCTTCCAACAACACTTTTACTACTTCGGTTCTACCTCTTTCACTTGCCCACAGTAATGCTGTTTCACTAAAACTATTTTTAGCATTAACATCTGCTCCAGCTTTAATTAATAATTTAACAAGATCAACATATCCCCACAAACTAGCATACATCAATGCTGTTCCACCAACTTTATCTTTAGCATTAACATTAGCCCCCGCTTTAATTAAAGTTTTAGCAACATTAATACTTCCATTTTTACTAGCCTCTATTAAAGCAGTGACACTATTAACATCCTTAGTATTAACATCAATCTTATCCTGCTTAATTAATATCCTAACTGTTTCCACATCGTTCAATACACTAGCCTTAAATAAAGCTTCCTGTTTAACTTTCTCGTCTAACATCTTTAATAACCCAGTAGTTTTACTCATAGTTCTTTACCTCCTTTTTATTTTAGTGAGATTTTACAAAATTTAATTTATTTTGTCAAGAGTTATTAGTATTATTCTATTATTTTTTGGCTCCAGCATTTTTCAATAATTCTGCTATTCCAGTATCTCTAGAAAAGAAATTAGCAAGTACTAAAGCAGTATCTCCATTATTATTTTTAGCATTAATATCTGCTCCTGCATCTAATAATAATTTTACTATTTTAGGATATCCGTTTGCACTAGCTATCATTAAAGAAGTATATCCATATCTATCTTTAGCTTCAATATTAGCTCCTGCTTTAATTAACATCTCCACTACTTCAGTATTCCCATTAATACTAGCCAGCATCAAAGCAGTTTCTCCTAAAGTATATTCCTTAGCATTTACATCTGCCCCTGCTTTAATTAACAACTCTACTATTCTAGTATGTCCAAATACACTAGCCAGCATCAAAGCATTCCAACCTGCTTCATCTTTAGCATTTACATCAACCCTTGCTTTAATTAGCAATTCTACTATTTTAGTATTTCCATATCTACTAGCCAATATTAAAGCAGTTCTTCCGTATACTATACTCAATACAAGTAATACTACCACACCTAACAAAACTAATAGCTTCTCAATCATAGTTTATTACCTCCTTTTTTATTTTATATTTATTCTTTGGCTCCTGCTTCTTTTAACAATTCTACTGTTTCAATATTACTAGTCACCATTAAAGCAGTATATCCATTATTATTTTTAGCATTAACATCTGCTCCTGCTTCTATTAACAGTTTTACTGTATCAGGATGTCCATTTCTACTAGCAAGCATTAAAGCCGTATCTCCATTTTTATTTTTAGTATTAACATCTGCTCCAGCTTCTAATAATAACTTTACTATTTCAGTATAGCCTTTGTCACTAGCAAGTATTAACGCTGTTTCTCCAAGTTCATTTTTAGCATCAATATCGGCTCCTGATTCTATTAGTAACTTTACCGTTAACAATTTTACTGTTTCAACAATATAATCTCCTTCTTTACTTTCTTTACTTTCTTCATTATCTTTAATAGCAAGCATCAACGCCGTATTACCACTCCATTTATCTTTAGCATCAATATCGGCTCCTGATTCTAATAATAACTTTACTACTTCAGCATATCCATAATAACTAGCCCACATCAACGCCGTATTACCCAGTTTATCTTCAGCATCAACCTCAGCTCCTGCTTCCAATAATAACTTTACTATTTCAGTATTACCGTTTTCACTAGCCCACATTAACGCCGTTTCTCCTTCCTTATTTTTAGTATTTACTTTAGCTCCTGCTTCCAATAATACTTTAACTACTTCGGTTCTACCATTATAACTAGCCCACATCAATGCAGTATTTTTATCTTCATTTTCAGCATTTACATCTACTCCTGATTCTAATAATAACTTTACTACTCCAGTATGTCCATATTTACTAGCCAGTATCAACGCCACGCCACGTTTATTTTTAGTATTAGCCCCTGCTTTTTTTAATACTTCTAATAGCTTCTTAATCATAGTTTATCACCTCCTTTTTTATTTTATATTTATTCTTTGGCTCCTGCATCTTTCAAGAGGTCTACTATTTTAGTATAGCATCTTTCATCACCACCTTTTTCTTTAGCATAGTTTAAAGCTGTCTTTCCATCTTTATCTTTAGCATTAACCTCAGCTCCAGCCATCAATAACATCTCAACCATTTCAGTAAACCCATTTGCACTAGCATACATTAAAGCAGTTTTTCCGTCCTTATCTTTATCATTAACATTAGCCCCATCTACCAATAAAATCTCCACTGTTTCAGTCTTTCCATACACGCTTGCCCATATTAAAGCAGTATCTCCATAGTTATCTTTAGCATTAATATCTGCTCCCGCTGTAATTAATGATTCTACTACTTCATTATGTCCATTTTTACTCGCCCATATCAAAGCAGTATATCCATACTTATTTTGGGCATTAACATCTGCTCCAGCTTCAATTAATATCTTTACTATCCCACTATATCCATCTCTACTTGCCAACATTAAAGCCGTATTTCCATATAGCTTGTCCTTAGTATTAACATCTGCTCCAGTCATTAACAATTCTGCTACTTTTGTTGTATCATTTTTTTCAATCGCTCTTATAAGGAGCAATCCCTTTGATGCTACTTTTGTTTTTGTAGCAGTTTGAACAGTTTGGACAGTGGGATCACCCAATCCATCCAATCCATCCAATCCATCCAATCCATCTGACTCATAACCTAATACCATACTTTGCAACCCAATTACCACTCCTAATAAAATTAATAACTTCTTAATCATGGTTTATTACCTCCTTTTTTATTTTAGTAAGATTTTACAAAATTTAATTTATTTTGTCAAGAGTTATTTTAGTATTATTTTTAGCTCCAGCTTTCTTTAAGAGTTCTACTATTTTGGTATACTTATTGTTACTAGCCAATGTAAGAGCAGTATCTTTATTGTTATTTCTAGCATTTACATCAGCCCCCGCTTTAATTAGCAACTCTACTATTTCAATAATTCCATCTCTACTTGCCAACATTAAAGCCGTATTCCCGTCTTTATCTCTAGCATTAATATCAGCCATTGCTTCTTTTAAGAGTTCTGCTATCTCAGTATAGCCTTTTTCTTGAGCAATCATTAAAGCAGTCCACCCAGCTTTATCTTTAGCATTAACCTTAGCCCCAGCTTTAATTAACAACTCTACTATTTCAATATAGCCTTTTTCTTTGGCCATCGTAAAAGCAGTATCACCCCATTTATCCTTAGCATTAACATCCGCTCCCGCATTTATTAATAACTTTACTATTTCAGGATGATTATTTAAAATTGCCAACATTAAAGCCGTACCTCCATTTTTATTTTCAGCATTAATATCCGCTCCTGCTTCTAATAACAACTCTACTATTTCAGTATTTCCAAATACACTAGCCCATATTAGAGCAGTATTTCCATATAGTTTTTCCCTAGCATTAATATTTGCTCCGTTCTCTAATTCTTTTTGTATTTCATCCATATAACCCTCTTTAGCTGCTCTTATAAGACGCAAATCCTTTAATGCCATTTTCGTTTCCTTAGTAGTTTTGGCAGTCGGAGTCTTTGGAGAAGCACTTGATTTATAACCTAATACCATACTTTGCAACCCTATTACTACTACACCTAACCAAACTAATAACTTCTTAATCATAGTTCCTGACCTCCTTCTTTAATAGTTTAATTTTTTTGAAATACTTTTTTCTATTTAACAGATTTTTAAAATCGGTTTGTATAGTATCATATAGCACCTCCTTTTTTATTTTAGTAAGATACGTTTACGAACCTCTTTAGCTCCTGCATCTTTCAATGATTCTGCTATTTCAGTATACCCTCTTCCGTTAGCTAGCCTCAAAGCAGTATATCCATTTTTATTTTTAGCATTAATATCCGCTCCAGCATCTATTAACAACTCCACTATTTCAGTATTTCCAGCTTCACTAGCCTCTATTAAAGCAGTATCTCCATCTGTATTTTTAGCATTAATATCAGCTCCTGCCTCTATTAATAGTTTAACTATCTTATAGTAACCATATCTACTAGCATACATTAAAGCAGTATCTCCATCTTTATCTTTAGCATTAACATCAGCTCCTGCCTCTATTAATAGTTTAACTACTTCAGTATGTCTGTTTACACTAGCATACATTAAAGCAGTATCTCCATCTTTATCTTTAGCATTAACATCAGCTCCTGCCTCTATTAATAATTTTACTATTTCAGTATAGCTGTGCTTACTAGCATACATTAAAGCAGTATTTCCACTTTCATCTTTAGCATTAACCTTAGCCCCCACTTTTATTAATAATTCTACTGTATCAATATGACCGTGATCACTAGCTTCTAGAAGAGCAGTATCTTTAGTGTTAATATCAGCTCCTGCTTTTAATAATAACTCTACTATTTCAGTTTTACCATTTCTACTAGCCCATATTAAAGCAGTATCTCCCCATTTATCTGTAGCATTAATATCAGCTCCTGCTTCTATTAATAATTTTACTACTTTAGGATGCCCATTAATACTAGCCATCATTAAAGCAGTATATCCATCTATATTGTCCTTAGCATTTACATTAGCTCTTGCTTCTATTAACATCTTTACTATATCAGTATGTCCATTGTCACTAGCCCATATTAAAGCAGTATATCCATACATATCTTTAGTATTAACATTAGCTCCTATATTAATTAACGTCTTCACTACTTTAGTTCTACCGTATTTACTAGCAAATCTAATAGCAGGTCCTCCATAAATTATATACCACCCCATTACTACTACTCCTAACCAAACTAATAACTTCTTAATCATAGTTCTTTACCTCCTTCTTTAATAGTTTAATTTTAAAACCATTTTTCCAAAAATCTTTCCCTACCAAATTTCTTCCAGTTCCATAACTAAACACCATCCTAACCTTTATTATACTACCCATACTAATCGTAGTATAATAAAACACCTACCATCATCCTATCTAAACTAACCTAACCAAACCGTTCTATTCTACTACACTCTACTACTTCTTAATACTTACTAATCTAAAACTGCTTTATTTTATTACATTTTCCAATAGAACCTCCTTTCTATAGTATCTTTTATCACTCCCCGGTTCCCCTTATTCCCCCTATTCTATTGCTTATTCCCCATATTCTATTGCTTATTCCCCCTATTCTATTGCTTCTGGTATAGCCCCCAAAAATTCTACCTTCATCCACCCCGCCCCCGCTTCTACCGAACCTAATTCCTTAATTCCAGGGCTACTTAACTACCTAACTACTTAACTACCAAAACTACCAAAACTACCTAACTACCTAACTACCAGGGCTACCAGGGGCTACTAAAACCTACTTAATTCCCCCCTAGTTACCCCTCCAGATACCCCCCTAGTTGCTACTAAGGTAGAACGGAGAGCAAGGAAGCAGGCAAAGAACTTTTCTTAATGGGAAATAGTTGAAGGCTTCCTTGCTCCTGCAAACTATTTATAGGATTTTTAGAACCCTCTACTTTTATTATTTGGCTCCAGCTTCTTTCAAGAGTTCTACTATTTTAGTATATCCGTTTTTACTAGCCAGCGCCAAAGCAGTATATCCATCATTATTTTTAGTATTTACATCAGCTCCTGCTTCTAATAATAGCTTTACTATTTCAGTATATCCGTATTTACTAGCCCCCACCAAAGCAGTATTTCCATATCTATTCTTAATATTTACATTAGCTCCTGCTTCTTTCAAGAGTTCTACTATTTTAGGATATCCGCTTGCACTAGCTATCATTAAAGCAGTATTTCCATATCTATTCTTAATATTTACATTAGCTCCTGCTTCTAATAATAGCTTTACTATTTCAGTATAGCCGTAAAGACTAGCTATCATTAAAGCAGTAGTTCCATATAACTTTTCTTGAGCATTAATATTAGCTCCGGCCATTAACCACATTTTTACTCCTAATATATCATTCTTTTCAGCTGCTTCTATAAGGAACAATTCCTTATTTTTAATGTTATGAAGTTGTGCAATATGTTTTACCGCCAGTACCATGTTCGTTTCTGGAAGCGGATTCTCTCCCCCATAAAAACCTAATACTATACTTTGCAATCCAATTACTACTCCTAACAAAACTAATAGTTTTTTAAACATAATTTGTTACCTCCTTTTTAAAATATAGGGGTGGGTAGTTTTATATTACCTCCCCTGATTTACTCAAAACTAACGAGAGGCGTTAAAAGGAACCCTCCATTTTCAAGTCGGCCTTTTCTTTTGAAGCCTATGAGGGCTTTTCTTGGCACGTTTGGTAGGTTTGG